CAGATTTTTGCAAACAATGTTCAATCGATAACTTTGGTGACGACTATGGAGACCACAAGGGTCATTCAACACCAGAAGATACCAAAAACGGATTATACGCAAATGTAATCTGTGAGGGGTGTGGATTCGTCCAAGTAGACCACGAAGGTAATTGTATAACTGAGGACTGTTTAGAACATCACGGAAAGAAGGAGACCGAACCATGTCAGTAGAAGAAGATTCCCGACAAAAGCAGTTAAAGAAGTACGCCAAGATTCTGCCAGAGGAATGGCGTCAGAGCCAGCTAGCAGCAAAGACAGAGGTTATCTATAAAGAGATTACCAGTGTCGCGATTGCCACCGTTATGCTTGATATGGCCCAGAAGATGGACCCCGATTTAGCCAAGCTAAAGGAACAAGTCAAGGAAGCCAACAAGGGCTATACCGAGGGCAAGAAGGTAAACACTACTAAGATTGAGTTTTTGGTAGACAACCTAAAATCAAGAGGTGAGGATGTGCCCGATGCCGAGGTCTTTCTAAGCGCAGCGGCCAAGCGACTTCTAGAAGAAGAGAAGCAATCTTAAGTCCTCATGAAGGTCTTAGCGCTAGACGTTTCTACTAAAACCGGGTGGGCTGTGTTTGAAGAAGGAAAGCTAGTCAGACACGGCCTAATTCAGAATCCACAAAAAATCCAGGAGTATGGTACCTATCCTTGGAATTATTTGTATGCCACAGAAGCTATGACGCAACGTCTTTTGGAACTAGCAGATAACGAAAAACCAGACGTGATTGTGGTTGAAGAGACCAATGGGTCAAGGGCAAGATACACCCAAAAGGTCCTTGAGTTTTTACATTGTAATTTGCTAATTCGTCTATCCACATATTTTAACGGCAAGGTCTTTTATGTCAATAGCTCAGAGTGGTGTAAAACTATTGGCATGGCCATGTCCAAGGAAGACAAGAAGGCAAATCATAAACTCAATGTGGAAAAGTCTTTGGCTGCTAGTGCTGGCAGAAAAATGGACAAGGCAAAGCTCGGAATTAAGGGCAAGATCACCAAGAAACATTTGTCGGTAAGGTGGGTAAATGAGAATTACAATTTAGACTTCAAGATCAAGGACAATGACATTGCTGACGCTATCTGTCTAGGGTCGGCATATATCAAAGGCTGTTCTGTTTGTGACGGTAAGTAATGCTCTCCCTCCTAGGTCTTATTGGCGGAGCACTGTTTGCTTTCGCCGCCTTACCAGCTGTAATTAGAACTATCAAAGCTGGCAAATCTTTAGGCACTCCGGTCGATATCTCCCTTGTCATTTGCCTTGGTACTATGGTACAATATTTGTTCTTGCTGTTGTCCTATGGGTTCAGCACGGTTTTGTTTTGCAATTATCTAGTTGGTTTTATGTGTTGGGTCATTTTACTGTATTATGGAGTCTTTAAGAAAAATGTCACAAATTAGTAATCTAGCTAACGTAGTAATTTCCAGGACTTATGCTAGACCTTTCGGAAATAGAATTGAAACCTACCCCGAAATTGTAGAACGAGTAATTACAGGTAATGTAAGGGGGCATAACGTAACAGACAAGGAAATTGAACGTCTGCGATATTTTATGCTGGAGCGCAAGGCATCTCCTGCGGGAAGGGGCCTTTGGATTTCTGGGACCAAGAATCAGAGTAAGTTAGGTGGGGCAGCGCTCACTAATTGCTGGGGATTCTTAGGAGACGACTGGAACAATTTAGTAATTGCAGCAGACCTTCTTATGCTAGGTGGAGGAGTTGGGTTTAGTGTTGAGTCCAAATACGTAGACCAACTTCCTAAGATTAAGAAGGATGTTGTTATCACCCATCGTTTAACTAAGGATACGGATTTTATTGTTCCTGACACAAGAGAAGGATGGTGTCGGTTACTGTACAAGGTTTTAGAAGCTTGGTTTGTCACTGGCAAGGGATTTAGTTATAGTACGATCTGTGTAAGAGGACCTGGGGAGATTATTGCTGGGTTTGGTGGCATTAGTTCAGGTCCTAGGCCTTTGGTTCGTATGGTAGAAAACCTATGTGGAGTATTTACGGCTAGACAAGGTAAGAAGCTACGACCAATTGACATGGCGGACCTTATCTGTTGTGTTGCACAGATGGTAGTGTCAGGAAATGTGCGTAGAAGTGCGATACTAATTCAAGGCGATGCATGGGACCGCGAATTTCTCAAGGCTAAGCGTTGGGACCTTGGGTCAATACCAACCTATCGAAGCATGGCTAACTTTTCAATCGTTGCCTCAGATGTAGAGCACGACCTGAGACCTCTGTTCTGGGAGACTTATAAGCAAGGTGAAGCATTTGGTATTATCAATCTTCCAAACATTCGCAAGTACGGTCGTATGGGAGAAGAAAAGAAAGACTATGCAGCAGTAGTAAATCCATGTCAGCCCGGATGGGCAACTGTTCTAACACCAAATGGCATTTCTACAATAGAAAAAATTAATGTTGGAGATCTTATATGGTCCGGAACACGCTGGACTAGCGTAATTAAGAAAACAAATACCGGGACAAAACAGGTAAACGCCTACAAAACAAAAGCTGGAACTTTTTACGGCACAGAAAACCATAGAGTTGTATCGAATGGTGTAAAGGTAGAGGCCAAGAAAGCAAAAAATATTGACATATGTCTTCCCCCATATCTGGGGGTACCGATTCCGTTAGAACCTCAGGATGTCATGGACGGAATGGTGTTTGGAGACGGAACGACGCACAAGGCATCGGGCGATTTAACGCTACTTTGTATTGGCGAAAAAGACGAATGCATTGTAAAGAATAGTGAAGTTTCTCACCTGTTTAAAGTCTATAGACCCGGCGTCGGTCCCTTTTCTTGGGAGATCAAAACTACAATACAAGGCCCCCTTCCTAAAACCTATGACAGGAAAGTTCCCGACCGGTTTAGGTATGGCAACGAAAAGAAGGTACGAGGATTTCTTCGCGGTTTGTATTCAGCTAATGGTTCTACTCCAGGAGGTAGAGTAGTTTTAAAGGCTACTTCATTCTTTGTTATTGAGGCTGTTCAGGAAATGCTATCTTCGTTAGGAATAGCTTCGTATTACACTACCAATAGGTCGAAAGAGATAGAGTTCAACAACGGCAAGTATACTTGTAGGCAGAGTTACGACCTAAACATCGCTTATGGGGCTGGCAAAAGAAAATTTGAACAACTAATCGGATTCGTACACTCTTATAAAGCAGAAAAGCTACAGACCATAGTTGTTAAAATTCATAAAGAAAAAACACCCAAAAAGACCTTTGACATTGTAGAGGTCATACCAATCAAAGAGGAACCAGTCTTTGACATTACAGTTGAATCAGAGGATCATACCTATTGGACTGGCGGTCTACATGTAAGCAATTGCGGGGAAGCCACCTTAGAAAATGCTGAATCTTGCAATCTACAGGATATTAACCTCACTTTCATTACAGACAAGAATGAGTTTGCAGAAGCTGCTAGGCTGATGCATCGTTGGGGCAAGCGGGTATCGATGGAAAAGTACCACTGGCCCCAAGTACAGGAAGTGGTTAATAGAAACCATCGTATTGGGACAGGAATCACAGGGTGCCTACAAAGGCTAGATTTGTTTAATCCAGACATTCTCGATTACGTATACGCAAAAATTCAAGAAGAGAATATCACTTACTCCAAAGAGCTAAATATAGACCCTAGTGTCAGAACAACCGTAATCAAGCCTTCAGGTAGCTTGAGCAAGGCCTTTGATAGTCCGTGTGAAGGAATTCATCCAGCGTACAGCAAATATTTCATTCAACGCATAAGAATCGCTGGTAACGACCCGTTAGTGCCTAAACTACAAAAAGCCGGGCACCATATCGAACCTCAAAAGCGTCTAGATGGTAGCCTAGATCCCGACACTATGGTCGTCGATTTCTATGTAAAGACTCCTGAGGGTGTTCCATGCGCTGATTCAGGATTCGATACTTGGAAACAACTAGACGCAGTAAAGATGGCTCAAAAACACTGGGCAGACCAAAGTATTTCTGTAACGGCCTACTATAAAGATGGAGATATCCCAGCTATTAAAGAATGGCTTACAAACAACCTGTCCGAAATCAAGACCGTCAGCTTCCTAAGACATACGGGCCATGGGTTTGTACAGGCTCCAAAGGAAGCAATTACAGAAGAACAATATGAAAAGCTGTCTGCTAAAGTAAAGCCTATTGATTTTGATAATATAGAAGAAGCTGGAACAATTGAAGGAACCGAATGTGAGTCAGGAAGTTGCCCTGTTCGTTAAGGAGAAAACAAAATGGTAAAGAAATCAATTATAACATTCACTGACAGTTGGCCCTGGGCATTAATTGTAGCTATCATTGGTGGAGCGGCTGTTAAGGCTATTACATACGCAAGCGTCCATGGCTATGACCAGCAGGGGTTCTTAGTCTTTGGAATTGTGGCCGCCGTGTTCCTTGCTTTAATTGCTACTAGATATGTTTGGAGGGCAATGTTCATTGAGACCTGGAATAACGCTTTTCAGACTAGGCTAGGAACGGCTGTGTTGCCTAATGATGTGGTAGATGTTCCGTTTAGAGACATTGACCAAGTTTGTGACGATGCGGCATTCTTTTGGAAGGATTGGGCAATCAAGAACCTAAACCTAACTGCCAATTCTGCTCAGGCTCTCATTGCTAGTGCTTTTAGCGGGGCTACCATTATTTGTTCGTCTAAGGTGATTGTATACGGCAACCAGTCGTTTAGTGGCAAGGCATTGGGCATTCAAGAAGGGCAAAACATCTACGTAGTTTACGATAAGAAAATCGTAGCAGACAAAACTACCTTCCTTGGATTAGTAAAGCACGAAGTCAGTCATTTGTGTCTGACCGCTTTAGGAGTGGCACCTGGGTTTATGGGCAACTCTCAACATGAAATCTTTGCTAAAACGGGATATTGTTGATTTTCTGTTGACATTTTCTAACAACGGAGTATAATTATAAAAATGGGCCTACTTGATACTGACGCGCCGCTTACTGAAGATAAAGCCGCCGAACAAATAATGCAGGAATACGGTTTTGAAACTGCTCCTGTACAAGAACCGGAATCTTTACTTCCAGACGATGGTACTTATCCAGAGCCAGGCCCAGAACCCGATTCGGCTATCGAAGATTTAGAGACACGTCCAGTAGAAGAAGCAACAGAATTAGATAACGAATTCGCCGAAGCAGAACGCAGGCTGTCAAAGGCCATTCTTTACCGGGAATTGATTAAGGGGCATTTCTTCAACGGTGACAGCGAATTAGTATTAGAAGTTGAAGCAGAGCTAAAAGATTTTGTCAAGAAGCAATATCTAATCCTTTCTGGGGCTGGGCCTGCTCCAGTTGTAACGTCAGAAGTCGAAAAAGACTTTTCTCCAGATGAAATTACGGCCCTTAGAGAACTAGCCAACAGAATCCTAAAGACACCCAAGCTTCTAGACGCTCCCAAAGCGCCCCAGTTGCAACCTAAGCCCGTTCCAAAGCAAGTTGCCCCCGTACCCCCAGCACCGGCAAAGAAGCCTCCTGTAGCCCCGGCCAAGCGCCCACAGCTACAGACCCGAAAGGTACCCGAGGAGGTAGTTCAAGCAAAGCCAACCGTTAAGCCCGCTCCCAAGCCAGCACAAAAGACGCAACAAGTTAAAAAGCCTATCCCTACAGGTCCAGTTACCCTAACCTTACCAGCCGAAAAAAGCGTCATAGAAGAAAACGGACAACAATACAAGGTCCACTACGTAGATATGCCCAATATCGACGAATTCGGCATTATGGATGGTGGTAAGATCAGAAAAATGGCAGACAAAGCAACCTGTCTATTAAGCAATGGTATCCAGGTGTTTAAAGACGGGGCCTTGATACGAAAAGTAATCAAGAGCGCGCTAACAAGCAACACAAACATTCCGGGTAGGATACCGTTCCCTAGCAATGACCAGATGTCTACAATTACTCAGAATAATGCGTTAGAGGCAACAACGAGATACCCAACGTTACAATCAATATTGAGGATTAAGTAAAATGGAAGAAATCAAACCTGGTTCTTTGGAGTTTACTCGTATCTATAAAGACTGGGAAGCGGCGCTACAAGAATTAGCAACCAAATCTTTAGCGGGCGATAAGGAAGCTAAGCAGGAGCTAGATACTAATTCAGCTGTAGACGCACTCATAAACAAGTGTGATATGTATTTGTCAAACGATTATCCTGATAACGGCTGTGGGTTCGACTCTGACCAATGTTCTGTTCGTTTCTTAAAGGCTCAACTGCTGGATGCAAGAGATGTTAAATGCATAACCCCATTCAAAGAAGTAGGAGATTTGTCTACACTTGCTCCAATTGGCGATGTGGTAGAAGAAAACGGCAAACATTACGTACCCACTCTCGACGACTATGGTGCAGACAGTAAGAAATTCACAGGCGCAGAGTATGGAGTAGCAGTAGAAGATGCCCTAAAAGAACTCGAAGAAGGCAAGGTCGTAACTCTATTCAATGGAGTCCAGGTTCTCAAAGACAAATTAGGCTTGCACAAGGTAATCAAGCGGCAACTCAATAAGGCTCGCACCATGGAAGAGCTTATTGAAGTTTTGGATAAGCAAAATGGGATGAACGTAAGGTGCCAAAAATGGACCGGATTCACACATCAACATCCAGAAGTTCTAGTTGATGCATTTGCCCAAGTTCTTAATTACTTTAGCGACGTAAAGATTGAAGATACCTAAGGCCTTAAAGAGATTAAGGCTCAGTTAGAAGAAGTTTTAACAATTGTAAACAACAGGATTAACCAAAAGGAAACAAAGAATGACACGACCAAGCAAGAAACTATCTAAGCAGTTGAACAAGGGCCAGGACGGTCTAGGCAATAACAAGAAGCGTGGGCTTATCGCTGAAGATATCCAAAAGATTATCGAAGCCCATAACGCACTAGCCCGAGCTATGCAAAACGAAATCAACCAGCTTACCTCACGCCTGGACGACACTTCGATTATTCTCCAGGGCATTTCTAATGTAGTTGGAGTAGAGAAGGTCGCTGAAGCTGCTAAGGCTGTTCGTATCAAGCTTCTAGAAGACAACGCCGCTGAACAAGGCGCTAATGTAGCTAAGGCTTATTCAGAAGGTCGTTTAATGAAGACCTTTGAAGTGAACGACAAGAGCCTCGTGGTTACGACTATGAAGAAGTCGGACGGTAGCCCAATGTATCCCACCAAGAGTTATTTGCCTTTTGGTAATTTCAAGCCAGAAGTTCAAGCAATTCTATTGGGCAAGAAGATTGGCGATGTAGAGCAACTACCCACTGAAGGCGGAACGATTGAAATCTTGGAGATTTACGAGGAATGTGAACCAGCCACCTCAGGGTACATTGCACCTGTAGAACCAATTGCTGAAGGGCAAATTCAAGAAGCCGAGTTTACAGTGGTACCAGCTGTAGACGCAAAAGGATTTCCAGTAGAAAACGTAGCTCAATAAGTAGCAGCTCGCCAGCAATCTTTAAACAGAGGAACAATGTCAAAACATACGATTTCCGAGAAGCATGTACGAGACCATTTGTTAGAGAAGGCTGGCGAGTTAAGGGGTTCCAACCGAGGAAGTATCGATAAACGAGTTGCAGTAGCTACAGCTAGAGACCTTATCGTTGTAGAAGAACTGCAAAAGTCGTTGTCTAAGGTATTTAGTAAGGGTTGGTGTGTTCCTCCAAAATACACGGGGAAGAGACTACATAGCCCAAGCAAGAGGATTCTAAACAACTTTCTAAGCGACCTTCATTTCGGCTCTCACCTAGACCCCTATGAATGCCCGATGGAATACAACACTATTCAAGAGAGTCGTCGTTTAGGAGTTGTTGCAGAACAAGTAGCAGATTACAAAACTACGTATCGCCAAGAAACCAAACTAGTAATTCATCTTCTTGGGGATATTATTCAAGGGATGCTTCACGACCCGCGAGACGGTGAACCTCTAGCTATTCAATTTGCGGCTGCCGTACACTATCTTACGCAGTATATCATGTTTGAAGCCGCTCAATACCCCAACGTTGATATCTATTGCGCAAGCGGAAACCATGGTCGCAATATGATGCGTCACCCTGATCGTGCTGTCCAGCAGAAGTTTGATAGTATCGAGACGATGATTTATTATTCTGTAAAGACGGCTGTGTTAAACTCAGGTGTTACCAATTGCAAGTTCTTCATTCCTAAGACTCCTTATTACATCACACCTCTGTTCAATAACAAGCTGTTTGGTACCCACGGTGATACCGTACTTAAACCAGGGTATCCAGGTAAGTCTATTAACGTAGCAAGTCTAGCTCAACAGATTGCTAAGTGGAATTCAGCTCGTAATATCGGAGCGCCCTTTCAAGTGTATGCTTGTGGGCACATCCATACGGCCTCGATGACTGTTCTACCTGGCAATGTCACTATGATTACCAATTCGTGTCTAGTACCCCCTGACGCTTACGCTCTTAGCATTGGAAGCCCTGACAATACTTGTGGCCAGTGGATTGCGGAATCTACTGAATCTCATGCTGTAGGCGATTCTAGACTCATTCTGGTTGATGAAGCTGATAAGAAACCCAAATATAATGATATTATCAAGCCGTTTGAGGGGCTGTGACCGCCACCGAAATAACGAGCAAAATGGGGGTAGTTCACGTAGAGCTACAAAACTTAGAAGTACGAATCCAACATACTCAAGCTGACCTAGATAAAGCTATCGTAACCGAGGTAACAACTAAAGAAGGCTTGGAAGTAGCCAAGAAGAGGCGTAAAGATTGCAAGGACAAGGATTTAGTCAATAGAGATGAATATTTGGCTACTTGCAAGGATGTCAACACCTTGGAGAATTTTTTAGAGCAGGCGAAGTCTCACAAGTCGGTTATCCAGGCGGCGCTCCTAAGCGTAAAAAAGATGCAAAAACTGTACCAAGATTCTTATGGAGCCTTGGCAAAGCAGCTGGCAAAAGCAGAAGCTAACGTTTCGGGCCTCCACGGAAGTCAATGACGCAAGATGTACAAAACATGCTAGAAACACTGCCAGACTATATTGCTGTTAAGCGTTATGGTAATAGTATAACTGCGTTAGAAAAACGCTACCCCGAAGGCGCCCCCGCTCACATCATCGCCCAAGCCCTCAATATCACCGAAGAAGAAGTAGAAATTCGTTATCAAAAAATTATCTCTGTACTTCGCGCTCAAATGGGCGTATAGTACGAAATATGAGATACCTTTCTGCTTGTGTTCATGGCTTTGCTGCTGCGTTCTTTGGAACGCATGCCGTCGGAGCTTTTTGTGACGGAGACCTTTTAACGTTTGCTTTGTGCGGGCTGCTGTGCTATTCTTTAGCCTCTCACCTCGAAGAAGCGTGGGAAGAAAGTAGGATTTAATGGATATATATTTTGGATCGTTTATGGTATGGCCATTGCTATGTGGTGCGCTAACTTAGCAGGACGTAGCTTTGCTAAAAGAGAATTGTGGCAAGCGTTCTTTTTACTCTTTCTTGCAATCGCAAACTGGGCCGTTGTAATTAGTAGACTTTAAGGGGGTAAACATGTCTGATACAAAAGAAGACCCGTATGATACCTTGGCTAGACTGTCCATTGACAGAGGTCGTAAGGTAGAAAACATCAAGAATATTAAACACGAAATTGACACATTGGTTAAGCAGCTTAAAGAAAAAGAAGCTGCCCACAACCAAGAGGTAAACGCTAAGGTTGTCATTGAGGGCGCCATGGCCAAGGTTGCAGCAGAGCTAAAGTAGGTATTTTGAAGAATTTTGTTTCTCCACACGTCCACGTAATGTCTCTAGACTCAGCCTCTACTCCAGAGGCCTTTTGTGCTAGAGAAATAGAACTAGGTACAGGAGCCATTACAGCAACCGACCACGGAAGTCTGGCCGCTATTTACAGGATCTCTGCACTTGCAAAAAAGAACAATCTAATCGCAATTCCAGGTATTGAGGCGTATTTTAGGTCAAACGATTGTCCTATTCTAACTAGATTAGGCATTCCTAAAACTGACACCGTGCCCCGTGGCATGGATAAGGATAACTGGAAGGCTGACCATCCAGATGGAACGTTTTACTCTTACAATAAATATTACCACATCACGTTAGGTTTTCAAAATTACGACGCTTATCTTAAAGGCGTCAAACTTTTATCTAAGGCTGACGATAGAGCGGAAATCCACGGCTCAGAGCGCAAGCCACTGTTTGATTGGTCGGATTTGGAAGAGCTTGCTGCAACTAAAACAACTGTTGGATCAGGGTGTTTGGTTGGAATGGTCAGCCGACACCTAATCAACACCGAGAGCCCCGCTAGCGTTAAGCTAGGCGCAGCCAAGGGCTATTTTGAAAGACTTCATCATCTGTTTGGTGACAGAATGATTGTTGAGGTGTTTCCTCATGTGTGTGACCGAGAATTCTCTAAAGGAGTATTTATCGAGGTCGGAGAAGGTGAAGCAAAAAAGACTCTGAAGTTCTACTACGGCAAGACCCTAAAAACCGAAGATGGGGAGATTAAAGCCGAGGAGTTAGCCGACAAGTGGAATGGAAAAAAGAAGCTAACACTGTTGGCTATCAAGAACTTTCACACCTGGACTGACGTTGAGGTTCCTCTACCTATTATAGGTGTTCGTAAGCACGAAGGTTTTATACAAAATGATTGCTCTCCAGCGGCCCCAGGAGGCGACCTGCAATGGGGGGTAAACGTTTTCATGATGGGTATGGCAAAAAAATATAACCTACCCATAGTTGTCTCGGACGATTGTCACTTCGCGTCACCAAATATGAAAATCGTCCAGGATGTAAAACTTTCTCAAATGGGGGACTGGCGGTTCGCATCCTCGTATCACCGATATTCAAGTGACGAAGCCTTTGCTCACTTCAAAGAGAAACATAATATTTCAGAAAAAGAATTTGAATCTTGGGTTGACAACAGCTATGCGTTTAGAGATTCGTTCAAAGACTTCAAATTCGACAACACCCTACAACTACCCACAAAGTTCTATCCCCAAGATACCTTAGGTCACACCAAGAAACTTATCGAACAACATGGCAGAATGCCTAAAGATGACCCCAGGTATATTGCTAGGTTAAAGCAGGAGATACAGCTGTTCCACCGTAACGGAACAGTGGACCTATTGCCCTACTTCTTTACGTGCGAGGAGCAATGCCGTTTGTATGAAAACCAGGGCGTTCTTGTCGGCAGTTCCAGAGGCTGTCTAGAAGGTGACGCCTTAATTCTTACAACATGTGGGTACAGGAAAATAAGAGACATAAAAGTCGGTGATGAAGTTTACTCCCACCAGGGAAATGTTCGCAAAGTTACGAACACTTTCAAATACAACACAGACGAAGAATGCGTGAAGCTTAAGACAACCTACAAACACACTCCATTTCTTCTAACAAAAGACCACAAAGTATACGGTTTCAAAAGATCGAAAATTGCCGGATTGGAAAGGCTCAGCAAATCAACTCTGTCCAGTATCAGGGTTTGGAAAGATGAAAAATGGGTCCCGAGCTGGATAGAAGCGGATGCTCTTAAAGTCGGAGATGTTGTTTTCACTCCTAGAATTTTGGTAAAAGAAGTTTCCCCAGACCCGTTAGACTTGGCTGAGTTTGTCCACGACGGGGTGGACGTTGAAGAGTCGAAGATTATCTCACGGACTTTTATCAGCGAAATACCTGGAGGAAGACGTCTCGGTGGGAACAGGACCTTTCTAGGGAAAGTCAGAAACGGATACGTCCCGCCTCTTGTTATGAAAAATGGGAGAAAAGCCACAAGAAGCATTCTAGCTTTATCTAAAATAAACGATGAACTAAGTAAGGTTGGTCTCACGGTCGACGAATGGAGGACCCCCAAAACTGTTAACCACCCAAGGTATATTAACGTCTCTGAAGATTTTTCCTATCTTCTGGGTCGGTGGATTGGGGACGGTTGGATAAACAAAGAACAACGACTAGGGGTTGCGTTCAACACAAAAGATCGTGACGGCATAGAAAAGATAAAAGCCATTCTAGCCCCTTACTGCGTATCTAAACCTGTTGAGGTCCAACACAAGACTAAAAAACTAGTTCAGCTGATGGCAAGTTCAAGTATTCTGTGTAAACTATTCCGGAGCTTGTTTCCGTTGTACAAAAACTCTTCTGGAACAAAATACATCCCGAAAGAGTGGTTGAATTGGCCAAAAAATTTGCTAAAATCACTCCTCCTGGGCCTCATGGACTCTGATGGTCACACAAAAAAACCTAAAAAAGGAAAGGGAAGACCAAGCTACACCTTCGATACAACCAGCGTGCTTCTGAAGGATTCTTTTAGGGAAGCTCTTCTAAGGTTTGGAATCCCATCGTCTGTAAATACAAGAGAGCCTTTTTATCGTGGAAAATATCTATGTAATAGAAGTTATAAAATAGAGTTTAGATGGTCCAATGAATCAACTATAGGATATTGGTCTACTGTTTTAAGTAAGGAATATTCATCAATAAAAGAGGTGTTTGACCTCGAAGTTGAACATGACCATTCCTTTTTGACCTCTGAATACGCGGTACACAATAGCGCAGGAGGTGTGTTACTTTCTTATCTGTTAGGTATCACCTCGATTGACCCCATTCAACATGGACTTAGCCTAGACAGGTTTCTTACATTGGACAGAATTAAGTCCCACACTATGCCAGACGTGGATTTGGATTTCTCTAATAGAGATCTTCTTTGCGGCAAGGACTGTGATGTCGTAGAGGTTGAGGCGGAAGATGGCACAAAACATGTTCTCCCGGAAGATTTTCGAGTAGAAACAGAAAAAGGTGTACTTCCTATTAAAAAAGTGGTAGAAGAAAACATAGATTTCGTTCCTTGGTGGAACAACCAATGAAATTCGCAAAAATAACAAATAGTTCTAAAAATGGCACCCTTAAGCCATATTTCCCTGGCTGGCTTCAGGAAAGATTTGGAGATTGCCAGGCGCAGGTAAGTGTTTTGACTACACTTAAGCTAAAGAACAGTGTTAAGGACGTGGCCCGCTTTACTCTAGGGGTGGTCCCTCAAGATATCGAAGACCTTGTAAAGAAATTTGAAATGCCTCCTCAGGGGCTTTCGGACCTAAGGTTTATCATGGGATGGTCTGACGATGAAGGCAACCATCAGGGCAGCATCGAGAGGGACGAGGCCCTAAAGACCTACATTAGTAAATATCCAGAACAGTGGGCTATAGCCAAGTCTGCACTAGCACTTCCACGTCAAAGAGGAAGGCACGCTTCTGCATTCGTAATTGCTCCCAAACCAATCAGTGACTTTATCCCTATTACGTCCGTATCTGGAATTAAGGTAACAGCCTTTACTGGTTCAGAAATTGAAAATGTAGGCGCTCTAAAGTTTGATTTTCTTGTCGTGCTGTGTTTAAGGGACATTCAATCGTGTTTACAATTGATTGCCAGCAGAAAGAATCAATTGTCCCCCGTAGAACAAAACGTAAACGGTCGCAAGGTGCCCTCTCACCGGCTTGTTCTAGACCCTGTCTCCCATAATTTTGTTGATATCTGGGACCTTCCGACAGATCTAGATGTGTACAAAGATGTCAGTCAAGGTAAAACAGAAACCGTATTTCAGTATAACACAGCATCTGCCGTTCAGTGGCTAAGACAATTTAACCACATAAGGCCCGACGGTACTCCTGGAATCAATAGCATTGCGGCTATGGCAGCTTTTACCGCCCTGGACCGCCCTGGACCGCTTAATTATGTGGTCAGCAATCCAGACGTACCAGGGCAGAAACACAATCTGTTAGTAGAGTACGCTAGAAGGGTTAGAGGCCTTCCTGGTAGTAAAGACATTTTACCAGAATTTGACGCTCTTCTTCCTGACACCTATGGTCTAATTGTATTCCAGGAGGGGTTGCAGAAGGTTTATCAAAATCTAACCGGGTGTACAGGAGGCGAAGCGGAAGCGTTTCGCCGATTGTCAGCAAAAAAGAAGCCCGAAGAAATGGCAAAATTATACACCTTTTTCACCGAACGTGCCGCACCTAAGATTGGATTAAATAAGGCAAAAGAAGTGTGGTCTGGCTTACTCGAATTTTCTGCTTACTCTTTTTGCCAAGCACACAGTGTGGGATATGTAGTTATTTCTTATGCTTGTGCCTGGCTCAAGCATTACTATCCCTTAGAGTGGTGGTGTAGCGTATTAAAAAACGCTAAAAAAGAAGAAGTGACAGAAAAATTCTGGCCTTACGTCGAAAATATCGTAGACTTACCAGATATCAAATTGTCTAAGCCTACTTGGGCTATTGTAGGTGATAGAATTAGAGCCCCTATTGATTTGTGCTATGGTATTGGTGAAACGGCCCATGCCCAGCTCAATCAATATGCGCCTTACGAATCGGCAGACGATTTTTGCAAGAAGATTGTGGAGTATAGGAAGGCTGGGGCGGTAGAGGGTAAGTGGCGTAGAAGTGCTATTACAATTGGAACTATGCATACATTGTTTGTCGCTGGGATTTTGGACAGCTTGTTCGACCCCAATTTATCAATCGCAGAACGAATCGAGCAATACCAGACACTGCTAAAGCGTTATACGCTGGCAGAAGGGAAAAAGTATAACAAGTCAAAGGTCCAATATCCTACATTAGACGCATTGGGGCGCTTCCAGGTAAAGAAAGATGTATTGCCTGCTTATTCAGAGGATATTAGGAATTTGATGTCGGTAAACGATGGGCTTTATTTTACCGAAAACGAAACGGGAGATTTGCTTTACCACTACAAGGCCTGGAGCAGAGAAGCTAGAGAAGAGGTTGATTCAGTAGATAGGGTTGTAAGTAGAGCAGACCTTGTTGATGTGGACACGGCGTTGGAACTGCCACAGAACGGGTTCAAGTGTGCAATTGTAGGACATGTAGACAATTTGGAGACGTTCTCCTACCAAAACAAATCCAAGTCGGCCAAGAAAGTTTTCATCGACGCTTGCGGTTTCAAAAAAGAAGTGGTATCATGGCCAGGTCAAGATGGAGGATACCCAGCAGAAGTAACGAATTTGAAGGTCGGTTCAATTATAGTCGGAGTAATTACCAAAACCGACTTGAACAAAGGCTGGAGTTTCCGCAAATTACAATTAATTAGAGGCCCCGTAGAAAAGGTAAAAGATGAAGAAACAAAGTAAGCCGCTCACAAGAGACCAAAGATTAATCCGACAGCTTACCAGGGAGCTTAACTCTAGTTTACAATTACTTGAACACCAACACAAGCATCTGGTGTTTCTAGAGACCCTTTTGGGCAAGTCGGTAGCACAAGTAAAACAAGAAGCAGAAGCAACGATAGTATTGAACTAAAGGAGATTTATGAGAACAATTGCAGAAGTTAGTAAGGACATCGAGAACACAAACCAAGTCATCTCACAGGAGATTGAAGCTGTTCCTTATGGTCAAAGGCCAGCGGTACAGATACAAGTTATCCAGGCGTCGGAGAAGCTTCCCAGGCTCCTAGACGAAATGAGGGCAATTGTAATTCCTTCTAATTTGGTTGGATTGTTTGTAAGTGGAGACAAGGAGGCTATGGAAAGCACGGCCAAGTTCCTTAATGATAACGAGGGAGTGGTTTTAGACGCAGCACAGCTTTATCAATCCATTACTGATCTAGTCGAGCCCTCCTATAGTGCTGACCGTCTTTTTTGCACTACTCAATATAGCTTGATGGTCCAGAAGATTTCTCAGATTGCTACCGACCTGGGCTATATGGAGATTGAGTCTCCAAAGTTCCGTGAAGCTGTCTGTAAGGATGCAGCAGCTACACTAGCTCACATTAGAAGTATTCTTCGTGAATGTCGGGTAGGGGACCAAGCCAACATTGACCTCTTGACTAAGACCCTTGTAGATGGTATAGTACGGAATGAAATCGATTCTAAGCAAATCCCCGTAATGGTAACTGGAGTTGGGTCAATGGAAGAGCGAAACGCAATTGCAACACTTTTTAGTAGGTCTTCAGACTGTGTCCTACCTGTAGGGTTTGTACCCACGGCAGCAAAGATTGTAGCGTTGTTTAAGGCCCAAAAGCCAGTACAAGTAGAAAGCACAGATGAATAAAGTAACCGACGAGCAACCCAGAATTTACGCCTTTGTTTACGAACTAGGGAAGATGAGTTACGGAGCACGGATTGAATTTGTAAAGGACGTTAAATCGTTTTTAGAAGATTTTCTAGTAAAACTAAAGACAGAAGAGCTTATCAATAAATACCCCGAATTCAAACTGGGCGAAGAGGCCCATCAAGCAAAAGAAAAGGTCGAAGACCTAAAACCAAAGAAGAAAGTAAAAAAGGAGAAGAAGTAGAATGAGTAATGACAACGAATTGCCCGCAGGATTTGGCGACCCAAGTGGTATGTCGCAAAAGTATGAAATCTGGAAGTTCAAGAACATCAAGGACGGTGAAGTAGATGAGCATATCCTACGAGTCCTTCCTATGATGAAGTCTCTGTTGCAGCTTGATGATTTCGGGCTGTACTGGGCTCTTCACTATGGCTGGAATGGTATCAACGACAAAGACCCTTCCAAGAAGGCCTATCACCCATTCCTTTGTATTCAAGAGAAGAATTACGGGATGATTACAACGGAGTGCCCTGCTTGTACATATCGCAACTCTTTTATTGAAAAGATTAAGGCAACTGACCCTAATTCAGAAATGGGTAAGAAGCTTCAGGCCTGGAAGGATGACCACGGTCTAGATGGTAAGTTCCGTATTCCTTGCATTAATAAGCAAGGGCAGTTTGGTATCTTTGTAGCTCCTTACAATTTCGTTAAGAGCCTTAAGGAAGAGATGCGTCAATTACGAACACAAACCTACCCTGGTACTACAGAGCTTATCAAGCCTGCTGGTCGTAAGGGTGTCTGGTTCAAGTTCACTCGTACTGGCAAGGCCTCTCCTACTTCTGACAAGGCAGTGGTTAACCGCATTACTCAAGCCGACGGTTCCGAAATCAAGGATATCCATCGTATTTCAGACGAACAGCTTATGGAAGCCGCAGGACGCATTCCTGACCTTAAGGACCTACGGGAGCAGAACCGTATTACAGTTGAGCAAATCAACGCCCTGGTGGCTCTAGATAAGGCTGGCAAGGGCAGTCCAGACCCCAAGGAAGTAGACCTCATTCTAGAAGTCGAAAAGAAGAAGGCGGCTCCGGTTGACGATGTTGATTACACGGGTGGGGTAGCTACGGGAGAGTCTGCAACACCGGGCGAGTCCAAGAAGAGTGTAGTTGTAACACCTACAGAGACACCGAAAGTTGAACCCGCAAAGGTCGAGGCTCCCAAGGAAGAGCCCAAGGCCCCACCGGCTCCAGAAAACTTCGACGACCTCTGGACGTAAACTGTTCGTGCTAGCCAGGGGCGGTGCTCCTTTCGTCTCTGGCTAGCTTTTCTTTTTGGAGGTATCTTGACCGAAGAAACAAACTATCTAGTTCCTACTGGAGATGGCAAGAACAAAATTGTTATCAACATTGAGGAAATTGTACAGGCTGAATTAAGGCTTCAAGATGTTGCAATTGTAAATCAGTTTACGGCGCCAGAGATGTTATCAACGTTTAATGCGGTGTGGCTTAAACTCAACAGGTCTGTTACCCAGTTAACCTACCAAAAGAATATTGCCGACAATCACCACAAGAACGCTATTGCAGACGCCAAGCTTGCTTGTACCGAAGAGGCTCTACAAAAACTTGGCCATACCAAAGCCAGTGCCGATTTAAGAGCTGCCTTTGTACAGAAAGACCCTACAGTTCAGGCAACAAAAGACCGGTTAGACGAAATTTCCTTTATTTTGGACACGCTAAGGGGTAAAATGGAAGCCTTCTACAACGCTTACAACAGCGTTAAGAAGTTGGTAACAGGCCCAAGTCTACCTGGGCAACATTATGGGGACGCAAATAAGCCACAATCGTTTGCTCCTCCACCAACACAAAAACAAGTAGAACAAGACTCAGACCCCCTACCACCAGGATTTGGAGCAAAATGAGAACCTGGACCGAAATTGTTGGAGCTATTATTCTAGCTGGGTTACTGTTTACACTTTTACTATTACGATAGGGGATACAATTGGCCAATAAATTTGCAGCGAAATTACGGAAGCTTGAAAACGCAGTTACGGAACGATTCGATGTTTGGGCGCCAGACAATCTAATTAGGTCTTCTAGCCCTGGGGTTAACTGGTTGTGGGGAAAGAATCACGGTATTCCTTTGGGGTATACGACTTTGGCTTGGGGAGAACAAAAGGCTGGGAAGTCTGTACTGTTCTATGACTTAGTTGGCCAGATGCATCAAAAGTGGAAAGACTCAATTGCGATTAAGTTTGACACAGAATTCCGTGACGATGGCCAGCTCGACGAAGCTCATGCTGCTGCCTATGGAATTGATCTAGACCGTTATATCGTATTCCAAACCAACAAGCCTGAAAAGGTGTTCGACGTTATTAATAATGACGTCATGGATATTATTCAGCAAGGTGGCAACGTTAAGCTAATGGGCATTGATTCAATTTCAATGCTTATGGGTCGTAGGACAGCTGTTCAGAAGTCCGTCTCTAACTTCCAAATTGGCGACCACGCCATGACTTTGCAAATTGGTTTACAATCGATTCGTGAAATGTTGTTTAAGCAGCGTATCCATTTGTACCTCACTGCTCATGCCCGAGATGAAATGGACCAAGCAGAAATTATGCGTGGCAACAAGAAGAAGCCAGCTGCTGCAATGGCGGTAAAGCATCTCTGCGAATTCATTCTTAACGTGGAGCGTAACGTAACTAAGACTGGTAACGTAGACGAACTAGAAAACAAACTAGTAGACGAAACCAAGCTGGATATGTCTGAAGGTAAAGATAACGCCGAACGTACTGGCCATAAGATTCGATTCTTTATGGGTGGGAACACCCTTGGCCCTGCTAACCGGCAATCGGAAGCGACCTTTGACTACACCAAGGGGTTTGTCAATCAACACGAAGAAGTGTTCAAGCTTGGTAAGAACTGGGGCATTATCGAACGTCCTAACAAGCTAACCTACAAAATCGGTTCAGAAGAATTCACAGGCAAGCCAGCTACATTGAACGCTTTGGCTACACGCCCAGACCTACAAAAGATTGTATTAGCTGGACTAATTGAGCGAGAGAAAACGACCGGAACAGTTGTTTTGCCTGCTGACCCATTTGAAGGTGAAGACTCTCCCGAAGACGAAGTAGAGTAATGAAGCTGCTGCCAAATAAATTGGCGCAGTACATAAAGGACTTGGGATTATCATTCAAAGAAACATCCCAGTCCTTTATGTTTAACTGTCCTTTGTGTGGAGGTAAGGACAAGCTCTATATCAGAAAATCAGATGGTCGGTTTAGGTGCTTTAAGTGTGTTACTGATAAGGGGTTTAGTGGTAATGTCGAGTATGCTATTATAGAGCTTACGGACTTGCCTCTAAAGCAAGTTAAAGAGAGTTTGTATGGGTCGGAGCAAGAACGGGCCAGCTATGTAGAGCTGGTGATGAAAGACTTTTTGGAGGAAGGGGAGGAAATTGAAGATGAGGTAGTTATTAAGCCACCTGTACTTACATGGCCCTACCATTGCCTACCCATAGATGACTCAGGTTCCCAAAACGGCGCCATTTACCTCCAGAAGCGAGGAATCCCCTTAGACATAGCAAACGTCTACCAGATTAGATACTCGCCCCAGAATCGAGCTGTGGCCTTCCCAGTGTATGTTGGGGAGGACCTTCTAGGTTGGCAATACAGGACAATCGACCCCAACCGGTTTTTGATAGATGACGAGGTAAAAGAAAAACCTAAGACCTGGTCTAGCCCCAATTTGCCCAGGGACAAAGTTTTTATGTTTGCTAACAGATTGATAGGGGTAGAATCGGCGGTTTTATGCGAGGGGCCAATCGACGCAATCAAAGCCCATTACGCAGGAGGCAATATTGCCGCAATGGGTAAATCAATCAGCAGCGCCCACATAGCAACTCTCCTTAGGTCTGGCATAAAAAAAGTCTATGTAGGCCTTGACCAGGATGCCTTTACTGAGCTAGACTCGCTTCTTTACAAACTTGGCGATGACGTAGAACTTTATCGCGTTAATCTACCAGAATCAGACAAAGAGAAAGTAGACCTAGGGTCGCTTTCAATGGAAGATGCTTTAAAGGCTATCCAAAGTAGCGAAAGAATGGTTAGAGGTAAGCTTTACCTTTGGTTTAAGCCGTTGACTTTTTAACGCCTAAGGCGTAGAATGGTTTGAAGTGTCAGATTTACCAATTCACCTCTCTGAACCCCAGCAACAAGCGGCAATAGGTCACGCATTGCAGCATCCACGTGTTTGGGATATGCTGCATGAAGTCGGATTTACAGCAGCCTGGATTACTTCACCCCCAGTAGCAGAAGCATATAAGAAACTTGTTGACTTTAAGAACCATTTCAAAAGAACCCCCTATAGCCTAGAGGAGCTTTTAGAGAGTATCAAAGACGACCTTATCAAGGGGGCCACCCAGCGAGCATTAACCAAATGCATCGAGTCAAAGAAACACCACCCCTGGGACGTACTAGAGAAAAAACTTGCCGATTGGGCAAAAGCAAGAACAATATTCGTAGGAATTAAAGAATTAAACGAAAAATTCAATTCTAGTAATTACACCGAGGCTTTTGAACTATGGCAAAAGAACGCCCTCGCCCTACAAAGGATAGATGCCGTTACTGGAATGGGGGCAGATTGCTTTAGGTCTGTAGCGGATAGTATCTTAGAAGAGGAAGCTGAGCGAGACGAAGACGCCAAATGGTCTGTCCCTTATGCGGGTTGTACATTTTTGCAAGATTCATTAGGTATGATTCTGCCTACAGATGTAATTCTATTGGGAGCTACTTCGGGCGCTGGTAAAACCGAAATGGCTAAACTAATAGCAAGTGAAGTAGCCAGGGAAAAGAAGTTTCCTGTACACTATTTCGCCCTAGAAGCAGAACCAAACGAAATAGCACGACGTCTCAAGTATGGATATATAGCGCAGTGGTACAAAGACGACCACCCCGAAGGCGTTCCTCGCGGAATGATTAGCTATAAACGATGGCGACAGAACTTCTTGAAAAAGGAACTAGACCCATATCGTGATAGAGCTAACAAGCTATTCAAAGAGGAATACTCAACTCTCCATGCTTATTACCGGTCCAGGACCGATTTCGATATGGAAGATTTTGATAGGGCTGTCTATGCTCTAAAAGGAAAGTCTAGGCTAATTGTATTAGACCACATTCACTTCGTTGATTTGGATGCAAGAAACGAAGTAGCCGAGTTATCCGCTCTTATTAAACGAGTTAGACAGACGGCACAGGTCCTGAAAATCCCCGTGATATGCGTTGCTCACTTAAAGAAGTCTGGTAGGTCGCAAGGACTCGTTCCCGAGATGGAAGATTTTCACGGTGCGTCTAATTTGTTCAAAACGGCCACTACCGGTATTATGATGTCTAAAGTCGAAGGGGTTACTTCTGCGGATTCAAGGGCTGTTGGCAGTCCTACTCTTATTAAGGCGGTTAAGTCCAGGTTAGACGGCGGATTGCTTTACTATACGGGGATGACCTTTTTTCATACTTACACCAATACCTATAGCCCCTATTATTCTGTTGGTAAATTGAGCAAGAATGGGCAAAAGTGGGAGTCTTTGAAAGGCGAATTGCCTTATTGGGTTAATTTGGAACGGAATATCACAGATATCTCTAACATTGAGTAAGGAGTACTATGGCACACTGTGGAGCAACCGAATTAGAAACTGTAGCTGTGGCGATGGACGAGAATGCCAGAGAAATCTTTTTGTTTGGAGATATAGACAGTAGCACCGCTTCTCAGGTAATATTAGCCTTAAGGAAGTTAGACCGAGCCAAGAAAGCCAACATCACATTGATAATTAGTAGCGGTGGCGGGGAAGAAGCGGCTGGGTGGACAATCTATGACGCAATTTGTTTAACGCGCTCCAAGGTGATTGGCCAGGCTTACGGTCAATGTATGTCTATCGCTGCGTTAGTTTTACAAGCCTGTGATACTCGATTGCTTTCTCCAAATTGCCGTTTTATGATACACGACGGTACAGCCTCTTACACCGGCCCCCTGGACAAGATAAACGTTGCGTTAAAGGAAGAAAACTTTTTGACGAATATGTACTACGAAAAATTAGCAGAAAAAAGTGAACTAACGGTTGACAAGGTAAAGAATTTGGGCAATAATGAGACTTATATGGACGCGAACGTAGCTTGTGGCTACGGGCTAGCGGATGGAATACTTGGACAAACAAAGAAACGTAAAGGAAAGAAATAACACATGAACTATCATTACTACGACCCTATTTACTATCGATACTCGCCCCTTCGCCTTCCAGACCCACGAATGTTTATATTGGACAGCCCTTCCTTTGTAGCAGAAGAAGACCCGAATTACTATTACCTTCAAGCCGGAGAATTCACCAAGGAAGGCGACGAGGTCTTTATTGAAAATTGTTGTAGCAGTGGCCGCTGGGAAAAGTGCAAGAATGGCAACATTGACGCGATTGTGTCAAAGTTCCAGGCTGACAAGGGCTGCTATCGTAGGAAGGTTGACCATAACTTTTTGTCAAGTCTGAATAACAAAATCACAGAAGCTTACCTCAACGGACAGGTTTTTGAGCTTAAGCAAGAGGTCTCAACCCTCAAAGACCAATTAGCCAACGCAATGGCGGAAATTAATGAATTGAAGGCTAAGGCTTCGGTCAACGAAAAGCCAGTTGTTCAATATCGTATGCTGACTGTAGACGATTACATTCAGAAAAACTTAGGGGACGAGCTGTTGTGGCACGGTCAGTGGTCGCTTACAACATGGACACACGAGAAAATGGATGAAAGGTCCCTTGGTAAGTATCGACGGCCAATTAAGAGCGAATATCATTATCTCAAGGCGGGAGAAGAAATTAGAGCTGGTGACGAGTGCTTTAATGTTCCTACGGGAGAATGGCTGCCGTCTTGTAATGTAGGTGAGTGTGCTGGCTCCCCTAGAACGTTTGACCTTGGTAAAAATAAGCCTTTTGAATACCGCAGAAAGATTAGCTAATGAATATTACATCTTTGAGCAATATTGACTGGAAGGGTTTTGTTAAGGGACCGTTCTTTATTGTAATTGTCGCTGCTTTGGCTTTTCTTGGAGGTAGATATACTACACCTGAACACACAAAGATCGTAACGGTTGACAAGGTGGTTGAAGTCCACCATGAAAGCACCCAGGTGGTACAGCAGCTAGATATTGATAAACTGTTAAAACAAGTACAGGACAAGACCAAGTTTGTTGACAGAGATGTTGTAAGGTTGGTTACAATTAAACCGGATGGTACAAAAATCGAGACCGAAACCGACCACTCCCACATAGACACACAGCAACACACAGATACCACCAACGAAACCAAAACTACCCAACTTACCGACATCAAAAAGGTCCTGGACGACTACCGAGCCGAAGAACACTCCAAAACCGTTGTTATCAATAATTCTAAGAATTGGCGCGTAGGTGTCTTGGGAGGATATGGCTACAACGCCTCAGGATTGATTACAGGCGTCCCAGGATTGATTGTGGGAGCCTTTGCCGAAAGAAAGATTATCGGGCCTCTAAACGCAGGGCTGTGGGCTACATCGCAACCTGGGGCAGGCTTGCAGCTGTCTGTTTCATTCTAAGGAGCATTATGAGAGAACGATTTGTAGACCTAGATAGGACTCTTGCGCATTTTGATGTGTGGGAAGGTCCTACACATATTGGTGAGCCAATCCCAGAAATGCTCAAGAAGGTTAAGACCTGGCTAGCTAATGGAGACAAGATAACGATTTTTACGGCTCGCATTAGCCCTGATTCCAGGTATACTAAGCTGGCCGATGTAGAAGCGGCTACAAAGGCAGTTAAGAAGTGGTGCGTTAAGCATTTGGGCCAAGAGCTTGGTGTTACTTGTCAAAAAACCATGTTTGATGTGCTGTTGGACGATAGAGCCGAACACATCGATGCCAATACGGGCATGACCAGGGAAGAACGCCTAGCTAAGACAATTAGAGAATGGCGAGAAGAAAAGAAAATGAACGATACCCAAATCGTAGCAGCTATTTTATTCCACCTAGACGCTATCGTAAGGCAGCAGACAGCTTAGCCATGCCTACTAAGGAAGAAACCGAGCAAGTTTGTAGAATTATTGATGAATTTATGAAAAACGGCGGCGATTGTTCTCCAGGTAAGTTGCGTCAAGGCAGCGGGCATTATTTTAAGAAGGTAGACGGAGAACTTGTGCCTTTGACTGAAGAAGAATTAGATTTAGTTTGGGGAAAATAAAAGTTGACAGTGGGTTGGGGATAGGTTAGTATACATAAATCGAAAACAAAATAACGGTATGAACTGGCAGAGTAGAATCTGCTACGGCTTGAATGACTACGCGGAGTGATCGCCGCTAGATTCAAGCAGTTGAACCGAAGAGAGGTACATTTAAGATGAAGGTATCTTCGGCTGGGTGCAACTCCTATTCATATCACAAACGCGCAGATTCAGGTGACAATCCTGATCCATAATTGTAAATATTGGTTGCAACCATTTAACAATTAGGATAGCATAATCCAACAGTGCGGCGCGCACCAATTTCCCTCCACTAGCTCAATTGGTTAGAGCGCTGCCCTGAAAAGGCAGAGGTCGTAGTTCGATTCTACGGGGAGGGGCAAAGCGGGAACCCAGGTTCAATCCCTGGCAGCCAAACAAGATGCGTTCGCATACGGGAAGCTGTAAGACAGTCGGTTAGTCTCCTGCTCCTATTTTGGCGTCATAGCTCAGCCGGAAAGAGCAACGGTTTCCTAAACCGTAGGTCCCAAGTTCGAGTCTTGGTGGCGTCACGCTTAATGAAAAGTTAGGTAAGCACGGCAGTAGATTTGGCGGTTGATCACCTTACCAGTCTAACGCTCTACACCGTCTATAGGTGGCTTGTGCTGGTAGCGTTGCTCGTGACGAAAAATCGGGCACCAATACTGAGGTGTGGCCAAGCGGTTAAGGCTTTCAATCTATAATTGAAAAATCGTGGGTCCGAATCTTGTTGGGGTCACAAAAACTTAATTATTTCAGAGGTATAGCTTAATTGGTTAAAGCCCATGTTCTATAAACGTGAGACCCTAACAAGGTTTGTGTAGGTTCAACTCCTACTACCTCTACAAAAGGATAAATATGAGTGAATTTAATGTAAGAGTCGTAAAAATAGGCCCAGTAGAAAAGCACCCTAACGCTGATACCTTGTCTATTACCTATATTGATGGGGATAAGGAGCTAGGGTATCCTGTTATTTTTCGCACAGGAGACTTTGAAGAAGGCCAGCTTGCAACTTATGTGCCAGTTGACTCTATTGTGCCAGATTCGCCTGAATGGGCCTTTCTAAGTGGTCACCGACGCATTAAGGCCAGGAAGCTTCGTGGTGTATTTTCTATGGGGCTATTTACCAAGGCTTTGCCAGAATGGATAGAGGGCCAAAACGTCCAAAAGGTGCTCGGCATTGAAAAGTGGGAGCCAGAACTAGACCGGGCTGAATATATGAATACCGAAAACGAATCTGACCCAGGGTTCCTACCTGTCTATACTGACATTGAGGGGCTTAGGAAGCATAAGGGGGTCTTTGTTACGGGTGAGGAAGTGGTCTTAACCGAGAAGGTACACGGATCAAACTCAAGGTTCCTGTTTAAAAACAACCGGTTGTGGGTTGGATCGCACAAGAACGTTAAAAAGTTTGACGAACGTAATTTGTGGTGGAAGTTGGCGTCAGATTACTTTTTGCAAGAAAAATTAGCTACTATTCCAGACATTGCTGTTTATGGAGAGGCTTACGGCCAGGTTCAAGACTTGCGTTATGGTATTACTTCTGGCGTTAAACTTATTTGCTTTGACGCAATGTATGTAAACACACGGCGTTACTTAGACTATGACGATTTCAGGGCTCTAATATCTAAGCTAGACCTCAATACAGCTCCAGAGCTATACAGAGGCCCTTGGACGCAAAATTTACTGTCCTTGGCCGAAGGCAAGACGACATTGCCGAACGCTGACCACGTGCGAGAGGGGTTCGTTGCACGGCCCATTAAAGAGCGATGGGACCACAAGTGCGGCAGAGTTATCCTAAAGATGATTGGCGAGGGGTATCTTTTGAGAAAGAGTGCTTAATTCCCTTGTATTTTTGAAGATATTTGGAAGCGTTAATTAAAAGAATCACAGAATCATGGAACTAGAAACTCAAAAATTCTTACGAGAAACGCCAAATGGCATCGAAGAGCTAAAGTCTCGTTTTGCTATTGATTGTAAGCGCCACGGTGAATACCCGCAGCTTTGTCTTTTTAAATATAATCAAATTGACTCACCGTTCAAAGAGCCTATCGTTCAAGAGGCCCGAGGAATCATACTTGACGAATCGGACAATTGGAACGTTGTGGCAATGGGATTTAAAAAAATCCACAACCAGAGCGAATCATTAGCCGCAAACATCGACTGGCTTACTGCGGAGGTGCAAGAAAAAATTGACGGAAGCCTCATTCTGCTTTACCATTACGACAACAAGTGGCACATTGCAACATCTGGAACCCCTGACGCATCTGGTGAAGTAAACGGCTTTGGCAAGACCTTCAAGGAGCTATTCTGGGAGACTGTTAAAGCCCAAAAAGCAACGATTGAATTTTTAGGCCCAAGCTACACCTGGATTTTTGAACTAACCACACCTTTCAATAGGGTTGTAGTCGACCATAAGGATTGTAAAATTTGGCTACTAGGAGCTAGGGACAACACCACTCTACAGGAGCTAACTCCCAATATGCTGGGGCTAGGACATAAGCTCAACACCCCCTGTCCTAAGAGCTTTCCTCTCCATTCTGTTGATGATTGTATCAAAGCAGCAGAAGCCCTTAATCCTTTGGAGCACGAGGGGTACGTTGTAGTTGACGCCAATTTCAACCGTGTTAAAATCAAGTCGCCAGCCTACGTTATGTTGCACCACGCCAAGGACTCTTTGTCCAAGAAGAGAATGTGCGAAATAATTAGGAAGGGGGAAGCCTCTGAATTTGGGTTGGCCCTCAATAGCTTCCCAGAATTGAGGAAGATTTTTGACGAGATTTTCGAGCTAGACGCTAATTGTCGCTTCACGGCATTTATGGCATATCAGTCTATCAAGCATATTGAGAACCAAAAGGAATTCGCCCTGGAAGCTACCAAGTATCCGTTCGCCTCTATTCTCTTCCAGATGCGCAAGACCGGAGCGTCAGCCGCTCAATGTCTGACATCACCTAAACTGTCTCTAGGCGCATACATGAAACTAATCGGTATAACTGAATAAAGTCATAAATTAATCGAATTATGTTTTGATAAATTATCTTGCCACCACAAAGGTTGAAGATTGGTGTAGTGGTTTGCTGTTAAAAATTGTTCACGATTGGTAAGGTCAAAGGCGTCTAACGGGGTGATGTGATCGATATGCCAACCCTTGCGTCCCCAATTGCCCCAACTCATGCCTGGCTGAAATTTGGCCTCCAAATAAGCTTTCAGAAACTCCATAGAGCATCCACAATCTCTTACAGCAGAGCCAGCCTTGCGACCACTTTTAATAGCTGCGTTAACCCTACATCTTAGGTTGCTCGACAGTTTATGTTGTGGGTCTGTCAGTCTTCGGTTTTTTTCTCTTGCGTTTATCTTTGGCTTATTAGCATGGCGCCATAATCTTGATTTGGCTAGAATTCGATCTTTGTTGTTTTCACGCCACAATTTTTTACTCGCGATTATCTGGTCCGGGTGAGCTTCGTTGTACGCTATCGAAGATATGTTATTACACAATTTACAACACCAGCGTAATCCGTCTTTTGTCCTTCGGCTTTTACCAAACATATCAACAGGTTTTTCTAGTTTACATTTGGGGCACCACTTTAACAAAACTTGATATAGACCTTCTATGGGGGCAATTTCATTCATAGCTGTAAGATTGTTGTTGACTATTTGTATCTAAAATACTATAATGTGATCATGGACAGCAAGGTCAACCTAAACGTATGGCAATACCGCCTATTGAAAGATATTCAAGCAATGAGAAAAATGTTAAAGAAGTATGCCGACTAAACTTGTCGAATGGAATGAGCCCTCTAACTGCCCGAAGTGTACTTGCGGCTGGGGAATTAGAATTGATGGCAAGGGAACTATTCTTATCTTTTGCTCCAATCCTAAATGTACCTTCTCGTGGCAATCGAAGGCAAGAACTCTTTATGAAGCGGTAAGGATTTGGAATAAGATTTGCCAGGATCATGAGGGACACGACCGCCCCAATACCCCGCTTCTAGTTCAGATTTACAGTAATGACAAACCGGCAACCTATCGAATAAAAGACTTGCCAAAAGACAAGAAATAAGGTAGAGTACGTCCATGAAAAACGTAAGAATCCACGCTCTAACAAACACCAATCAAATTATCGAGATCGACAACAACGTCTATCCTGACAATGTTCCTATTGTACAACACCCAAAGTATTACGTTATGGGTCAGGCTCGGCCATTTGAAGGTAGCCTTAAATCTATCCTCGTAAGGCCTCTTACAATGACAGATTTACTTGCTGCATTGTTTTTTGTAGATGCCTTTAAGTGGCGTGGATACGACCTGCCAACACTCGTCCTTCCCTCGGTTCCAGGAGCACGACAAGACCGTTTGAACAATACAGGAGACTTCTTGTTTACAGCTAAGTCTGTAGCTAATATGATTAATGAGCGTCAGTTTAGGAAGGTTATCGTCCTGGACCCACACTCTGAGGTAATTGCAGGCCTTATCAATAATTGCGAAGTCGTCCATAGCGACATAGCTTTTCACCTTTCTGGATATTTTTACCAACCAAAGTATTGCGCGGTAGTTAGCCCAGACGCAGGAGCTGAAAAGCGTGCTGGGATGTTTGCTAAGGCTATGAAGGTTCCTCTTATCCACGCCTGGAAGTCTAGAGATGTCAAAGACGGCAAAATTACAGGATTTGGTCATGAACCATTTGCCCCTACAGACAAGGTTTTGATTGTGGATGATATTTGCGACGGTGGAGGAACCTTTCTAGGCCTCGGTGATAAGTTAGCAGAGAGCAATATTAATGCGGACCTTTTTGTAACTCACGGTATTTTCAGCCAAGGAACGAAAGCCTTGACTAAGCGGTTTGAAAACGTATATACTACTGATTCGATTGTAAATCGGCCAGAAGACATTCCAGGTGTAAAAGTTATTGAAATTTGTGAACAATTGATGAAAGGTAATTACTAATGAAGCCAGAAACTATGATTGACGGATACAAATTTGACCATAGGCGTCAATATCCTACATGTACGGAATTTGTATACAGCAACTGGACCCCCAGGATGTCCCGTATCGCTGCCCAGGACGAGGTTGTTTTCTTCGGCCTCCAGTTCTTCCTCAAGAAGTACATGATGGCAGAGTGGAACAAGTTCTTTACCTCTAACGTTGATGAAGTCTGCGACCGATATACCAAGCGTGTCAATGGCTATCTTGGCCCAAACCAAATTGGCTCAGACCACATTCGCGAACTACACAATTTAGGTTACCTGCCTCTCAAGTTTTCTGCCGTCAAGGAGGGTTCTAAGGTCCCCCTTCGCTGCCCGATGCTGACAGTTGAAAACACCCACAAAGATTTTGCCTGGTTGGTCAACTACTTTGAGACAATTATGTCTTGCGTCCTATGGATGCCTTGTACATCTGCTACTACTGCTTCTAGGATGCGCAAGCTTTTGAATGAGAAGGCCAAGCTAACTGGTAGCCCCGATGGGTTTGTCGGCTGGCAGGGACATGATTTTAGCTTCCGTGGTATGGGCTGTCCTGAAGCGGCTGCGTCGTCTGGAGCGGGGCACTTGTTGTATTTTATCGGTACAGATACGGTTCCGGCCTTGGATTTTGTTGAGGATTACTATACTCCACCTTCAGATTATTTTATTGGTGGAAGCGTTGCGGCAACCGAACACAGCGTCATGTGTGCTGGTGGCGAAATGTCCGAACAGCAGACCTTTGAACGTCTTCTTGACCTCTACCCTGCTGGCATTGTAAGCATTGTGTCAGATACTTGGGACCTTTGGGCCGTTCTCACCAAGATTCTGCCAGCCCTTAAGACTAGGATTATGGCGCGTTATGGCAAAGTGGTCATTCGGCCAGATAGCGGAGACCCTGTAAAGATTATCTGTGGCGACCCAGACGCAGCCGTTGGCAGCCCTGCCTATAAAGGCGTCGTGGAATGCCTCTGGGACGTCTTTGGAGGCACGGAAACTAATACCGGGCACCGACTACTTGACCAGCACATCGGATGCATCTACGGCGACTCTATTACGTTTGAGCGCTGTGAGGCAATTTGCAACGGTTTGGCCAAGAAAGGCTTTGCTTCTGGCAATATGGTCTTTGGTATCGGCAGCTTCACATATCAATACGTGACGCGAGACACCTTTGGTTTCGCCATGAAGGCTACCTGGGTTCAGATCGATGGCAAAGGCTACGACATTTTCAAGAAGCCAATTACAGATAACGGCATGAAGAATTCTGCTAAAGGTCGCCTAGCCGTGATTCCTAATGCAAACGGTAAGCTTGAACTAATAAGCCAGGCAACACCAGAACAAGAAGCCCTAAGCGTTTTGCAACCGGTTTGGGTAGACGGTAAGTTTGTCTACGAAGAAGGATTTGACGTAATTAGAGCTAGGGCATTAGCGGGGCTGTAACCGTTTCGATACAAACGTCATTTGGGTCCATACAAGTAGTTACGGGTTCTGGAGTGGTGTTGTCTGCTACTCCAGAATCGTATGCGTTTAAGCTAATCCGACATTCCCAGTGCCATGACTCAACGCGGTATGGAGTGAAATTGTATTTATAAGCGTTTTCAACAAGCCATTTAAACAGAGGGGTTGATTTTTGCTTCTCAATTGTTGCTGAAACTGGTTCAAGTCCGCCACAACCTAGATCCATTGCTAGGCCCGTTTCATGTGGTGAGTCAAAAGCCAAATATAATCTACCTTTAGCTACGCTTCCATATTTTTGAATCAGAACCTGTTCATACTGTTCTCTAGACGCCCAACGATGAGGGCGCCAACCTGAGGCTACCAGTAGAGGAAAGCCCAGGTCTCTCTGTACGGCTTCAGACATGGGAACCAATAGTTTAGCGGCAACTACATGTAGGCGTTGTTGGGGGTGTCCAGGAGCTGTAGGAACGTTTACTAACAGGTCAGAGCTAGTAGCCAGTGACCCGAATTCTTTTGTTGTAACTCGATTTTCTTGATACATATCCCTAAGATTACTACTTGCGTTTTATATCCAAGTAGGGTAATATAAAGGCAGATTTAAGGAGCACCGATGCAAGACGACCTAACGTTCGACGAAAAAGAAAAGCTAGAAAAACTTAATGGTAACAAGCCAGAGAACCTAAGTGACCTGTTAGACGAGTTTGAGTTGTCTAACGGGGACGATCCTAGTTATAGACCAAGGAAGAAAGCGAAGAAGTAGGATGGACGAGTTTTATTGGATACGAGTGCTTATCATTTACGCTGTAGGTTTAGCAATCGGTCTAAAGATAGGGTTGACTTCTTATTTTAAAGACGGTCTTGACTGGAAGCAACACAATGCAGCGGTAGTTTTACTATCGTTTGTGTGGCCAATCGTCTTCGTTCTTATGATGTATTCTGCCTATGTGGATAATCTTTATGAAAGCCGCAAAAATAATTAGGCATAGCTGGGAAGAGTTGACCGGCCTAGAAGAGCTTGACTCCAACGAGATGGAAGAGCTTAGGCTGATGTTTAACTCTATGTTTGCTGATTCTCCTTACATGAACAGGTGGCATCTACAAGCCTTCTTTGAAAAGCATGCCACGTATATTTTGTCAAAGCCTACCTCGGATATGTGCGTGGTGTTGTTTAGATTGCTAACCCCATTCGCACCTTCATACCTGGCCACTGTTGTTTTAATTGGAGACATCTTCATGCCATCTTTAGGGACTACTTTCACTGCTGCTCAATTTAGTACTTTGGTCTATGAATCGTTTGCAATTAATAAACGCCCTGTTCCAATTGTAACTGGCTTTAGACCTGTGGTGTCATTGTGATAGAATTCCTTTCTGGTCTGTTCAAAAATCCTGTTGTGGAAGGCGTGATTGCCGTAATGATTTCCGGTGCGGTAATGTACATGTTTAAGTCATTGCCGATTAAAGTTTATTCTTTCCTTTTGAGAAGAATAACAATAACGCTTGCCGTAACTGGAGAAGATAAAGCGTTTGATTTAATTAACGTTTGGTTGTCTCAGCAGTCTTTTTCCGAGAAATCAAGAAATCTGAAGTTCTTTTCTATTGGGTCAGCCACAGCTAGACTCGCTCCTGGGTTTGGTGAACATGTTTTTTGGGACGGAAACGTTTTACCAATATTTGTAAGAAGAGTACAGGACGATAAGGTAAATAGCGGGGCTTATACAATAAGGCCAAAGGAGACCATCTATCTCACTGTTTTTGGCAGAAGCCATAAGAAGATATTGGATATTATTGAAAAAATCGAGAAGGAACAAGAAAAAAACAAGAAAGACAAGATAAGGCTGTATGTCACTGGGAATTATGGATATTGGACAGAAATAGAGACAAGATCGAAAAGACCCCTGGACCGTTTATTTATCCCAGAAGAATTAAAGACAGAAATATTTGACCACGCTAAATGGTTTTGCGAAAATGAGAGTTGGTACTTAAAGAGAGGTGTACCCTACAGAATGGGGTATCTTTTCTACGGACCTCCTGGCACTGGAAAAACCTCTGCGGCGATTACCATGGCCTCGGTTTTAGATAGGCCCCTCTACCTTCTAAACCCCTTTTCTTCCGGCAGTGAACAGAATTTTTCTCAGGCCTTTTCTAATGTTCCTAGGAACGCTATCGTACTAATTGAAGACGCTGATGTCCTAGAACCACCCGATAAGTCTAATAAAAACAAAAAGAAGAACGATAAAGAAGAAGACAATCAAACGTCGCCGGTTTCAATGTCAGCTGTTTTAAATGCTATTGACGGGGCTTGCTCTATTGAGGGCAGGATATTGGTGATGACGACAAATCACATTGAGAAGTTGCGACCAGCCTTAATCCGCTCTGGTAGGATTGACAAGAAGTTTGAAATCGGGTTAATGAAACCAGCTGAGGTTGGGAAAATGGCTTCGGCATTCTTTGGAGGGGGCAAAAAACTCCTATCTAAGATCAAAAAGGATGCCCTGAACGGACCTCTTCGTTCTGGGGCTGAATGGCAACAAGAATTCATTATGTTAAAGGGATAAGATGCCTAACACGTTTCTAATAATTGACGTAAGTAACGCTGCCTACAGAAGTGCATACGCCAATCGTAATCTAACTACCTCTCAAGGAAGATTTAGCGGGCATGTGTTTGGAGCGGTTGCTAGTCTGTTAGCATTCTTGCGTAATGAGATGGCTGGTCAAAACGTAGTTATGTGTTTTTGCTATGATGGCAAGAATGCTAAAGACTTCAGAAGGACAATTGTTCCCACTTACAAGGCAAATAGAATTCCTAGAGACATAGACCCATTACCCGAGGTTTGCGAGGTATTGAGGTTATGGCCTGGATTACATCTCTTGGAAGACAGCAAGGAAGGAGATGATGCAATGGCATATGCTGTCAAGATGCGTCAAGGAAAGCCGTGCGTTATTCTAACTGGCGACCGTGACCTATGGAGCCTTCTACAGTTCCCCAATGTAAAGGTGTTCTCGCCTAATCTAAAGCGATTTGTGGAGGATTCAGATATTTATGAGGCCTATCACCTAGTAAACAATCCAGGACGCATCTACCTCGCTAAGGCGCTGTTTGGTGATGCTTCAGACGGGATCAAGGGGGTAGAGAGATTAACAAAGAAACAGGTAGAACCTTTTTTAAACGCTTTGAATGTAGATACGCCTGAAGCCTTTTATCAGACTATGGGGCCTATTAAGCCTCAGTGCGTTAGCTTGAAGAATTGGGACAAATTACAGTTGGAGAAATCTAGAGTACAAAAGAACTACGAGGTTGTTCTACCCCAACTCGATTTCAAACAGGAATCGGTGGTAAAAGTAAGCGGAGATTTTTCTAATTTGAAAGCTAAACTACTTGAGTACGAATGCTTTAGCTTGATTGGACTACTATAATATTGGGTACTACTCTAGTCTTTCGTCGGTGTCGGTGACATCCCTGGTCTTATCGATCATCGCGGTCTACTCCTCGTTCGTCGCCTCGCGCTCGTCGGTGGTCATGGCTCGGTCCCTAACACTTGGATGGCGCCTGTAGGAAACTGCACCACGAGCTGCATCTTCCCGGACCCGTTGTCGAGGCACCCAAAGCGAAGGGCGCCTGCTGGCGGAGTTCCCAGGCTGGTAATTTTCCCGAGCTCTACGGGGCCAAAGAGGAAGCGATGCAAGCTCGCCGAGTATGACATGTTCTGGTATCCGATTCCCGACCGATACGACTGCACGCCGACCTCCCCCGTGGCGGGAGTGTATCCGACTCCCCAGAAGGCGCCTCCGTCACGTGAATAGAGCCGCTGGATGTCCTGCCCATCATCGCCCATGATTTGAGAGCGAACCATTGAGGCGACGGTATCCACGCCATTGAGCGTGACTAGTCCCCCGTGGTTGCCATCAACCTCGAAAACCTTGTTACCAGAGAATTCCATCTGAACGCCGTATCCGTTCACATTGCGCAGGCGCAGCGGCAAGTTGCCGGTGTCCCGCACGCTGCAGGCAGGAGGCGTGGCGGTGGTTCGGTGCTGGAGATTGTCGACCGTCACCCCGTCGCGGAACCAAAGCAATGAAGTATCGGACCCGTCGAGCGGAGGAAGAATATCCAGCACGGGGGCGGGGGACTGCGAATGGATGTTGTCCCCGTGAAACCTGGAAGCGCCATAGATAACGATGTCGTGGACTGAGTTGTTTTCAAATTCAGCATCGCGGATGGTCAGCTCTCCGGATTCCAACACCACGGAGCCTTCGTCCCCCGAGCCTCCAAAGAAATTACACTTCTCTGCGAGCCATCCCCAGGCGCCGTAGTTGCGTAACTTCAGAGCGCTTCCCTTCGACGACGGAGACACGGAACCATTTAGGTTGAACGTGCATCCACGCATCACCACCAGGGCGTTTTCGCCGCCCACGAAGTCGTCAGCCCAACTCTTGATGAACGAGCCTCCTGCCTTGACGTTGTGGAAGTCGACTCCATCCAGGAGAATAAAGTCGATGATCTGTCCGCCCTGCTGAAGAAACAGCACTACATCATCAGTGCGTGCCATCCCGTCAAGCGCCACGTTTCGCAGGGTGAGCTTAGTGGTGCTGGCGATGACACTTAGAAGACTGGCCCCTGACCCACCGGCCACGATGCGCGAGCCGATTCCTGACGGAGCGTAGGAGCCCTGGACACCTTCGATGCACAGGCTTTGCGTCGACGCGGGAATGGCGAGCGGGCCGATCTGAAAGTCGCCTGTGGGTATTCTAATAGTCCCGCCCGCCCCGAGCTTGGTCAGGGCATCGGAAAATGCCCCTGTGTCATCGTGGTTCCCACCTTGCAATCCGAAGTTTTCCAGGTCTGCGACCCTATCCGTGGTTGCACTCGCCGCCATCAGCGCAGCAGGTACCATTCCCGCGTCAGCATTGAACTGGAACGTCTGGCCGCTGACTTGCAGATAGGTGATAGCCACTACGGCAGCCTGACCTTCCCGCTGATTCGCACGGTGGTCCCGATCTGAAATGCCAGGTCTCCAGACGTTGACAACGCCATGGCGTCGGCTGGTGCATCCTTCGCCCCCTTGGACGTGCACCAGCCCAAAGCGCTCTGAGCTGCCCTGTTCGCCCACGATTCGGCGTTGGTGTCCCACATGGTCCCAGACAGCCACGTGTCGACCATCTTGAGCATGTTTTTCTTGCCCGCCCCGGTGTTGTAGACGCGCATGTAGTTGATCTTCCCGGAACTGTACGAGGTGATCGGTCCATCACCGATGAGAACGAGAGCTCCCCTGGCCATGTCGGACGGGTAGGTGATGTCTGTCGATGCGGCTCCCGGCGCGATGCCGACGAGGTCGCAGTCAATGCGAAGTTCCCGCCAGAGTGCGCGGGTGGTGGCGTAGGAGATGGACGACGCAGCGGCGGCCAGCGTGTCGTTGGCGATAACCCACAGGCGTTCGTCGTCGCGTTCGTCGTCAAGCGAAAGCTGCACCAGTACCGTGCTGCTGCCGTCCGCTGCGCCCTCCAAGAATGTCCCGACCTTGCGCGGATAGATCGTGCCCGAGATGGCGTGATACACGCAGCCAGCGGTTGCTCCCGATAAGTAAGCGGGTGCACCAATGACAGGGGCACATCCAGCGGCCACGGTGATTCGAGCCTGGCGCAGTCGAATGAGCGTCGCTTGCTGGCCAGCGGTGACGGCCACGGTGGTGGCACCCATGATCTTACGAGCCGTCGCAATGGCGTCAGCCTTGGCGTAGAGCAACGTGGACGATGCAGCGGCGTAGTAGCACAGCTTATTGGCCGCAAGGTCGCCCGCCCCTGCCGTTCCGACGAAATAGTCATCAGCCTGGAGAGCCAGCGATGCGTTCGTGTTGGCGGGGACGTTGTCCACCTTGGCTTTGTCGGCGGCGCTCATCGCCCCCGGCTGGAGGGGGGTGGCTATAGGCAAAGTAGAAGCAACAATATTCGCCCCACTAACTACACTTGGATTAGGGAAAGAACCACCTAAATCGCCGCCAGCAATTTGACCGGCGTCTAAATACAAAGAAGCAACGGTAGCTAATTGAGCTTCAAATGTAAGGTTGCCCCCGTTATAAGCAGCGAAGTTAAAAGATGTACCAGCCCCTCCAACTCCTTCAAATGGAGCAACGCGACATCTAATAACGCCAGTCGACACAACGGCTTCTATCACAATGCGTTGTGAAGCGGGAGTTCCTCCAGGGCCTACAATGTAGCCGATCAAACCGCTGTACAAATTGTTGACATTGTACCCAGGGTTGGCAGCTACAGTAAGGTCTCCGTAAGCAACTGCTGTTACTGAAAATGATTGGGCGGGGATGTCTAGACTGGGCATTTATTTTAGCTCCCAAGAGATAAGTGATGGCATATAAAAAAGATTGTTGTTGACACCAAGAAAGTCTAGTGGTATGGTAGGTCCAACCTAAGGAGATACAAATCATGAAGAACATATTTTTAGCTATTATACTTTTGACCGGATGCGAAATGAGCGGTTCCGGCATCGGGGTTGGAGACGGCATTTCTACGACCACATCTTCGACGCAAACCGACACGCAGACTTCAACCGGTGGCGTTGGAAAGTTTGGTACAGCGACTAATACGAACACCCAAACCGCAACCTCAAGTGACACACAAAGCCAAACCAATACGCAAAGCGTTAGCGTTAGCGATACGAATACTGGGACAGTGAGTCAGACGAATACTGGGACAGTGAGTCAGACTAACACTGAAACCTTTACTTCGGCGATTTCTGGCCCCACTACCTTCACGGTTACCTCCACGGGAACAGAAACCCAAACAATGACTTATGTAGACAGATCTGACAAAACAAAAACGTTGACGATTACAAATACGGCAGTTGTGGTAGACGAATTTGTCGACGGATGTACCGTGCCAGAACTCCTATCGTCCTCGTACAGCGTTTTTATACAACATAAGACCCCCGAAGCTTGTCAGGACATTTTGCCACCTATGGGACTGCTGGAGCTAGGTTATACTTCATTAAATCAAAAGATTGCTATTACTAGGGATAGTTGTTCTACACTAGCCAATGAAGGAGCTTGTGACGACAGCTATTTTGCTTCGTGCGGATACTGCGCTGTGTCTTGTAAAAATTACCCAAATTACAAGTTTTCCGGTGGACCAGCTTGTTAACTTGTTAGTTTTTTACCTTGAAATTGAAAATTTATTACAGCTTGTTTATATACGATTTCGGTTAAGGGGGCGGAAAACGATGCTACCAACTGATCACTAAAAAGAACGGTCATTCCATCCCCTCCATCAGTAGAACCTAATCCCCCACCAAACCCTTTGTTAACCGTAATGGAACTCCCAGAACCTGGGACAAAAACCAAATCGTTTGTAACCAGTATTATAACACCACCTCCACCTCCACCTCCACCAGTTAAATTTCCTGCGCTTTGGCCATTAGCGGAAATACTACCGCCATTCATGACAATCTTATTGGCGGCAATGTAAACAACGCCCCCGCCCGCCCCACCAGCGCCGTTATTGTTACTTCCGATATCTGAGCATCCGCCACCACCGCATCCACCACAAACAGGGACCATAGCATAACCAGGGGCGTATGCCCCAGCCCAATTTGTAAAAGTAGAAGGGGAGTCGGCATATATAGCGGGATTAACCCAAACTCCAGCGTGTTCGTATATAGAAGGTTGAAACCGATTGTTAATACTTGCTGGCGAAGACGTTCCTCCAGCCCCCCCTGCATCACCCCCACGGGTACCACCGTGGCCTCCTGCGCCACCTAAGAATACCGGCTGTGGAGAAGATGGTGCGCCTGCTGCTCCTGCTGCCAATTCAGCGGCACCACCAAACCCACTTCCACCTACAGACCCACCAAAACCAAGTCCCGGAGACGAAAGAGCCGTCGTGGTATTACCTCCATTAAATAAATTTGCAGAGGCTGACACATACCCGCCGCTATTTATAGTTAGGGTGCCTGAACAGATTATCTTGTAGCAATCGCGATTACCACTGCCAGAATACACATTTAACGCATTATTAAGAACAATGTTTTGAGTAATTAAGTCTGCGGTTAGGTTTGTTGGACTAGACACAACCCACGGATTGGTAAACCCACCGTCTAAAAGTCCACCAAACAACAGCTTTGAAGTATAAAAACCAGTTCCTATAAATCCGGGCGTTGGCATATTGTCCTTTAGGTTAATGAATATTCTGGACTAGTTGTAATTGGTGTGTAACTTCCATCAAACCACATAACACAAAACTGATCTGCGTTTTTATCGCTTGGTGTTATTTGGCTCCAAATAACTGACACTGTACCATTAAGAACCACGCTACCCGCAACCCTAGGAGCATTCAGAACCCAAGAAGTCCCCGAATATGTAGTGCCTGCGGTTATTCTAACTGAAGTTCCATCAAATGCGTCATAACCTAAATTTAAAACAGTGGCGCTAAGAGGTCCACAACAATCAAATGCTCTGGTAAGAATTGCCGGTTGACCTCCGGGATCTGATATCCCCAGCTGAGAAACCACGTAAATACCATTATATAGACCACTTGAGAGATTGTTTACAAATATTCTGTCACCTAAACCTATCACAGTCGAATCAATAGAAACAACATAATGAGATGTCGCCGTTAAAGTTTTTGTTGTATCGTTGTAGGCAAAAGGTCCAGGATCGTCTAGCAACAGTCGACAATCTGTTTTAAATGTTTTTTCTCTTTTGTAAAAGTATTTCAAAGAACCTGCCGATGGTATAAATGGCAAAACGTTTATAGCTTCAATTCTCCACGACTTAGTTCCTTCATATCTAGAGGACACTAAATCGAGCGGAGTACTGTTAAACGTGGTTATTCCGCTTCCGTTTGGGTTTACAGCTAAATAAGGATGATTAACATCGCCACTTCCTGTTACAACAGTCCCAGTTGTGGTCGTGTCTGTATGAATTTGAACATTGTTGTCACCAGCGGCGGTTCCACGACCTATTAGTAAATCCGAGTTGGTGTCGAAGGTCCTTACTGAACCAATGTCTCTATTGTTTGAGAGGCCTCTTCCTGTAACAACTCCAGCCGCATAATCGAAAAATGCCCCAGAAGGCACTATAGTAGCAGCAATAGGATTTGGTGAAGCAACGTCTAAATTGGTTTTTAGTGTGCCCGAATGTGACGTTGTAGCTAAGCTAAAGGAACTACCAATCGGATAGGGAATGCCATTTACATAATAATTGCTCCCAATCCTAGAAGCAATAACCCAACGAGAACCAGGCTTTGCACCTAGACCCAAGAATGATAACAGGGCTTTTTGGGCATGTATAGAACTACCAGAGGTACGGTCTAAATCGATATAAATACACTCGCCGTCAATAAGGTCAGTGAGTCCAGGGACATCTGTAATTTGATCTACTATAGAGGTAACGTGCTGTAACGAGTTATCGTAGGATATTTTCAACCCTTTCCAGTGCAGATTACCGGAAACGATTTCAAAGCTTTCACCACTAGAAGTAAAGACGCTTGAGCCAGTTAGTAGATTGACGTTTCTGTCTGCTGTCGGCGAGTACCACGAATCCCCACCTCCAAGTTCCCACAACCTTGTTTCAATAGCGTTGATAATGTCCTTAAAGCTCCTGAGGGCCTTGTCTCCTACAATTGGATTAGTAGAAGAAAGAGTAACATCAGAACGACCACCGGGCCAGCCAAAGGGATTGACTTCGGTAGACACAGCTCCACCGGGCGTTAGTCTCCCCATTAACGGCCTAGCGTCTTGGAAAGCCGTTACAACATTTAAAGCGTTGGTTGTTACAATTGCTACTGGGCATACAGAGCGATTAAAGGTAAAATCGACGGCAGAAACAATCCAAACGTAATCAAGCGTTCTCCTAAGAGGAACTTTTTGTGGTGATTCTTGATTTAGAGAAGGATCGAGGAGCTGTACCACATCGGCTGTTGACGCATCGGGACTTCTTTGAAGATCAATCCCAATGAAGTTAACCGAATTGGGCTGAATAGAACTGAGTACCCTGGTATTGATATTGGGGTTGATTACTTCATTTGCTCTCGCGGTAGGGACACTGAAGATGCTTCCAGATTCACTTGCGAGGGGGTGGATTACTTTACTACCGGCTACTTTGAAAGTGAGTAAAGAAGCTTCAAAACCTACAGGGTTGGACAACAGCTCAAAGCCCTTGATGACCATGGGCTGTTCTCCGACTAAAATATAAGCCAATGAGTCGAAGTCATAGCGAACTCCTGACTCGATGAGTCGTAGATGGGGGACGTCTACACGTTCTTGTCCAAGCCAATTGCCGTCCGCGTTAACAGCCATTATAAATTATCCTTAGGCGTATTCATGCCTTTTAAAGATTGCTATTAGTCCGAATCGTTGGAATAACCGAACCCGGTCCAGGTTATAGTTCCCAGGACAAATGATTTAGGTGTAATGCGCCATGATTGATTATTAACGCAGAATTTGTCAACCTGAACGAGAACCGTGTCCGTTGCCCTGTCGAGTACCATTAAACTCGCGTACTTCTCCTTGGTTAACTTTTGCCAAGTAGCCACCAACCCAGCTGCCTCGACTCCTCCATCTTGGTGCAAACGATACACCTGGATTGTACCATGTATAGAAAGACTTGATGGCACCAATTCGGTGGGTTCTAAGATGTCTATTCCGTGAAGTTCTCTTCTAGGAGAAACTATATCATACGTAAGGCCACATACCCGAGCAAAAGGGACGCTGTTCACATAAGCAACGCAATGGGGACTCGTCACAAGATTGCTAATTGCCATTTCGAGCCTCTTCTAATTCTACGTTAATATCATCTCGACCAAAGCATTCAACGATATCGGATAGCTTATAGTTATTCGACACAGGAAATCCTTCTGCTCCAATTCCCCGGTCGCCAGGATAACGCGTTGTGATATCCATTTCGATGCCCGCTGCTGAAATCTGACGTAACAAGTCAATTGCCGCAGCTCTACCCGCGTTTGAAGCGGTAAGCCAAAATGAACCAACGGGCGAGCTAGGCTCAAATGCGGCTCTCTGGAAAAGAACGTTAATTTTGCTTCCAAATCCAAGCATGTTTTTGAACTTGTAGCCAGCGTCAATCGTAAGGGTTACATCGTCAGTCGCTCCAAGGCACCGCACGGGGCCTTCTTGGCTCGCATAACCGTAATTGAACACCAACCACCCAGGACCTACCAAATGCGCGTCTCCGGTCACGGCGAGGGCATTATACGAAAGGCCTTTGAAGACTTCTTGGTTAAGGGTCAAATTAACGCCGCTAACGGCGAATGGCTGACCCAAATCAAAAATATAGGGGCCAATAATATCAACTTCAAAACTTGGCACAGCTTTTGCTAGAACAAACCTGGCTCCTTGTCGGTCTGTGGCAGCATCAGACCAACGAACGTCGGTATTAGTAAAATCTCCTAATGACGCAGAGGTTAAATATAACGTATCGGTATTTGCGTCATAACTATTGACACGCCATTCCGAATTTAAACTGTCATATCTGTTGTATTCAGGTATGTCAGCCCTTATCGCGTTCCAAGATGACCCAATTGGAGGTGCCATGTTTCCTTACATTAAAATATCGTTATCGTTAGGAGTAAAAATTCCCGTATTCGTATCATAAGCCCCGCCACCAATAAGACCCATAAAACCGTGGTCCATACCAAAAGGAGAACCAACAACAACTGGCGAAGGCATGGTATAGACTGATTTGTGCCAAAGCATAGTGTCAAGGTCCAGGTATTCAATCAATGTAGACCCATATCCTCCATACACATACACTTTGTTAGCTTCTTTAACCCAATGGCAGACACAATAGCTGTGAGCTTCTAGCATAGGCTGGATAGGTGTCCACAGTTGTGTTTCAGGATCGTAAACCTCACAACGACTCAGCTCGTAATTGTATTCAGGTACAGCAGGGTCGAGTTGAGGGTAGCTAGGGTTGTAACCAATGCCACCACAAACCAACACCCTATCGTCTGGCAAGGTCGTCATACCAAAAGCGTATCGGGCATCTGCCATAGGACCTGTGCGTTGAGGAGAAAGGTCTTGGGTAGAGGGCGCCCCTCCAAATCCACCAATGATTTCGCAAGAATTTAGAGGAACACCCAAAGGTGAGGGAGCGGGACCTAATTGTCCACCGTTTGAAAAGATGCCCCTTTTACCACCAACAACTAAAATATCCCAATTGCTGGCCCTTTTGACATTAATGTTGATCGTTTGGTGGTCTCTACGAGGAGTAATCAAGGGATGGTTAGTTCCCCATTCGTCCAGGTAGGGGTCATACGACCATACGCTATCTTTAGAGTCTGTTAAAGCATCGTTTAACCCACCGATAACGGTGATATAGTGTTTTGTAGTAGGGAGAAAGGTTGTGGTTGGGTAAGGAGAGCTAAGGCAAGCGGCTTTTGTTACGTTTTCTGGGCAGTCTGTAACAGCTGTTTCTACGCCTGTAGGACTAATCATTTTTGTTGCTGCGCTAAGGGTAGACCAAGAAGTCATTCCGCCTGTGTAGAATAATTGATCTAGAAATCTCTCCCCTTCAATAACGCAACAAGACGGGAATAGGTTATTTACGGTACCAACTAGGCTATCTGTAACCGTCAAGGAGCTATCGTCATTCAAGGTAACTTGGACAAAATCAACGCCTGTTTTAGGAGAATATAAAGACGCTGAGCCAAAGCTAGCGTTCCCACCAACAAACCACATGTTTTGAGTATTAGAAGTCGTAGAACGGCCTACTACCGCCTGTCCCAAAGCGCCTACGTGAGGTTTATAGGCCGCTGGGGCGACTGGATAGACAGTAGCGGCAGTAGAACCCCTAGGGCCGTTATTAACAGATCCCTCGACTAATAGAACGCTACCTACATCTAAGCCAGGGGCCGGGGAGGGGTTGCCATCAGAAGTTACAATTAACGCAGATGCTGAATAAATAGCAGAGATTCTGGGTTGAACATTACCTTCTGCGTCAGAATAAGCCTGAGAAGATCTGGTTACCTGACTTGGCGCGGGGCTAATTGCAATAGTTGGCTCTACATAGAAAGGATACCTTAAATATGCTGCAAATCCGTTTGTTCTGTTTACGGCTTGAGAGGTCGCGGGAATAGAAACCTTGGCTACGCCGTCTATTTGAGTTACAGAGGCCCACAAATCGTTATCGAAGATTCTTTTGGTCTTAGGGTTCCAGAACCACAGATCTTTTAAATAGGTTTGGTTGATGCTCATTAGACTACCACATAGGAAGATTCAATCTCAAACCACTGAACACAAACGGTTGGAGAGGTTTGTGTCCAGTTTACGGCAACAAGATTGTAGCTACCCCTTAATGGTAGTGGGAATTCACTACCAATTACAGTAACATAGTCTTTTTCTGTAACGAAAGCTAGAACTCCTGGGAGAGCAGGCTCTGGGTTTACCAACGTAAATCTTACTATCCCTGGTCTTGGGTTGGTAAGGGTCCAGGAAGCACTGGAAAGTTGGTTTAAGGAACCCGTTCCTTCAAAAACATCTAAATCAAATCCGACGTAAGGCTGTAGTGTTCCACCTTTTATTGATATTTTAGACTGGATGCCTGTCGTATTACTGTAAACCCTAACCTTTTCTCTTTTTATAATTGCATGCGCTGGAAAGCTGTTTTTATCAAAAGCAAAGTTCAAAGAATTACACAACTCAACAGATGTTACGGCTGTCGGTGTTGTGTAACCTGAAATATTTGCTACAAATCTAAAGGAATGTTTGCCGTCTACAAAAAAATCCAGATATCCTTGGTCGAATAATTGGAAAGGTCCCGACATCTCTGTCTCTACATAGGCTCTTACTGAATCTTCGCCATACATAGTTTCCAAAACTGACAAAAGAGCGGCATTGGTCAATTTACTGTTTGTTATATCTATTGCTAGTTTTCTGAATTGTGTGTCAGACAATCCTAGTTTCGTCGGCTTAGGAACGCCTCTATCACTTGCCTTGGTGTTTAGATATTTGCCGCTAGCCGTAGACAAGAAGCTTTGGTCAAAAGCTAGGCGGGTCTGATCTCTAACAATAGCGTCACCGGTTTCTAAGCCAGCGATGATAGCTCCTACTACCTTCTTGTTCCTAAACTCCTTGGGGATGAATTTTGATACAGGAGCTTCGACTAGATTGGTGCCTACAGTATCTTGAGTAGACTTATCTACCAAATCGAAAATTACTTTAGTGTCTGATGGAAGGGTTAAAGCGTCTGGGTCGTTTGATGTGATAGAGGTTACGGATAGAGTCCATTGGCCTACCGTTAGCGGTAGATCTAGATATATCCTAGCTCCGTTTAGGTCATTTTGTTGGGCTAAGATTACAGATCTGGCAGAGGGTCCAGTCACAGTATAGTTGCTGGTAGTGGTTGCCCCAGTGGTATTTCTCGTAAACCAAACCAAAAGAGTTTGATCGTCTACCAGTTCAATAGAGCTAAGTAAGAAATCTGTCCCAATGGTGGCTGGACCATTACTATTTGCTACATCTTGTATAGCTAACATTAGTTACCTACGATTAGGATTTTGATATCATTATCAAGGTCAACAACCATAGCCTTTTCTTGACCTCTTACTGGAATCTGGTCTTGCACAGAGCTGTAAGCGGGAGAAACCACGCTAACGGCAATAACGCCGCTAATGGCTTGTGCAGCTGAGACGATGTCTGAAATAGCAATCGGGAATCCAACAGGGGAAGAATTTACGACTCCAGCTACAGCAGACTTTATAGACCCTACGATATCAGCAGATGTAATATCGTTGCTTTGGAGTCTTACCTGAAGAATTAGCTTTATTTGCTTGATAGTTGGACCTTGAATTAGGACTCTTGCTCCATCTGATACGTAACCTGGGTAGTTATCAACGTCTGCGCTGTCTCCGTAAATGACGCGCTTTGACTCTGCGATTAGACCGGTATTGAAACGATAGGCATCATTGCCCACTTGAATTGTATTTGGGAAGGACAGCTTGCTTAGAGATGTCAACACGGTGCCAGCAGATTGGCTCCAGCTTTCAATGTTTGACGCATCGTCCAAGAGAAGGTCTGCGTTTTCTGTGTTCGCAGAATTTGGCGATACGGACAACAATTTCTTGATTGCTGTCAAAGGAAGTTTTTCTACAACAGAGACATCTTTTACTTTTGTAGATACACTACCCGAAAAGGCAACAAGAGGTTTGTCAACCACAGACACCTTTAGAGTATTGTCCGTGTACCCATTGCCTACGTTAGTAACAATCCAACTACCACGATTTGCTTCACCAAAAACGTTGCTATTAATAGATAGTGTATCGCCTGGGATAGGGCTATATCCAGAAATCGTATGGACTAGGCTATGACCAGCTGTGGATTCAATTGCTTCTGGATAATCAATCCAATATGTATAGGCCGATTCGGTCTGAGAAACTCTAAGGATTTTGAAGATACCCGATATAATTGAATCCTGTAACCATATCCAGTCTGTAGGGGCGTGAAATAGAGAAATATCGCAGAATGACTTAAGGAGGTTTATAGTTACGTATTTGCCTACTTTTTCTACAGTGAAGAATACCGGCGAGCCACTTCCAAGATCAGAAAGGTAATAGGGAGGAGCTGAAAATGTGATTAGACCACCAGGAGAAATCGACGTAATTGTATTTCCAGACCAATTAGGAGAAGTATCGACTAGCTTGGGAAGTCTTTCGGTATTATTAAGCTCTACCCAAGAGTTGCCGCAAAACCCTTCAGCTTCAGCGGCTGTGGTGGTAATGACTAAGCCGCTGGTTAGGTTGCTGTTAAATTGACTTTCTGTGGCCTGACCGATTACTGCGGCAGTTTTTAGATTTGCAGTGCCGCCTTCAACAAGAATTGACCCGGCGCTTCCGGCAGTGTTGGATTTAATTTGGACCTTGCTACCATCCGCGCAAGTAGTTATTGACGCAACTGACCACAAACCCGTTACGGGTGGAGTGTTTAGCCACTTAACAACCGATGAAGCTAATTGAGGAATGACGTAAAACGTTTCATTTGCGAAATCGTTGTTTGTTGTTAAGGAACCTGTTACCGGCAACTTAAGGTAGAACGTGGTTTGGATGGTTGGGTTAGCGGGCTTGTTGGTGTTTGCTACGTAATTGATACCGTCGCTTAGATTGTACCTAAAATCTGCGTTGGAACCAGAAACCCAACTAGCGGTATTGATAATGCCTGCGCCCGTACCCGTCACAGTTCCTTGGATGGGGCTATTAGGATTGGCGTTAACGGCAGCTACGACAGAAGTAATTGTATTTGAAGCTGGAGCAAAGATTTGTAGGTCGGTTAGCTTGGGCATCGTTCCGTAAGCTAATGTGCTTACAGGAGTTGGGTTGAAGTTTACGGCGTTACATTCAATGTATTGACGATTTGGGTCAATAACCGAAATAGCCATAACTTCACTTGTCAGATTGCCAGTAGGATCATTAAAGGAGATCAAATCTCCTACAAGAACTTCATCGTCAAACTTAGCTTTTTGATTTGGGTCTGTGCTAATCGTACCGGGATTGGCTGTAAGAGGCCAAATCGTACCATCATTCAACATCATGGAGTTGATAGTGATTGTCCATGCCCCCGGAGGCCCTGCTGGAGCGATGGTTTTAATTACAAACTGCCCGGTTTGCAAAGTAGAAGAAGCCGGAGAACTTCCCTCAAACCATAAAACATCGCCAGGATTTAGACCTGGGCCGGGTAGACCTGGACCAAACAGAGTGGTAATATTAAGGGTTGTGTCTCCATTGAGAACAAGTCGACTAGCATTAACAACTGTGAAGCCTACTTGTAATGTAACTGTCCAAATGTTGTTGCTTGTAAGGATTACGCTACCTTTACCTACACCAATTCTGGTATTAAGAGAAATATTACGGTTTTTGCGCAATGCTCCGCTTCCAATATTGATATCGGTAGTTGCCTTGGGGAGGCCTTTATAATAAGAAAAGTCCGAGGGCTTTTGAACAGAACTAGCAGACACGGATATAGGTTGGTTGGGTCCTGTTGGCCAAACGTACCTTACAGAGGCATAGTTGCCCTCTTCACCGTATCGGTAATATCGCCACAAGGCCCGCTTGCTAACATCAGCTGGGTCTGAAATTACCCTAGCCCTTGAAAGAATAGCAAAGTCGTCAAAGCTATAGTCAGTCCCAAAGGCAGTGGCAATCGTAGAATTAGAATTGTCGGCGTCTTTAAGCGTTAGGGGAGATTGATAGCTACCAACAGTAGTCATCTTTCTAGCCATAGGAACAGAGAATCGCTTTGTAGAGCTGTCTCCATCAACGGTTATGTCCAGAAAGTCAGACACTGAGAACTTGAAAGGCTCTGCTACATAAACGGGGTTACCAACGGTCACAGGCAAAGCAGACCGAAGACCAAGGTAAGAACCCAAAGAAGAAACTGTAGAGGTTGAGGTCTCTTCAAAAACTCCTGGGCTGCTAAAACTACCAATAAGCGAAGTAACACCTTTAGCGTCGCCAAAGCCAAAATCGGTTGATCTGGAAATTACTGGCGGACCACCAAACGGAATATTTTTTAGTCCTACAACCTTACCGTTAATATTTAGCGGTTCTGGGATGTGTCCTAAGTCTAATTCAGGGCCATAGTCTGGAAGAATGACGGATTGAGGTAACCCGGTTGAGTTGGCCGTCTTAGATGAAACAGTGCGTAGTTGGAATCCAGAAGGAACAGAGATATCGCTACCAGAAACAACGATAGCGTGCTGGGACCTTTGACTTACAACTGTCTTCTTAGGTGCGAATACAGGTAGGGTCGTGTCTTGGTCAACAATAGAAATAGACCCGTCGGTAGATAGAGTTGACAGCCTTACCTTGGTAGTGTCTTTTACTTTTGCTACTTCGTTTTGAGCGATTAAGTTAATGGCTGGAGCAAAGGAATCTGCTGTATAGAAAGTTCCACCATTAGCAGGCACAGTAATTACATCTGGAGGAGTTTCGCTTCTTACAACGGTAACTCGACCATTTGTTAGAGCTAGAGAAGCAAACACAGGATATGGATGGTTTCTTAGGTTTACCACCGTATCCAAAAAGTCTACGTTAGCGATGCCTTGGAAGCTCTGTTCTGAAGTCGAGTTTGGAATAGCTCCACCAAACCAGGCACAGTTATCGCCCTTAGGACCACCACTTATAGGGGCTGATGCTGTAAACCCTTCCCTACTGACAATATAAAGGCTGATACCTGGGTCGGCACTTAAAGCGTCCCAAGCGTCCGTTGAATTGTTGTATTTTAGAAGCTGGCTAGCAAGTCCGCCTAAGATAACGGTATTTGTTGTATAAGTTCTTACCAGGTCGCTTTGAGCAAAATTTATAGTTATAGTAGGAACGTTTGTGTTGATATTGCTTTCTGTAGTCCAGCTGTCGGTAGCAGGAGTATAGGTTTGATACGTACCTGTAGCTGCCGTAGTGGTTACAGAGTTGTCTGAAAATAGATGCAGCGAGCCACCGGCTACAACGATTTTACTATTAGCTCCCCCAAGAATCTTTTCAGCACCAAAGAACGCCCTGCCACTGGTCATGGGGACTCTATTAAACCAAGTGGAGACAGTGTCTGTATAGCTCTCTACGCTCGTTATAGGCGTGGCAGGGGCTGCAATGGTAGAGACACCCCCAAAAACAATAACAAGGTCTTGGGTGACGTCTAATAGAGCCTGGTGCCCATATCTAGCGACATGGAGGGTGCCGTCGTGGAGATAGGTTCCTGTGATTGGTTCGTATTGAACGCTTGTGTTTAGGGCTGAGTCACCCAAAGCGGTTGTCTTACATCCACCTACAACAACCACCTGACCATTTGTCAACAAGGTCGCCGTATGGTGGACTCTGGGTTGAGGAGTAAGGTCTACAGAGCTAATAGGAAGAGGAGGCCCAGCAGTAAAGGTTCTTGTGGTTGGGTCGAAAGTTTCGGTTGACGCCAACGGATTGCCAGATGCGTCAAATCCGCCAGTAATCCACACCTTACCACTTGGCAAAAGAGTTGCGGTGTGGTAAGCTCTAGGAGTAATCAAATCGGGTAGTTGAATCCACGCACCTAAATTAGCATCATATAGACGACAATTCCCCGTGACGCCACGTCCCTTAATGGCCCCAGGCAAACCAACGCCGCTTTGAATAGTAGTTAACCCGCCGCAAATTAACACAAACAGAGAAGCAGTGCCATCCAGAGCTGTAGAAGTATGACCAATTCTAGTAGCTGTATCTGCGTCTTTGATAATTCTAATTAGGTTGTCTGCGCTGTTCCTGTAAACACCTTTCCAAGTAGGATCAAAAGCAGGGTCAGTCAACAAAACCCAATCACCATCAGCTGCGCCAGGAACTGTAATATCTGGAAGAATAGGGCCAGGAGCAGTTCCATCACAAATATCAAAAGAGGTAAAGAGGGGAGAACTTTCAAAACGCTGTGCCGTAAAGAGACCGGCTCTAAACATACTGGTTGGGATTATCTCGGAGGTATTATCGTCAACAATTAGATAATAAGAAGCGTCAGAGGTAAGGTCGATAAAGTTATAGCCGAAGTCGGTTTCAATAAAGGCTTCTGACCATTGAGTACCAAGGCTTAAAAGGTCGTCCTGAATCAAAGATGTGTTTATAGCAATCGCTCCGACTGAACGGTCTACGCTATAGTCGTTAGAAACACCAAAACTAGAAGAAGGAGCAAATACGCCCTTGGTTACAAGAGTACCTCCTATAATAGAAACAGACGCTAACGAAGAGCGGCCTTTGTTAGAGGTAAGGATTACTTTGTCGATTTCGTCTGTAGCGGTTACGCCTGGGATTTTATGGGACAATACGTCAGCCCAAGTCTTAGGGTCGGCGTTGCTTAGGGCTGGGTATCCAAGGTTTTGAAAATCCGTGTCATTAATTGTAACGGTGATATTACCTGTTGCGTCAGTGTTTACGATAAGGGTTTCAGAAGTAAACAAAGGCGACCAAGTAGAGAAAGGATTCGATACGACTTGAGCTAAAAGACCATCCTTAGAAAGAAGAACGTCGTTTCTATACAGAGAAGTAGTGTAGACTGGAGCGGTACTTAATCCCAATACAACTGCCGCATCCATAGTAGGGTCTGGAGCCAGAATAACCTGTAGGTCATCATTGGTTTCTGACTTTGCGTAGAAAGCAACTGAAGCTGTGTTTTGAGCAAGTCTAGCCTGGAATAGAAGGCTTGAATTAGCATTTACAGACGACACCACATCAAAAGATGACGCAGATAGAGGTGAAGTAAAAGTAGCTGAATCAAAGTAGTGGGTAGAACTTACTCCACCAACTCTAATTGTAAGAGTTGTTCCGTCTAGAATTGTATAAGGAGCTTGGTTAGTTGCTTCTACATAGGCCTGAGCAATAGGAGACATAATAGATAGAAAATCTGTCTCTCCACCAGCAGCTTGGTCTACAACGGTTTCATAACCTACACCATCAGACTTTTCTTCATATCCATTACCATCATCAATATATAGAACGGTAGGCTTGTCTTTGCGTTTGACTACATTAGCTGAAAGAACAGAAGAGGTTTCATCGGAGGTAGTTATATCAATAACGGCGCCTTTAATGGCGGTAGCTGTCCCTCTTTGCTTGTCAGCTCTTGCCTGCCTAATTCTATCTCTGTAATCGTTGTCTTGTTCTACATCTCTACCGAAGCTAATAGCCTTGGGGTTGGTAACTGTTGCGTTTGTAAATGGAGGAGAGTCGCCAAACGAGACGATGCTATTAGGAGCTAGGTTACCGGCAATGCCATCGACCGTACAAGTAATAGGGACTAGGTCTATTTGTACTTCACCATCGGCTACAGCGGCGGCTTGGGCAGTTGTAAAGGTGACGGGGGCAGTCGAGGCGCCTTGGGTAGTTGAAACGATTTGACCAATTTGGATAGGCCTATTGCCGCCCTGAGCTAAGATTACAGATTCGCCTTGGTTGTGGAATTTAGTAGTTGACGAAAGGGTCAGAGTCCAGCAAGATCCAGAATCTGTTTTAGCTGAATAGCTTAGAGGCCCTTCGTAATTAACTGTTCCTCGGCCTAGGTAAACTTGACCTGTGGGAGGGGCTAAATCAAACGTACTACCTTTGCTTACATATACCGACACTGAGCCAACGATAGGAGCTGGCTTACCATGATATACAGTAGACGAAACTTTTTGAAACGATGGGTCGGTAACTGTAATCTGACCCTGAGAAGCTTTCTTGCTGCGTCGTGGCACACCTTCGCTATTACCAATACGGTCTAGAACAATGCCTTCTGACGCATCCAGGTCCTGTGATAGTAAACCTTTGAAAACGTCGGCGGAAATACGGGCGTCACTTTGGGCAGAAGCCTCGAAAATCGTGAGGAATTGGCCACCTGGTTTGAATTTCCTTAACCCAAGTCTACTACGCACAGTGTTAAGCTGAGCACCTAAAATTTGCTGATACGACTGGGGCGTTGGTGTCGACGAAATACTCATCGTTTTAAAGATTGTTGTTGACGTGGTTTAAAAATATGATACAATTACAAAATCGAAAGGGAAACATATGAAAGCAAATCTAAAGAACTTTTTGAACGGAGAGCTTGGCTTCAACGGAGGATGTCTTCCTGGGGCCAAAATGTTGGATGCGATTGTATCTGACAAGACCGCTGGCGTATTACGTGACGTAAACCCAGGGGAAGAATCATGGTTTGTGGACGTTCTAGAAGATGGAACGGCCATTACTTATTATCCGTGGCTTAATTGAAGGAGCGAAATGGGAAAAACAAGTGTACCAAAGAACCTAAAGAAGAACGATGTTTTGCGATGTTTTCCAAAGCTAGGAGAACCCTTAACCAAGGAGCAACAGGCCCAGCTTGACGCAATGCTCGGTACTAAGGTGCTGGCGGCTGAATCCGAAAACGTAGGTTGACAACAAAAAGAAACCTGATATAATTACAAAATCGAAAGGAAGTAAAATGGGACGATTAGCAAAGAATGTAGTAGAAGAACGAGAAGCAGAAGCCCTAGCGGCGTTTAAGGCTGGCGGCTCTGTAAAGGACGTCAACGAAGCCCTGGCTCTCAAGCATGGTAGCCGTATGGGCCTCAAGAGGATGTATGAGCTTCGCAGTGCAGCAACTGGAGTGCCTGTCAAGACACGGGCCAAGAAGGTTGTGGAAGAGCCGGTGGTAGAGTAATGAAGAAGTTGATTGCTGCCGTGGTTCTAAGCGCCTGTCTAATGGTTGGGTGTGGAGAACCAAAGGTAATCGAAGGTAAGTGTCAGCCTACATATGGCCTACTGAACAAGGACGAAAACAAAGACCCCACAATCCGCTATGAGGTAAGCGTAGGAAATATTATTTGGACAGCTCTTTTGGTAGAGACGGTAGTTGTACCTATTTACTTTATTGGGTTCAGTCTGTTTAATCCGATTGCAAAGAAGTAATTAACATTGCCCCTGCGGTGGTAGATATGCCAGTCGGTCATTGACAGCTGGAGAGCATCCGCAGAACAGTAAGGAATGACGTTTACCGACCTTACAGTCGTAGCATAACTAATCCGGATAAAAAGCTACAAGAGGGCAAATATGGCAGGAGTGGTGAAGTGGTAGACACAGCAGCATTACGACCGCCAGAGCAAGATTCTAACGAATACGCTCTACCGAAGGTTCGATTCCTTCCTCCTGCCCAAACGGAACATCGGACCTATATGAGATAGGCGCTATCGCCCCGTATAAGACGCTGTTCCGCACCAATTTAATACGTGCAGGTAGATTAAAGATAATCTGGGTTGTGGAATCTATAGTCACCCACATCTACAGATACGCAGAGGTAAATCACCACCTTGAACCGGTGGAATTTTTGGTTCGATTCCAAACCTGTACACGAACTGAGTTCCGAAGTGCTGCTAGCGGCTTAAGGGAACTTTCGTCTTAGTAATCCTACCAACCTTGACAGGCGCAAGGCCTCGGCCCAAGTATCCAATCAAGGCGTAGGCCAGAACCGACGACGGTGTAGGTGCAATCCCTACCTCAGGCTTTTGCTTTACAATTTCAACAAACGGAGTATAATTACCAGTATGGCCAAAAAGTCTAAGCTCGTCAACAATCCCGTAAACCACCCAGCGCATTATACCTCGCACCCTTCTGGTATAGAAGCAATTGAAATGTGTGGATATATGGGATTTAATCCTGGGAACGCCTTTAAGTATCTGTTCCGTTTTGAAAACAAATGGAGCCCCCTAGAGGATTTGAAGAAGGCCCGTTGGTATGTCAATAGGGAATACTTTCAACAGACAGGAAAGACCCTTAGGTTCCGTAAGGGAGACAAAAAGAATCGCTGGAAGCAAGACTCTTCGTGCCTTAACCACCAGAGCGGTAATAAGATTGTCGCCATCGTAGGGAAGGCACCTAGGAACATTGAGAAGGCCTTGTTTTATTTGTGGTTTTTTGACGCATTTGAAGAACCCAAGCGGCTACGTATGGCCAGGTTGTTCGTAGACCTAGAAATCACAAAGCGTACAAAGAAATTGCTTGCCAAAAAGAACAAGAAGTAGTATAAAGGACATATGTTTCAAGAACTAAAAAACGGCGTAAACACAAACACTCTCCCGATTCTCTATAAAAAGTCGTCTACGGGAGCTATTCAAACCTGGCAGATTCAGGTTAATGGAGACCAAATCACGGTAAGCCATGGTCAACTTGGTGGGGCTATTCAGGTAGCCACTGAGACGATTAAGTCGGGCAAGAACCAGGGCAGGGCCAATGCGACCACGGCGGCACAACAGGCTCTGGCAGAGGCAGAAGCGAGGTGGACCAAACAAAAAAAGAAGAAATACGTCGAAAGCCTTGAGGATGCAGAAAACGGAGAGATTGATTCTACTGTTATTTTAGGTGGGGTTGATGTTATGCTTGCCCCGTCTAAAATCTATCCTACCTTTAAGCACAAGCTTACGTTTCCTGTTTACGTACAGAGCAAATATGATGGTTCGCGTCTAGTGGCCGTTTTGAGCAACGGTAAGTGTACACTGTGGAGTCGCACCAGAAAACAGGTGAATTCCTTGCCACATATTGTCAAAGCCGTTGAAGAACGTTTTGGCAAAAAGTATCCCGATCTGGTTCTTGATGGAGAGGCTTATTCAGTCAAGTATCACGATCAATTTGAAGAACTTATGAGTCTTATCCGCCAAAGTGAACCTGGACCAGGTCATGAGAAGGTGGATTATCATATCTATGACGTACCAAGTAATAAAGGTACTTTTTCTGTTAGAGACAGATGGCTAAAGGATAATTACAATTGCTTTGGTGGCCCACTTGTTCCTGTAGAAACGGCTATCTGTCATAATGACGATGAAATTATGGCGTGTCACGAGAAAAACCTTGAAGGAAACTTTGAAGGATCTATGGTTCGCGGAGATGGCCCTTACGAAGGAGGCAAGCGCTCTTACTATTTACAAAAACTAAAGAATTTTGAGGAAGCCGAGTGGCCTATAATTGGTGCAGAAGAGGGCCGAGGTAAGGACGCCGGAACGGTTGGGGCATTTGTATGTAAGACCAAGGATGGATCGGAATTTAAAGCACGCCTAAGGGCTACTTATGAGAGGCGCAGGGAGTTGTTTAACGAACCAAAACAGTGGAAAAACAAGTTACTTACAATAAAGTATCAGCAACTTACCGCCTATGGAATTCCTCGGTTCCCTATTGGAAAAAGCATCCGAGATTATGATTAAATGCCACCTGAAATAGATATTACAGGACATCTATATGGTCGTCTTAGGGTTTTAAATAAAACCGGTAAGAGGTCTGCCCGCAATAAAATACTGTGGCTTTGCAGGTGTGAGTGTGGTAGTGATAAAACGTTAGAGGCTACAAGCAAAAGCCTAAGAGATCATAAAAGGACCTCTTGTGGATGTATTAAATCTGAAACAATGAGAAAGGTTGGCAAACAGAACAAAATACCTATAAAGATAGGATCTGTTTTTGGATATCTTAAAGTAATAGGTCAATCAAAATCTTCCCAAAAATCATACGAATGGATTTGTCAGTGTTTTTGCGGCAAAGAAGTCTTAGTAACTGGTTTTTGTTTAAGAAAAGGGCGAAGAATATCTTGTGGCTGTAATAGAATGGCAAATTGGACTCTTCCAGATGGAGAATCCAGCTTCCGTAGGCTGTGTCGAAGCTATAAAGCTAACGCTATAAGACGTAGTCTGACGTTTTCTTTAGGCATTGACGACATCAAATGGCTGTCAAAGCAGCCGTGTTGGTATTGCGGGAAAGAGCCCTCACAAATAATTAAATCAAGCGGAAATACCGTAACCGCTAGAGGCATAGAAAAATCAATATACATCTACAATGGTATAGACAGAAAAGATAACTCTAAGGGTTACGAGATCGATAATTGTGTTTCCTGTTGTGGAAGATGCAATCGCGCCAAGTTGGCTATGTCTTATGAGGACTTCTTAGAACTGGTAAAACTGATATACAAAAACTTAAACCTTGACCTTTCCTCAAATTAAGGTATAATAATGGCATTGAACAAGAAACAACGTAGAAACATTAAAATGACTGGCCATATCAAGGCCCAGGAAGAACCCACAGCAGCTAAGGCTAAGGCGTTTGAAGAAGACTACACTGAATTAATGACAGCCTTGAATGAAAAAGTTGAGGCCCGTATGGAGACTTTCAAAAGCCAAGCAATCTCTATGCTTAGAGAAGCTTACCAAGCCCGGCCTGCTACTATTCTAAATGTAATCAAGGATGAAACAGACAAAATCAATGAGCTAATCCAAGCGATTATGCTAACGGTAAAACCAATCAGCTATCCAGCATTTCGATATGCCGCAGCGGAGTGCATTAAGGACCTGGTTGATTTATGTAGTAATTCAATAGCGGAACAATACAAACGAGCAGACACAAGGAACGAGGTACCGCTACAATGAAGACAAAGTATAGAATTTTAGGAGCAGACGAAGCCATTAAGCTTGGAGACCAGTGGGCATACCCATTTAAGGATAAGTGGGAAGATGTAAATAAGTGGACCGGAGATGGAATCAACACTCCCAACAAGTGGAAAAACAGTGGAGTATTGCGATTCCGGTTTCGCCGTCCTGTGCCAAAGACTCTTTCGCCCTACATCAAGCTACGCACTGGTGACAAGCTGCGTAAGGGTGACGAATACCGGTGTAGGAATCAAAAGGAGTGGCAAAAGATTGTGTCGTCTTACGGGGAAGCTCTAGAAAAGAAAGACATTCTAGAGGCCCAATACCGTCGCCCGCGAGTTACCAAGCCTGTTGTTGAGGTTAAGACCTCTGAACCTGTAGCTAAACCGGTTGAAAAGATTGAATATCGTATTCTTGCAGAGGGCGAAGTAGCGACTACGACTACTGACCAGTGGAAGAATAATAGGGGCGTGTGGGAAGCCGTTACTAGCCCTGGGGCGCATGGCATGGTTGTAGGGAAGAGTTGGGTAAAGAATGGAGAGATTCGTCGTCCTATTCGTATGCAAGACGCAACGCATCGCTATTTGGACATTGGGGAGAAGTTGATTGAAGGAGACCAGTTTGAATACCGTCGTGACGACTGGATGGGGTCCTCAGGACATTATACGCCTTACAATGCCAAAGTAGGAGATTCGGGATTTGGGAAAGGGGGAGACCGTTATCGTCGCAAGATTACTAGTGTGGTAAAGAAGGAGACCACAATTCCAGACGTCAAGCCAGTAGAATCCAAAGTAGAAGAAAAGTCAACTACCTTCACCCATGAGCTAAAGCTGCTTATTAAGAAGTATACCCTCGAAAACGGCAGTGACACACCGGATTATATTTTGGCCAAGTATCTAGCGAATTGCCTTAAGGCCTTTGATGGTGCAGTCAAGGCTCGCACAGAATGGTACAGCAAGGATAAGACTAATGTCTAAGCGCACCAGAACACGGTTCAAGAATTCTAATCCTACTCTTGAACGTCGTAGGCGGCAAGAACGACACCTATTAGCCCTAGGATTAGCTAAGGGCAAAAAGATGACAGCTAAGAGGTACGCGGAGGTTATTAAACTTTCGGAGCGACCTTAAGGGATTCAAACTTAATTAGATACTCGATAGCACTTTGCATTACTGATGCTGAATCCCCAAAATCCCCAAAACGCCCTAACCCTAAATTACAAAATCTACAAAGACAGCCTCTAACTATTCCAGTTAAGTGACAGTGGTCTAAACAAGAGCCCTTTATAGATAGGTCAGTTAGGCAGACTTTACACAAACCGTTTTGGGCCTTTAAAAATGCGGCACTTATGTTTTTAGCCGAAGCTTTTTTGTAGACAATACCCGACATAGGAAGGCTTAGATATTTAATTGCTTTATCGATTAAAAAGGTAGAATCTTTAAAACAACCGATTGCCGAATTACAGTTGTTACATAACAGTCCGCGAACTTCACCCGTTAAATGGTTGTGGTCTGTGTGCCAAGTGCCCTTACCACCAGGTGTCTTGGTTTTACAAATAGCACAAGAGTAATTTTGTGCGAGTAAGATTGCCTGGTACCACTCTTCCGTGACACCGTATCTACGCTTTCTGTTATGAATAGCCGAGCATACCTTGCAGTATACACCAAGTCCATCCTTCGAGCCCCTAGATTGCCCAAAAACACAACCCGGTTTCTCTATGTTACATCCCGGACATGTCTTAAAGTCTGGGATTAAAATATACTTTCTAGCTTTGTTCTTCCCGTATGAGCGCTTCTGGTGTTTGGACTGACAGTCCTTACAAAAAGAGCCAAGGCCGCTTCTATTGCCCCTAGACCTACAAAAACATGAAGACGGTTTTTCAACGCCACAGTTAGAGCATGTTTTAAAATCTGGTATTACAATGTTCTTTCTATTGCTGTTTTTTTCGCGTGAGGCTTTTTGACGTTTTGAGTGACAGTCTTTACAATAGTCTTGAAGCTTGTTTCCATTTTTGTTAAAGGCGGAACTTGGCTTCTTTGTTTTACAGTCTGGACATGTTTTAAACGTTGGAGTTTCTGAGAGCGACATTTGTGTTATTTAGGACTGTTTGTTCGCATAGATTTAAGCTTTTCAACTAGCTCTAGAGTTTTTTGTTCTTCTGTTGGCTCTGGAAGTTGTGGCATTTTAGGGACAAAAAATTCATCTGCACTATGTGGAGAGAATTTATACGGAGACTTTTCAACATCCTTCACGCGATCTAGTATTTCTTTGGGTGGAGCATCTAGCGGGTTTAAACCGAGGTGCTTCATAGCCAAGGAGTATGCGGCCCCGTGTTTTTTGGCGGCTGGTTCGTGTTGAGCGGCTGTTGCAGCGCGCATCCCGATATAGTGAAAAGCTGCACTATCCATAGCGTGGTTCTTGAGGTAGTCTTGGTGTGCTTTGGATTCGGCTTCCTCTTTTGGAAGTCCACCCCTAAACTCGTTAATGGCAGAATTTGCTTCTAATTGGTCGTGGTCCTCTGGTTTAAGAGTTTCGTATACGTTGCGCCATTTTGGTTTTTCTTGGTTATCCACGTTTCAAAGCTCCAATCAAAGCTAAATGTGCGTCCATATCCCACTCATCATCAAACGTAAGTAAATACCCACCACCACTTACAGAAGTCTTCACGCTCTTGGCCATCGGCTTAAAACAAGTGCAACCAACGAAAATACCCTTTTGAAACATCTTGCCGCCACACACCAAACAAAGACTCTCCGATTCGCTCTTGGTTACCTTCAAGGGCTTTTGAATATTAACTAACGGCTTCTTTATCTTAGGGATTCTACTCTTAACAGGCGTCTTGGTTTGATTCTGAGCAGGTTGCTTTAGGACTGGTTGGATAGGCTCTTCGGGCTGGATATTAGAGGCGGTCTGGGTGCGTTCGTGTTGGTCGTTAGGAGCCTTTAAAGCAATTTTACACAATAGGTCAATGGTTTTAGCTAGTCTCGCTAGGTCGACATCTTTGACCTCGACCGGCTCTATCTTCTGATTTGACGCAACTGCAATAACTGCTGCAATGTGTTCTTCCGATGAATTTTTAAAAGAATAATCTTGACCTAGGATATTGCTTGTGCCAGAATAGCCGTATCCGTTTTTAGTCAAAGAAGTAAGAGGGCAACCAGCGGGAATAGGCATAGCCCCATATTCAGATTGCCTAAGCCAGCTAACTATGATGCGAGGAGTAAGATAGGCCCCAAGCTCTTTAGACGTCTTGGCCAATTGCATCATTACTGAGGCGCCTTGCTCTCCTAAAATTTCCTTGAAAAATGACGGTAACATCTTTAAAGAAAAGATTGTTGTTGACTCGCCTACGAACCTTTGGTATTATTACTTTTAACAACTCAGGAGAATATCAATGAACGAACATGTGTGGACCCGCGAAATCACCAAGACAGAGCAAGTACGAGAAGTTTTGCCCCCAGGACGCTTCCTTAAGTATGGAGATGTTATCAAGGAAGGCGACCTTTGGCTCTACAAGTATGCCAAGTCAGAGCCGGTCATTTCTAGGAATGTTGGCAATAACGTTCTGCGGGATGAAGAGATTTGTCGGAACTGGTACCGCCCAGACCCTACCAATAATGATTACTATTATTTGAAGGTGGGCGACGTCATTCAAAAAGGAGATCAGTGGACAGACGACCATAAGGAGTGGCATACCTATGACCACGGTTGTACGCAGCCGGGAACAGAACACTTGTCAGCTTGTAACGCAGGTCGGTGTCGCCGCAAGATTGTTAAGCCCGTTGAAACCAAGTTCAAGGTTGGTCAAAGTGTCAAGATTCTTCACGCAGGACGCAAGGGCGAAATTGGTAAGGTCTTTAAGGTCCTAGAGAAAGACGCCCCAGAATCATGGCGCAACTTTGTTTTGGTAGTCGGAGGAGATACGCCTAAGTATGCCGACCATGAGTTGGAATTGGTAGATGTGGTTGAAAAGAAGCCAGCAAAGAAGGCCTCTAAGTATCGAGAATTGGAGCCTACAGAGGTTATTAAGGAAAATGACCAGTATTATACGTGTAAGCGCGGATGGAAGAAGGTGAAGGCTTCTGTTGGTTATATTCCTGTTATTTGGCCAAGTTGCACCGGTAGCACCACTCCGGGGAGACGCTTCCGCCGCAAGGTGTCGTAATTACTTTAGAATCAAGGTACCGACAACACCAATAGCTAGACTTACTACAGCAATTACAAGCGCTACTAGATTAGGATGACCTTTAACAACTGTTGCTTCTTCGGCCACCACTTCTTTGGCTACGGAGGCAACAGCTTGTTCTACTTTCTTGACTTCTGTAATTGCCTGAATCTTAGCAAGCTCCGATTTAACGCGGTCTGCTTCTTTAGCTAGGGAAGCTTCCAGGTCAGCCTTTACAGTAGCAGCCTTGGCCTTAGCTACTTCTAGTTCTTTTTCAGCGGCCTTAACAGCTTCTACAGCCATATCAGATAGAGTCTTGGCGACTTCTTGAGCTTTAGTCTCTACAACAGCTACAACAGGGGCGACTGCGGCTTCGACCTTTGCGGCTTCTGCTACAACTACGGGTTCAGCGGCTTTTACTGCATTTTCTACGGTGGCTACGATGTCAGTCATTTTGTATTTCTCCTATTTAGGAAGATTGCTATTGAGCAGTTATTTGCCCGTTGGAAGGGCCTTCTTCTGACGCTCTAGTGCCAGAATCAGCGGCTTCGCTTTCAAAATAGAATTCGCGATAGATCAATGCTGATTGAGGCGCTTGGACCATGGTACGTTCGCCAGTTAGAAAATTATCGCATTGTACCATTCTAATTTCGTGAATCATCCTAGCGACAATCCAAAACGGTCTATAGACGTACCTAATTCCAAAAACAATTCCTTTCCCAGAGGATACATCTTGTCCAGGCCTTCTATCTTTCCATACAATTAATCCGTCTTGAGTAATCTCAAAATCGGTACCCTGGTGATACCTGATGCTGTTAGCGTCGATACAGTCTAGTATCTCCACAGCCGGGAATTTTGGACGGTCAATACCAGTGGGGGAAGCTTCTATCAATTCGTGTCTCGTCACCAAAACCGATTCTTCTTGCAATAGCAATCGGTCATAAGGGGCCAGGAACACTCTTTTACCTGTGTCTTCATATTGACTCAATGGGGTGAATTGAGCCTGAGCCGAGTCAGTTAGTCCTGCATCGGAAGCTTTTGTTTCTTTAGTGTTACCAAGACACAACGCTCTGACTATGCCTGCCCGAGTATGAATACATCCATTAAGAGCTTCCTTACTACTAGGATTAGGCCTTCGGGCGTCAAATTTATCAATTAAACCAACGGGGTCACGCATGGCTCGGAGATGAATAAAAAGTAATCCGTGAGCGGCAATACCATCGTTGAAAGCCTGTAGGTCAAACGCGACGCTAGTAGCTGTAGGGAAACGAATACTGTTGACTGTAGGCTTTAGACCAGGAGATTCCATTTAGCTTAGTTTCTTTTGGGCCATCTCTACGACTTGAATCCAGAACGGTAAAATATCTTCGACATCGCGTTCATCAATTTCTTGGTTTTTCTCTAAAACCGTCCATTCGATATCGGGCTGTAGTCTTTTAGCCACCATGCGAGCGACACCTCGGTGCGAACCAGCTCCTAAGACAGTTTTGGACCCGTCTGGAGATCTAGATTCTACTAGAAAAAGTCCTCCAATGGTTGAAACCGCCCATAGGACCTTGTTCCCAAGTTTTCCTACGATGCTTTTGGACACAATTTCATCTGAAGGGATTATGATTTGGCTACCCGCCTTTCCTACCCCTAAGATTACTTCTTGACTTAAAAACCCGATGTGATAATATGTCTGCAATGTTTCAGACCAAGGCCTGGCTACTAGGGCTGAGACGGGTGTCGGAGAGACCAGGAGATTCTACCGACGAACTTAATTATGACGCAAAACAAAAGAAAACGCAACTATCATAAAGAATGGCTAAAAACAAAAGCCAGACTTGATATTAGGTGTGGGTTTCTTATCATAAAGCTAGGTGGTAAGTGCCGAAAGTGTGGGTCCAGCGAAAATTTAGAATTCGACCATCCCTTTGGCAAGGAATACGAGGCTAGGAAGCTAAGTCCTCAAATGAGGATGACGCGATATGAAGAAGACTACGGAAACGGTAAATTATCCTTGCTTTGTCACGATTGTAATTGTAAAGATGGCGGAATTAACCAAAGGTACTACGGGGCCATCCGAAAAGGCAAAGAGCCAGAAGTAGAAAAGGCTCCGTTTTAAGTTGACTATTTAGGAGAAGAAGGGTATAACCAAGAAATGAACGAAATCACTAAAGTAGCCCTGACGTTGTATCACCCACCATTCCGATATGTTCATGGGTATATCTATGACGCAAAGGACAATATGGTAGCAGACGGCGTATTGAAAGATACCGACGCTGCCCTTAGGGTTCGTGGCTGGGGTAGAATTTCTTATATGCAGTATCCAGAGCAATTGCAGGATACAGTGGGCGTTTTGATTGCCCAGGCTATGACGGAGTTTTGGAAGAAGCACCTACCTGAGGCTGTGAAGTGATGGACAACAAGCTAAAGCAAGAATTCCGACTAAGAGCGATACAAAGGGTAAGAGGGGCAGTTAAGGATTATCTTCTATCCAAGCACATCAGGTCGGTCGTTTTGGCTGGTGGAGGGTTACTTAAGGAATTCGATGACTTAGACCTTTACCCAACCCAACAATCCCAAACCGTATTTGAATTAGTGGCTAACGATGTGCTGGGGGTCAAAAAGAACGACCTTAATGCCGCTACAATTACAATTGATGACAAGAAGGTCCAATTGTGTAAATACTTCAAACCTACTTTAAGGGCTCTCGTTGACAGCTTTGACTTTACGCATTGCCAAATTGGGGTTTGGATGAACCTTGAGAACGACCTGACAGCTTTTTATTGTTCAGAGGGCTTTCAGCGGGATATGGCCTTGCAAACTACATCTTATACGGGCTCTAACTATCCTTTGTCTTCTTTAATTAGAATTCCCAAGGTAGTCAAGAAGATTGGTTTAGGCCGCAGAGAGTCGACCAACATGACCATTTCTGTCTTGGCTGATTTGACCAAACGAGGTTTTACTGACTATAAGGACTTCCTAGATCAGTTAAAGGCGGTAGACGTTCATTATATTCCTGAAAACGCTGGCGACCTATTAGATATTTACTGGGCTTTGACCAAGGATAGGTCTAAGACTAGGGGACAGATAGAAGCGGGGCTTAAGTGAAAATAGATCTAGACACACTTCAATATCCACAAAATCCAAAATGGTTGAAAGAACACGTTATTTTTTTGACCTTGGCTGGTAGTCACTGCTATAACACAAACATAGAAGGGTCGGACGTTGATATCAAAGGTGTAGCCACTTTGCCGCCCGAGGTTGTGTTTGGTTTCGTAGAAAAATTCGACCAGGCTCAAGGTAAAGAGCCTTATGATTTTGAGGTGTTTTCTTTGTTGAAATTCGCCAAGCTGGCGTATGACAACAATCCTAATATTTTAGAGCTTTTGTTTGTTGACGAATCAGATATCCTATTGACTACTCCGCAGTGGGAGAGGATTAGGAGCATTAGGCGCTCGTTCTTGTCTAAGAGAATTGCCGCTACATTTGCCGGTTACGCAAAGGGCCAACTCCATAAAATCAGGACGCATCGCGGCTACCTTCTTAACCCAGTGCTTCAAATTCCCACCCGCGAAGAATTCGGCCTGCCCGCTAGAAGTATGGTACCCAAGCTCCACGCAGCAGATGCCTCTGTGACAAAGGTCCTGGATATGATGGCTGGCGACTGGGCTATTGACAAAACCCAACAGCTAGATTTATACAAAGAAGCCGCCAAGGGCCTGGGCTTTGAAACCAACTTCGTAGAGCTTTTGTATAAGGAGAAGAGGTACAGTGCTCTAGTAAGTCAAAAGGAAGCTTACGATAATTGGGCTAAGTCCAGAAACCCTAAGCGAAAGCTGTTGGAAGAGAAATGCGGATATGACTCCAAGCATTTAATGCATTTGGTTAGACTCTATAGAGAATGTCTAGAGTGCCTTGAAACTGGTACACTAATCATCAAACGTCCAGACGCAAAAGAACTTATTGAAATCCGCGAAGGCTCTTGGCCTTTTGAAAAGATAGAGGCTTGGGCTAGCGATGCAGAAAGCCTAATTCAACTGGCTCTGAAAAAGACCTTGCTGCCTAGTAGTCCGAACCTGAAAGAAATTAATACGGTAGTTCAATCAATTGTAAAGGAGGCAGCTCTAGTTGGCTAAATCTTTGGCCAGGACCTTACACGCTGCCAGATAAGCGTCTAATTGAAACTGCCCGGTCTTAAGCTCCTGGAGCTTCTGTTGGAAGTAGGAGCGAACCCAAGATTTAAACGGCCACATAAAATAGTAAGCCCCGCTACTAAAAGTATTAACAAGGAATTCGATGTAGGCCTGTTCGTCTTGTAACACACCGGCCCAAAAATAAACAGCCAAGGAAACGGTATAACCTCTTACCTCAATATAGGCCCGCCCAAATGCCGGTAGAGGCGCTAGACATAAAAGAGAGGTACAGCCCCATAGAAGCGCCAAAGGCCAGCCAAACACGCAGCCAATGCTAACCACGAGGGTATAGAAGACACCCAGGATACCGAGCAACTGAGGCATAAGGTAAGCTGTACCGAATAGGGTGTTACTAATCTTTTGGGCGTCTTTGGCGTGTTGGATTTCGTGTAGGAGAGTTGCCCACAAGTAGTCACCGTCCATATTGGGCACGTAGGTGGTTTGACCCATCGTGGTACAGTAACTATTCATGTAATCTTTATTACCAATTTTACCTAGAACCCACCCGATAGCCTTTTGTACCCAGCTAGAACTTTTTAGCTTGACATTGTAATCAGGACAGAATTTCTTACCAAGGGCTATGGCCTTATTTGTTTTGTCTTGATTAGTCATTTTTATCCTTGTCCTCGGCGTCTTCTTTTTTATCAGCGATTTCAACTGCTTTGTCTACCATTTTACCTAACATGCCGGGAAGCTCATTTTTAGCCTTCTCAATGTCAGCGGCCCTCCATTTGACAACAGTATTTGCTCCCAAATATAAAGAACATACGCTAACTAGCCCTACAACAACCTCTCCAAGACCAGCTCCAGGGCATATTTTAGATGCCGCCAAAATCATAATAGAGCTGAACAAGGCAAAAAGTAATTTTCTAGACCAAAAACCACCGTCTACGGCTGTCGAATTCTTGTTGTCGCACATACCCTAAAGATTAGGGTCGGAGGCCTACTTCAAGCCAAGCCAAGCAAGGATAAGAGCAACCAAGAAACCGCTAACAGCAGTTCCAACGGTTTGTAGAATTCTATTCCTGCGATCAACTCGTTCTTTGCGGTTGGTTTCTAAAATGGCGACAGCTTCAATACGATCTTTTTCTAATACAGCTTCCGCTTTTAGGCGGGCCTTTTCAAGCTCGTCTAATTTCATTGTGTCGTGACGATTTTGGAAGTTTTCTAATACCTGGAGCCGACCGCCATATCCAGAGGTCTCAATTCTAAAGGCAATAAATCCACTACCTATGGTTTTGACGTCGGATTTGATGTCGCCCACAGCTGTAGTAAGGTTGTCGACAGCCTCGGCGACCTTGCCCAAGATTGGTAACATTTCATTTTGCTGCTCTTCCAATCTACCTAGCCTCCGAATAGTATCTGTTACTAAAATCGTTCCAGACTCTTCGTCTCTAATAGGCCCTAACGGGATGGCTGTACGTGGTGGTGTCATGTCAAGTACTACATATTAAAGATTGGTATTACCACCGTAGATTCTTTTTAGGATATCGGCGTCCTTGTCTGAAAGAATTTGTGGTCTGACCTTGGGATTCGAGTACATCACACTTCCAGGATCGTCTCCATGCGTCAATCCTAGCAAGTGTCCAATCTCATGCATCGTAATGCCTAACGTTAGATGCGGTGAGTCTTCTGACTCAGGTAGTCTTACAATTGCAGAAGCTAAAACCCCTTGCTCGTCCTCAAACAACTGCACAGCACCTCGTGTGGCTTTACGCCATTGCGAATCCTGCACGTAAACAATACCAAGGCCGGGAACTAGGTCGAACTGCTCAAATTCCACTGCTAAGCGATTAGGGGCCTCTTCGGGGTCACTTAGAATCATTCTATGGCAGGCTAGGTTAACCTGGTGAGCACAGCAGGCAAAGGTAGAGCGGAAGCGAAGTCTAAGGAGAGGGGAATATAAGACGCGAAGCGGCAAGAGCATGTCAGGCCAAAAACGACCAACCGCGTTACCTTCTACTTTTTTAGGTAGAGGTTTGGTAATGCTCAGGTCGAACTCGTCTTGTACTTCACCATTATTCATAGCACCTCTAAGATTGATGCCAGACAGATACTAAAGATTATCTAACAACTGGTCCGTCAATTGTTGATTTTCATTACGCAATCCGTCTATCTCTTCCTCTAGGACCTCTATCTTCATTTGGGCTGTAGCGCTATCTTTAATTAGCTTTTCAGACAACTCTTCAAGCAACGAAGCGACAAACTTACCTCTTTTAGTTTTAATTGAACCGCTTAAGGCGTTGGGTAGACCTACACATTTATATGTGCGAATTTCAAACGCAATCTCGTACAATAGCCTTAGATCTTTCCGCAGTCTCATTGCCGCACCCAGCCTTACATAGATTGGGGTGAGATGGTAATTCTTTTTCTCCCGCTACATAAAATACCGTTGAGATGTATGTAAGGGGGAATGGTAAGATATATTCCATCCAGACCCATCCTTCTGAGTCTACCCACACTTTTTTCACATCAACTTTCCCAGCCTTGTCCATTTCAGCCTCAGAATATTTATCAATCATTAAAACCCCTTTCCGCATGCCGTACAACATTGTGTACTAGTAAGTAGTTTACATTGAGGACACTCTTCTTTTTCAGGTTCCACAAAATCCTCAGGCCACCGGGCCTTAGCCACTTCCAAAGGCAGTTCATTAACAGAAGCATAAGTAATAGCCGCTGGAGATACATTGGTGGCGTATTGAATATTTAATTTGGAAGCAAGCTTGCCGGTACTTTCTTCATAGGCTTTAGGCATAAACGGATGACTTTCCCCTCGGTAAAAGTAAGTCCCTGGCCCAAAAGGAGTATTGAACGCAATGTGGTAATATTTCATACTTCTTCCTCTGTCACCTTCTTGAGCCTTACAGGAACGCCCTTGTAGTCCTGCTTGTATTTTTCGATGAACTTCATAGCCTCTTCTACGTTTTGAGTACGCATTTGTTCAATCCAATACCTAATACCGTTCTGGGCGTCTACCCTAAAGTATTGGTAAGGCGATTGATTTACGTTTCCACAGTTGATGCATAGCGTTTTGTAATCGCTTAACTCGGTTCCACATCGGTTACAGTTCATCGGTTTCTCCAGGTGGTATCTAGGGTTCTTAGTTTTGAATCAATTGTCATAGGAACGACTACTTTAGCCACTTGTCCATACAGCTGTAGCACTGATCGGGTGGGTCCAATCCGACTCCGGATATGATAGCTTTACATTCAGTACATTCCCACTTAGGGTCTTTGTTTTGCGCCATAACATGCGGTGCGTCTAGAATTTGATAATTATGTCCGCCAGCGGTATTAGACCAATCTTCGGGACAATTAACAACGTAAATCCAGCCCTTCATGAGTTTAGCCTTTCCTCTGGGAGAGCCATATCCTGAATTAAGACGTACCCCAACTTACTGAAGTGTTTCTTAAATTCCCAATACTGCGGCCCAAAGTATACCAGAGCACAATCAAATGTGCCAGGGTTGACTGTACCATCTGGACCCTTGCAGGGCTCTCCATTCTCCCAAAATGGAGTACGCTTCTTTAAATAGCAAATAGCGTCAGAATATGGGAAGATGATATCCTGCCAAACCAAACTGCCTGCTCCCCTAGCCGGAATAAGATAAATCAATTCGCAGCCATTCTTAGCCTCCTCTTTCCCTTTCCACAGCCAGGTCTTAATTGTATAACGAATTAAGTGGGCCGGGCCTGTATATTCCTTACGCTCAGAAGCAGAAAGACAAAGCGTTCCGTCTTCACTCAAATAGTAAGGAGCATAAGGAGGATTTACAAATACAGTTGTTCCAAGTTTGCACCAATTCTGCATTAATGAATTGGTTGGCAACATCAGCTCCGTACAAGCCTTAACCAAGCTGTTCTTATTACTACATGGGTCTAGGTCTATCTTCCCTCCGAAAAACTCTTTAATTGGCTGTACTAATTCGGGTGGCGTGCAAAAGTCGTTACTTTGATTTGACACTTTGTTCCTTTTGGTATTGTTCTTGGACCTGTTGGGTAAGTCTTGCTATTTCTTGAGAGTCGTCAATCTCTACAAACCCCAAGAAATTTTTATCTTCAGTATCTACCCTTTCGATTACGTTGTCAACTGTTTCTAGGTAGACTACTTCCTGGGTGAGGCCTCTTTCTACAATTGCTAGACATGTAGGTTTGTGTAAGTCAATGCGCCCAGCGTTATACCAGGCAATCCTGACTTCTTTAGGACAAGGACAAATTTGCAACACCTTTTCGGCCATCAGAAACCGAAGTTAGGACAGCCTGTATTGTTACAACACCAGGTGATATTAGGCCAAAGATAAGGGGCAACCGTGGGAGGTGTATAAGGTTCAATCTGTCTCCAGGGGCTATAAGGTTCATACCAAGGAATATAGTCACTAGGAACTGTTAAAGGTGCGGGGTTAATCGTAATCTTGCTGAAATCAACGCTGTCGTCTGTTTCCTCGCCCCACAGCACACATTCGCCTTTGCAGGCTTTACATTTAGGCGGCAGGGTATTACTCATAGAAGTAGATAGAACGTTGCCTTCTCCGCTTCCATTGCAAACTGGACAAACATATGGTATCTTGCGTGTTTTCATTTCTTTCCTCCGATACAAAAGATTGCGTTTAGGTCCACATAAATCCAGAGACCTTGATAAGCCGAATCATCATTTCTTTATCTTTTTCTTCTAGAGCGGATTCGCGGTTCCAAAGGTCTTCTACCACGTCGCTGGAAGGACGGTTAGCTGTTACCATATCAAACATTTTAGGGTGGTCTTTAGATGGCTCTAATTTGAAAGAGGTGTGTTGGTATGCGTCATCGGACATCTTATCCAACGCATCGTGTTCTTCTTTACGCCCCTTGACCCACCAATTATAAATTTCAAGTATTTCTTTCTTGGCCGCTGCATGGGCATCACGATTGGCATCACTAGATGGGTCGTTTTCGTTTTCTCCGTTGGCGTTACATTCCGCCGCACTACGCCAATCTACGTGACAATCAAAGGCTTTTTCTTTTTCAACAAAGTCAACCAAAATCGCCATATTAGCAAAAAGAATGCCCTCAGACTTGTCTAAATATCCCCAGGCATAACCGTTTCTACTATTCTTTAAGTTCAACATGTGATATCTATTATAGGTATGGGTTCTAAGCCAATACAAGAACCGGCTCACGTGTTTAAGTGGCCCAACGTGCCAACCTTCATACCACCTACGAATTTTCTTAAAAGTTTCCATGACCAACCATCTTACCATACTTTAATTTAAAGTCAACCTAAAATAAAGTATTGACAACTTTTTAAGATATGTTAGTATTCGTTTACAGTTTCAAAAACCAAAGGAGATAACACATGAGTACAAAGACCCGTAGACCAAAGTGCGCACCAGGTTACCGATGGCTTCGTAAGGGAGAGGTCGTTAAGGAAGGGGACGAATTTGTTTGGGACGTTGATTTTAGTAATGGAGAATACAAAAATAAGCCACACTTCATCCACGCTCACGCCTGCATTGGAAACAAAATTGGAGAAATGAAAGGCGTTACGTTCCGCCGCAAGGTGGAGGTTAAGGCACCTGAAGTCAAGCCAGAGCCGGTTAGTCCATTGCCCAAAGCCTGTGACGCGGGTTATAGGTATATGGTTAAAGGCGAGACTATCGAAAAGGGTGACGAATGGCTTGCCCTTGACAATACCTGGCGTCCTTCTGACCGTGTAGGCTGTCTGGTTAATGCAAGAGACACATCCTGGAGCTATTACCGCCGCAAGATTGTCACACCGGTTCAAAAGTATCGCCCACTGAAGGCTGGAGAGAAGCTGGAAACTGGGGATGAATATTTCGACAAGAATCTTTCCAATGAGTGGCTAGACGTTCGCCCCCATTGGGTAGGGTGTCAGACCAATATGCTGGGTTTTTCTGGGTTTGAATATCGCCGCAAGGTGCCAAACGATTACAAATATGAACAGCCAGCAAAGCCTGCCAGCGTTGTTCAATCCCACGATAGGGTTAAGGTGTCGAGCAAATATTCTCGATTCCTTGGAGCTACGGGCGTCATTGTGGATTACAGATATTATAACAAGCTAGCCAATAAGGCGTGTCGTGTCAAGTATGACGTACCGCAAGAAAAGGAAAAGTACACTCATTCCTGGTTCTGGGCCACTGAGCTTGAACGCACCGAAGACAAGCAAGCTATGCCCGTAGAGCCCATTCCTTACGATGGCTTCGATGTTGGCAAGGGATATCGACGCCTAGGACAGGACGAGAAGATGAAAAAGACCGATGAAATTATTTTTGCCGCAATGGGTAACAGCAGCTGGATAGCTGTTGGTGGACTTGCGGAAGATACACCTGGAGACTGCGGAGGTAGTCTTGTTGCACGGCGTAAGGTAGGAGATGGGTATCGATTTCTTATTGAGAATGAACCCCTTAGAATTTCAGATGAACAGGTTGTTGGTTTTAACGAAGAAGAACCGGTTTGGGGACCTCTAGATCGAACCTATTATAGCTGCGTCGTAGGCCCCTTTAATGCCAAGTTCAAGAAGTTCCGCCGAAAGGTATAATAGTAATTGACTAAAGCCTGGTTTGTGTTACCATATAGGGAATGAAACCAGGCCAGACAAAAAGACAAAAGATATACAATAAGTACGAGGGTAGATGCGCTTACTGCGGTGAGCCATCTACCCTTCTTACGTTAGACCACATTAAACCCGAAGCTCAAGGTGGCACTTGGAAAATTAGAAATCTCAACCCAGCGTGTTATGATTGTAACCAAGCCAAAAGCGATTTAAGCGTCGATGAATTCAGGCAGGAGATAACCTCCAGACTCAACCCAAACTACGCTCCTAGGCTCAACCACAAAGCTAAGCGAGCTATTAAACGACACCCTGGAATCAAGTTGAAGCTAACTCAACCTTCTAAATGGCTCAATACATTAAAGAAGTTCTCTTTGCCGGTTGTCTTCTATTTTGAGAAAGATACGCCTAAGCCAAGCCAAGATTTGCTTACTTCTGTGATGGTCCTATTGACTCCCAGGAGCGATTCTAAGCCGCGCTATTATTCTATGGGTGGGTTTGGGTTTAATACGTATGATATCTAAAAAGATTTATTTATCTCAAGCTGAGATCGATGTCCCCTTTAATAGAACTGTTTGGGGCCAATATTACAGAAGTAATTAGAGGATAGATCAAAGGAATAATCTCTCCCTCTAGAGAAGATTTAGGCTCTATACTACCAACTACAACATCCCGGTCCTCTACGTCTCCCACGAGTTCTGTGTATATATCTATGTCTCCTCCCAAGGAATCGTCCAAGGAGTTGTCTAAATTACTGTTCAAAACGTAAAAGACATCGACAACGTCTCCAGTAATGGTATCTATTACTATTACTACTTGATTGTCGAAGGGTTTAGTATCAAAAGTGAATTGGCCACTGCTAGCGCCTTCTAAGTGACGCAAAACTACAAAAGAACTGCTTGAGACCAAAAATAGGTCTGTTCTACCAAAAAGCCCCCGACGCGCCCCAACATTACCTTCTACATGGGAAAACCCTGTACCATTTCCAAACAGTCTCTTGTTGAGGGCAATATTAGAAACCACCCCTAACGCAGACGAAACGAACCCTTTCATAGAAAACTTTACGGAAGCATTGGAGGCCACTTGAAGGGAAGCTGTCACATTACCCCTAGTCGCTCTTAAAACCCTTGGAGAGGCAGAGATAGACAGTAAAGAAGAAGCGTTAGCGGCAAGTTTACGGCTTAAGTTTGATGTAGAGACAAAGGTACTAGAGGCGCCAAAGGAGGAGTAAAGGGCCTTATTCTCTTTGATGCTACCAGTTACACCTAGGTGGAATGCTGAAGAGCCAACAACCAGACGTGTTATATTTTGTCTAGTTGCGCTAAATTGACTTACGGCGCTAGAAACCCCGACCAGTCTCTTGCTCAAGCTTGCGGACCCAAACACCCCTAGGCTATCAGCAACGGTGCCTTTCATTGCTTTCTGTATTTTGATGTTAGCGACGACCAAAGACACAAGGTCTATCTGTGCAACAAGTAGCTTGGCCAATTCCTGAACACTAAGCGTACCTGACATAGAAAGAATATCAGCCACAGAAGAGGAAAACCTTCTAGCTACCCTTATTGGCAAAACTAAGCTAGACTGCCCTTGAACGCTACCCCCAAGGTTTCTCTTAATAGCCCCAGAACCGACAACACTTGAAACAACTATAACGCTTCCTGCTATTGGTCTAGAAACTTTAGAAGCCCCTGCAACAGAAGACTGAAAAGGAATGCTCCCAACGAATTTACGGCTTACGTTCGGTTTGCTTATAGTTAAGGAGGAAGTAGCCTGGCTTAAGCCTTGAACTGTACGGGCTACGTTTTGTTTTGTCGCCGTTACATTCGACTGAAGAACAACCGGCCCCACAATGGTTCTTAGAACCTTTTCGGTGGCCGTTAAACTAGATTGAAGAACAAAAGCCCCTTTGACACTGCGTGCTATTTTTTGATTGACCGAAGGGAAGCTAGACACAAAAGCAGTGCTCCCTAAGAAACTTCTAGCTGTTCTTTCGTTAGCTGTTACACTTGAGACAAATGTCGAAGAGCCTCCAATAGCTTTGCTTATTTTTGTAGAGGCGGATAGATTAAAAACTCCAGCACTCGTACCGGCTATCCTCTTTGAAATGTTGGAAGCAACAGACAGGCTAGACAAAAGACTAATAGACCCTTGCAGTATCTTTATTCTTCCAAGAGTGCTGGTTGTAAACGAAAGCTGACCAACACTAATAGCACCTAAGGCTCGGGCAACTTTTTCGCTAGCGCTAGCCCCACTAACAAAACCTGCTGTAACCCCGCTGAGACTTTTGCTTATTTTTGTAGAGGCTAATAAACTTGAAGAAAAAACGGACAAACCAACTATATTCTTGGCTTCAATTAAAGCCCCAGTAGCACTAGATTGACCTACAGAAACAGCAAAAAGATCTGGCGAAGATTGCCTTGGATCTCCTACTAATAAACTACTTGGATAAGAAGTTGCGAAAAGGTTGTTGTCGTAGACTCCATTAGGGTCTTCGCCTGGTGCTTCGGTCCCAGGGTTTATAGCAAGGGTGGGACCACTGTCAAACAGACCGTTTGGTACCTGAGCCGCTGCGCCTGCCCCACAAGGGCCAGACAAATACGACACTTATTCCTCCCAGACTGCGTAACCGTTCAGTACCGAGTTGGTAGAAGCGCCTTCGTTCCAAAGAACAACGATATCTGTAGCTGTTGCCGACCTTACCCACAAGCCATCCCTAAATGTCCAAACCCACTGAGCACCAATAGAAGCCGGTAGCTGTCCTCTTCTTAGCCTTGAAGCGGCTGTAATTGTAGGTGCGGTAGTCCAAGCGGTATCGACTAAAGAAGTACCGTTAGCCCAAAGGGGGTTTGTCTGTTGCCCTACTGAAGTAGAAGTAGAAGCGGCATAAGAACCATTAGTGTTTCTTAGAATGGTAGCGGTAGAGGCTGTCGCGGCGTTACAAGACCAACCTATTTCCCACAACCTAGATGTCCTGGTAGGCGCCCTAAACGCAGCTACAGGGGCTCCCGTTGTTGTGGCTGTAGTGGTAAATCCTATTTCGTACCAAGCCATAGCTTAGTCCAGAGTAAAGGTAAGTGCTCCAATAGCAAAAGAAGCAGTATCACCAACCATTACTGGCTTAGACACAGTCAGAGCGGTCCAAGCAATCATATTACCAGCAGAAGCAGCGTCAAACAAGGCTACGCCTGTAATAGTACCCCAGTCAGTGGTAGTGTTAGCCGCAAACGTAATAGCTGTACCATTAGATTTGGTAGTGGGGGTAGTGCCTGTAGAAGCTGGGAAGTTGGTTGCGTTGTTGGTAACGACCGCTCTAGTATATCCAAGCGAGCCAATAGTAAGCTCTGTACCGCCGCCTGCATCGGTTGGGTTTGCTGTATAAAGAGCTACGTATAGTGTAGCTGGCGAGGCGAAGGTGGCTCCACCGAAAACGTAATCCAAAACTTTTGCTTCTGCGTAGTCTGAGAACGAGCCCATAGTTTATCTCCTGTTTGTCCTATAAAGATTGTTGTTAAACACCGACCACCCTAAAGGTACCGCACCGAGCCCTCACCGTACCGCTAGGAATAGTGACCATAGCTATAACTGAATATACGCCTTCCCTACCAACATCCCCTGGTTGAAAAGTATGAGTTACAGCCAGGGTTGTTAAGGTTTGAGAGTTTATAACACACCCCGTCCAAGACTGTCTAGTGTTATCACCTTTTTTGATCACCACCAACTGAACCGCCGTGGCAGTAGTAAGATCAACTCCAGAGCTACCCTGATTAATAATAACCTTAAGGGACTCTGGCGCAACTGCTCCTACTAAGATATCCGGCATAGCTTAAAGATTGTTGTTGACATCTTTTTATAACGTGCTAAGATACAAAACATGAAAGCACATTTTATCACATACGAAGACAAGAAAAATAAGAAGCACCGCGCAAGGCTCCCCGAGGGACGTTATCTAGACGTGGGAGAGAAGATTCGTAAGGGCGATCTTAGGATTTATTCAGACGCTAAACCGGATGTCGTGGGAGGAAAGAAAATTAACTCTTTCCTCTATCCTGTCGGGTATGTTATTTACAGTTACGAGAAAGAATACTTTTACCGCCCTAGCAAGAAGCGTGCCAAGAAGGAGAATTCCAAAGGCCCTCTAGCTGGTTACAGAACCTTGAAGCCAGAAGAGATTGTCCAAGACGGAGATATCTGGTTTTCTAAAACCTTTCCACAAGGATGCGTCGTTCAAGGCTGTGAATACTACCCGCCAATGAAGGCAATGGAAAAAGATTGGCGTATCTACAAGCGCCCACCTGTTAAGCCCCTCAAGCCAGGCTCCAGAGTCGATTTCGATCTTTCTTCCTTGACTTCTCTAAAAGGCTCTGGTACTGTTCTAGAACTTGAAGGCAAGGATAATTGTATCCTTTGGCCAGACAAGCCGATTCTAGGGCTACAGGCCGTAATTGTTTCTAGAAAATTGTTGAAGGCAGTGTAATTACCAGTTAACCTTGTGCCAACCGTAATGCGACGCTATTCCAACACAAAAAGTAAGAATAGCCGACAGTACCATCCAACCTCCAAATTCAACAATTTTACCGTACTTCCAATTTGGTAACCACATAATCATACCAATAAGGAAGAACACCAATGGGCTCCACGAAAAATACATTAGGCCCGCACCAAAATAAGAACAATTAAAACAATAATAAGTAGACTCAGACCGCCGCCGATATACATCTAGCACACCTATGAAAGAAAACCAGGCTGTGAAGCAATATGGCTTCGTGTCTGCTAGTATAGAAGATTAAATCTGTCGGGATACAAAAGCAAAAGGCCCTAGCTATTATCACTAAGGCCTCGTTGCTGTTTCTACTCTTTGTAAGTCAGCTAAGTCTACGGCAGGTTCATAGCTCCAGGGGATTCTGTATTGTTAGGCTGACTTTCGTCTGAAACCAAAATCCCTTGGTATGTGTGGGTGGATGTAGACAACTGTCGGGCGCTGAACCCTCCAGTTGCAGCAGTTGGCATTACTTGGTCAATTCTTGCTATTATGGATTTAGTCTGCCTATCAACTACCTGAATAGTAATTGGATTGAACGCCATCAATTCGGACAATGATGGAAACTGTGCGTCATTAAACCAGCCGTGATCGACTATACGGTAGCCGTTAGCTGTGACGTGACAAATTTCAAGTGCTGTATAGTCTAAAGATGCCGCACTATATCTGCCCAATATCCATGCAGGCTGCACATCGTACGTTACGCCAAACGAGCAATCCGAGAAGATACCAACAGGACTGAAATTGGTCCCATCGTAAAACCCCATAACGGCCCTTGCACCACTTAAAACTTTTGCTGGCATGTGTTATTTCTTCCTTTTAATTAACCTTGAGCTACTTGTTGGATCGCCGACACCATGAATAAGATGCTTTCAAACTTAATTGAAGTAGCAAGCTTGATTTCTGCCCCTACAACCATCGCATTGCCGTTTACAATCTTGATAACGACATTCTTGAAACCACGAGGGGCATCGTCTGAAGGAGCAATTAACTTTAGACGCATTAAATCGTCCATAATAGCGCCAAAGACTGTAACAGCTGTAGTAGCTGAAACGTCCGCTAATGATTCACCAGTGAACGCCCGTTCCATACGTTGTTCGCTTGTAGCCATGATAATATCGAGGGCGTACATTGCTTGCAATGAGTTGAAAACGAAATTGTCGTCAACGGAGTAAGTAGTCTGGTCAGAAACCCACTTAAAGCCACTGCCATCAAAAATAAGAGGTAGTAGACCTGAAGTTAGGGCATCTTCTAGATTAGAATTGATATTGTAAGTAAAGCCACCACCAGGAACAGTTGCAGAACTAACCGTAGTGTATTTGTGGGTAATGTCTTTGTAGAACCCAGCAGCTTGCATACCGCCTGCTTTGATAGCGGCCATCCAGGGCTTGAAAGAAACTAGGCTACCTAGAGCGTTGTTGTCTTTTACGTCTTGGAAGGTCATAACGCAACGCGAATTAGCGATGTTGGAGGCGTTGGTCTTGTTGTTACTAAACGTGTCACGATTTGAAAGCATACCAATGCGGCGCTTCCTAATCTTCAGCTGCGACATTTGGAGACAATGTGCCCTTACCGCTGTATTAATTGACGCAATGTCATAAACAGAACTTGGGTCGGTTGAACCATCTGCAACATCTACTGTCGAATCATTTGAAAACAGCGGAATAACCAGGTTGCCCTTTACGGCCTGCAAACTATCTAGAGCGCCCTGGATACTGGCGTTGCTCGTACCGCCCCTAGAACCGCCAGATAGGAAGCCTAGAGAAGCGATATCGGGTAGACCAACAAGGACACTTGCGACATTTGGAGGAGTTACGTTAACTAGGACCGATTGGGAGTTAACGGCGTCTAGGAAATCTGCGCCGTCTGTCTTAATACGACCAGTCATAGCGCCCCAAGTGGTACCGAAGTTGTAGGTACCAGGGTCAAGGCGGGTTGGACTGATTGAGGAGAAGGTAGCTAGACTTGGCGCGGCAGTAAAACCACCGAAAGCCTTTAGATATTGACACAAGTCGCCAATAGTTGGGAAGTCGTTCAAAGTAATTGTAATAGGCGACAACGAAACCGAAGCTCCACCAGTCAAGGTAAGAACCATCGTTCCATTGTTGATTACAGCTTGAGCAGTTGTCCCAGCGTAACCAAGGCTAAGAACAGGACTTCCACCTACAACGATATTTTCGGAAATACCGTCTTTTTGACGTACTAGGTTAAGGTCTACTTCGTATTCTTGTGAAGAAGAAACAACAACCGGAGTAACAGAAGTAGAGACAGCTCCATAGCGCTTTACAGTTAATAGAGTTGGGCTGTATGACCAAAGTAGATTAGAGAACAAACCAGCAACAAGGCTGTTATCGGCTAGTTCAAGCGAACGACCTAGACCAGGAGACCCACCACCGCCAGCTACAGTTAGACCGATTGTAACTGGGCTGTAACTTTCCATATCAGCAGGAGCAGCTGCTGCAACTGTTTCAGCAAAAGGAGCTGCACGGTCAAAACCAGCGCCAGTAGCGTCCATTACTTTTAGAGCAGAGATACCGCTAGAGCTTACTGAAGTGACAACCCAGGTACCGTGATTTGCTGCATTAAACGCAGAAGCCGCAGGGAGATAAAGAATATCGCCTACAACTGGAAGAGCTGCCCAATTTGTAGTAGCGATTAAAGTAGCCGATAACCCCGAAATGTTACCTACAGTTACGTTTCGTGTAGTACCGATTAGGCCTCTTGCTGCACCGCCAGAAGTGGTGACGCCAGTAAGGGCGCCTAGGGCGGATACAAGAGCTGTGGGAGTTGCACCTACAGCTAGATGACTTCCGCCAATTGTAAGAGCAGCTCCACCACTAATGCGGGCTGTCACATCTGTAACAACCTGAGGAGAAGCTAGAACAGCTGGACCTACAACAGGCCCAATTTCAACCTTAGCCGCTGTTACCGCCCTTGTAATTAGATTGCCTGGCTTACCAGCTGACTTAGCTACAACGTTAGCATAAGTACCACCACCAATAGCAGGTAGCAAGGTAGACGACTTTACAGATGTGTTGGTCTTAGCGACTACAAATCGAGTAAAAGCACCCTTGATACGATTATCATTAGAAGCAGTTACAGCCCCTACGAAAGCATCTACAAGTTGACCGGAACCATACTTAGCAATGATATCCGATTTTTGATCAGGACCAAAGGCATTCTGGGTGATGTCTAGCTCTTCTGCATATGAAGGACCAGAATCAGCTTCACCCACTACCATTAGAATACCATTAGCAGCAACCTGCGAAGGGGTAGCTACTACCTGAGAATCGGCATATCCACCAGGTACGATTAGGGTCTGACCATTTGAAGTTGTGTATTGAAGTGCCATTTATTCGTTCTCCATCTTAAGATTGGTATTCATTAAAGTTTTGGTGCTTGGGTTTTCATTGCGACTGGAGCCTTGGGGGCAGCAGTCTTAGCGGCAGGAGCAGAACCAGGGGATTTAGTTACCGGCTTAGCCATTGTTGGTTCGGCTTTGGTTACTTTCTTTTTGTCAGAAGGATGAAGAACCTTGGGCTCTTTCCCAAACAATGTTTCTGTTTTTGAATCCTTGGTTGCGTCATAGCCTAACTGAATCTTACCTTTTGTTGGTCTGCCATAGCTAAAGTCATTCTCCCCCTTCGCCACAACCCCTTTATTAACCATTGGGATCAAGGGGTTCTTTTGAGCCGCAATTTGGCCCTGTACGCCGCCTGTTAGCTTAGTAACCATTGGACGACCTGGAATAACCGGCTTACCAGTCTTTACAGCCATTTCCCTAGCTACACCAACCATAGGAATCGTAGACTTATTAAAAGCAGGCGTAGGAGCTGGTTTAACAGCAGCTAGTGTCTTTGGGGGTTGATAGCCAAGAACAGACTTAACAGGAACGCCAGCCTTAGCAGAAGCCGCTTTGATATGGTCTACCATTGCGCCTTTTTCAATCTTACCTTTACTTACATCCCCAGAATCATCAGTCTTCTTTGCCTCAGGAACCTTTTCAGAACCGTCCTTGGCGCCTTTTACATTCTTGGCAGCAACTGTACCGACTTGCTCTGATTCCTTGTTAGAAATTAGTTCAGCCTTGTTTACGGTCTTATTATGAATAGCCCAAGCTGTAGCAAACGCTTTCTTTTTGCCAGCTGTGTCATGACCATATTCATTCTTTAGTTTATGGACCAATCTTTCTTCACCAGGAGGGGCTACTTTCTCTAATTCAGCCTTAACAACCATTTTGCTCTTAGGAGCAGGTAGACCAGAAATACCCTTCATCTTGGTTGTTCTCATTGTGGCTAGGGGTTCAGACTTAACTACCCCAGTAGCGCAACCAGAACCATCAGGTAACTTGGCCATGCTCTTTTCTACTTTAGAGGCTTCATGCTCTGCTCTGGTGTTGTTTTTCTTTGCTCTTTCTACGTCTTTGGGAATCTGATAACTACTAAAAGCAAGAAAGTGATTGTTAGCAGGATTGTTTCTTGTAGTAATCCAGCCCTCACCTGGCCCCTTCTTCTTTGGCTTATTGAAGGGAATGACAGCCTTCGCCACAGTAGGATCAACAACCTCCTTAGCTTCGGTATTTTCTTCTCTAGGAGTAGTACCGATATTGCCGCAACCCATACACTTTACGTAATTAGTATTGCCAAGCATACCCATCGGAACAATAGAATTAGAACCGCAAGCGCCACAACCAGGGCTATCCATGCCTAATTCGTCTTTGTTCATATCCTTTTCAGAAGCGCCAAAGCCAGCATCAGCATTACTATTCATGTCGCCAACACCACCTGGGACACCTGGTCCTCCACCTTCGGGCAAAGCGCCCTTTTCTACTTTAGAGGCTTCATGTTCAGCTCTGGTATTGTTTTTCTTGGCTTTTTTGTCTTTAGCTACAGCACGCTCGTTACCCTCGTCTGTTGGGTTGCCGCCGTGTAAATACGTAGCCTGATTCCCCTCCCCATTACCTTTCACCCTAGCCGACCTGGAAGCTTCCCTAGCTGAAGCAGCAGACCGCATTAAATCGGAGCTTGCCCTAGCCAAATTGGGGACTTCCGTCATAGCACTGCCAGCACTTAAATCGCCGCCAGCACCAGTTAAGGCAGGATCTTGTCCCCCAAGAGTTTTACTTAGCTTAGCCAGGCCATTCTTTTCTTTGGCTTGGTTCTTGGCGATAGTTGATTGGAATTTGGAAATTCCGTCTTTAATGGCTTTGGCTAGACTGGCGTTGAACTCTTTAGTCATTGTGTCCTTTTTGTATTCCTATTTAAGATTAACGTCACAAAGATACAAATAGCTACTGTTTCATAGCTTTCTTCAATGCAATTAGTAGTTTTTGCTTTAACTCTGATTTGGTCACTGGGCCATCACTTACTGGAGGATGCTCGAAATCTAGATTTAAGCGCATATAACCTTTGCCAGGCAATTTTGTGTAGTAGTCGTCTGGCTTCTCGGTTGGATGAAAAGCGTAACTACCCTTACTGGGCACATGAAAGCCTCTTAAGGAATTGCCAGCTTCATCTTGGGCTAAGTCACTATAATGCATCTTGGCAGATTTATGACCATTCGCAGCATGAATATACGAATCTTGACCATATTTGTTAGCTAAATTGTGTAGCTGGTCTTTCGACGCTCCATAGACGATATAAGATTTCTCTGGACTACCATAACTACCTTCAGTTGCCTCATGTCTTAGCCCCATATGCTGTAGGTCTTTACCTAACATTTGGTGTCCATAGTTTTTAATTGGCTCTTGTTGGGACAGTGGCAATTTCGATATCCATTTTGGACTTTCACCACTAATCATGCCTACAGATTGACTACCGTTAAATAACGGATGGTCAGCTAGGTGTGGAACTGTTTCTTGATACTCTGGTAGGTCCATTACAACTTAACTCCTATTCCATCGCCAAGGCCCGCCAAATATGAAGGGTCTGATTGAGCTGGGTCTGCTTTAAATCCGCTTGGCAAGAAATCTTTTTGAGAGACAAGTAAACCATCGGGGCCAGCGTTGTTATAAGAGGCTTGGGTAATACGTTCTGAAGTTGTAGTCGCCCAGGATTCACGAACGAGACCTGTAATAGTAATTACCCGTGTCCAGATATTTTCTGAACCAGCAGGACCTAGGGTGTTGTTAGGCATGAGTCGACTACATTTAATCGTGGTGTTCTCAAATCCTCGACCCTCAAGCAATGTTTTCTTGTACCTCAGGAGGATATACTTAATTATAGAATAAAGATATAACGTATAACTAGGCTCGCCTTTGGTATTACACACTATGTTATAAGTCTCGCTAAAGACCAAAGACTCTAACTGAACCGACACCCTATTGGTGGCCCATTTCAATACACATTGACTAAAATCAGCATTAGGAGCATTTTTAGTAATCAGGAAGTTTTCATTACCGTTGATATCTATTTGAGTGTCTAGAACAGGAAAGGTAGAACCGTTCTTATCAAACAGGACCATTTGATTGTTGACGATTACGGGGACAGAAGGGATAACTAGGCCTGTAGAAGGATCGTAAACAGCCGAGAATTTCTGTGTTAGAGGCTCCCATTCGCTTTCAACGGTTTGATGGGGTACATAATGCAGATCGGCAAGAGTGGCCTGAGCTTCGTTGGAGTCTTGCAGGCCGACAATGACACAGGGCATTGCTGGACTATTAGTAAGAGTTGCGTCAAGAATAACTGGCACGCTCGTCTTTAGAAACCAATCAATTGCCTTCTGGGCCTCTTTCTGTCCGTAGGCTTCTGCGGTAAGAGGATCGTTTAACAATGACGCAAAGACTAAAGTTAATTGCCACGGGTTGTCACGAAGGTCTTGTAACCCATAGCGCAACGCATTCATAATAAGGATATCCCCCGAGAATATACCAAAAGCCTCGGTTACATCCGCCCCATCCCGAGGCCTTATTTTTGGTGACAATGCGTCTAGTGGCACTTTAAAAAGATTGTTGTTGACTTGTTTTGGCTCCTGAGCTAAGGTCTCTTCCATGGAAAACACTTCAAAAATCATTGACCGAATCAAGAAGCTCTTGGCCCTTTCCACCAGCTCTAACGCTAACGAAGCTGCTGCGGCTGCTGGTAAGGCTGCCCAGATGATGGCCGACTATGAGCTTGAAGAGGCCGATTTGAGGGTTGAAAGCGGTGCATCAAACTCTGACCCGATTGATAATATCTTTTGGGACGGCGTCAATGGCCAGCGTGTTATTACCTGGAAGAGCAACATCCTCATGGGTCTTATCAAGGCCTTCCACTGCCACGGCTGGTACACCTACGTTATCGAGGGCGAGTATCCCAACCGTACCAAGCACAATCGTTTCAAGGTTGTGGGTCGTCGCGCTAACGTTCAGACCGCCAATTATATGTACCTTTACCTGGAGAAAGAGATTGAACGACTGGCTAATAACGCATGGCTTAATTTTAATGCCTTTTCTCCTGTGGAAGCCAACCGAATCCACGGGAAACATTACAAGAATTCGTTCTTCCTTGGTGCGTCAAATGAAATTTACCGCCGCTTGATTGAACAGGTTGCGGCAGAGAAGGTTGAATCAGTCACCGATTCCAAGGCAATGGTTCTGGTGCGTCAAGACCACAAGGAAGTCGAGAAGTATTTTAACCAAATCAAGCCAGCCCTTAAGAACGTCGCACAGAGCAAGTCTTACATTAACCGGGATGCACATACCCAAGGCAAAGAAGCGGGCTCTAAAATCAATCTGGGAGGAGCTAAGCCTAGTCTAGGAGCGGCTCCCCGACAGCTTACTGCCTAAATAAAGATTGACTCTTCCCCAGACCCGGTATAGACTAGTTTCACTTTCAAAGATTAAGCAAACTCTAGCAAAGGACCCAAACATGGCAAAGCCCCAAAAGAAGTACAAGTTCACAAAAGAAACTGTCGATCATTACGGCGCCATCTTACATCGCATTGTCGCGCTGCGCGCGTTTGGCGATGTTAAAAAGGGCGAACCAGGCGGATTTATTGAAGCGGAGCGAAATCTAGACCACTCTGGGAACGCTTGGGTCTATGGGGACGCTTGGGTCTCTGGGAACGCTTGGGTCTATGGGGACGCTTGGGTCTATGGGAACGCTTGGGTCTCTGGGAACGCTTGGGTCTATGGGGACGCTCGGGTCTATGGGAACGCTCGGGTCTCTGGGAACGCTCGGGTCTATGGGGACGCTCGGGTCTATAAAGGAAACACAACCACCGAAGTAAGCGGCTCAAGTGCGGCTGAGAATAAGCCGAAGGCAGAAGCAGCCGAAAAGGAACCGGCAACGAATTGCGCAGTACAGGAAGAACTTAACAGACTGCGCCAAGAAAACAAGGAACTTAAAGAGAAGCTGGAGAAGCTTACTGAAGCTTTCGAGACGATTAAGTCCTGCTTGGCCGGTTCCTAGCGGAGGTAGGCTGTCCTTCGCCTGGTCCTGTTGTGTTGCTGGTCTCTGACAGGTCGCGTTGCATTCCCGCGCTGACCTCTCTTACCACGTTTTTTCCACTAGGCGAAACTCCTACCAAATGCCTCGAATCTAAAATTTCGCCAGGCACTAATTTGTGTTTGGCTTTCATTGACGCAATGTGCTCTGGCATAACGCCCTTGTCCAAGACTTTGCTTTCTTTTACTGGCTGGGAAGGGTCAAGCTCTTCTTTGTCTTCAGACATAGGCCAATCTGATTTAGCCATTTGAAGTTTGGTCTCAGATTCGTGAGGGAGGAAGAAGACTTGCCTTCCAGACTTGCTGCGATAGACCCTTCTTGCCTTCACCGGTTCTAACGCAAACCCGCGAGTGCCCAATCGGTTAAGGATGTCCTCGCCAAACCACTTTTTTGCGTGTTCCGGTTTCTCAAAGCCAAACCGGTGTTCCCCCGTTTGAATACCCCAATCATTCGCAGAAAAATCGTCTTCTGGTAAAGGGCTACTTCCTTTGGGAGTATTCATAGGAACGTCGTGCCTATCAGTAGGACTATACGGCCCCTCACCATTAGCATTCTGTACCCTATAAACCGTCATTGGCTTGTTAGGGTCATTATGAATAAGGGCCATCTTCTGCAACGGCTCTTTGTCTAAATCTTCATCCTGCTTGTAGTAATCAGGATCTTCTGCCAGATGATCCATAGCAATTTCACAAGCTAATTGGGGGTCATTCGTATGTTCTAGCTCGTGTTGTTCCCCTATTGCTAATTGCTCTTGGTCGAAGTTTTCAGGCCTTAGATTATCAGCTAGACCGCCTGGCATTAAATCCGCCTTATCCATCCCCAAATCATAATTCTCAAAGCCACCTGTAGAAGTAGCGGTCATACCAGCTGGAGGTAGACTATCATTGTGGGTTACGTTTACTTCCGATTTTTGAACATAAGCCTCGATATGGGGTAGTTTGTTAGCTAAAGCAACATCTAGCCTGCGATTACCGTCTACGATTCTAAGACGTCCGTTACGCACAGCTCCATAAGAAGGAGGCAACCGATCACCACCAACGACCATCCTATGATATAATCGAGTCTTGGCTTCATTACCAAATACAGCATGAGACCGGTCAACTTTATCAATAGGGAATTTGACTAGTTTAAGCTTGTGGGCTTGGCCTTCAGTAAAGTAATTGGCTACAGCCTGTTTATAATTGTTTTCCCACTTAGCTCGTTCAGGAGTACCGTAAGCAGGAATAGTAGCTCCTCCACCGGTCCAAGCCTTTCTTTTTACACCAATAGCTTTTGCTAATTGTTGGTCGTTTTGCTGTAGCTGCCTGCCCATTGCTATTAGACCCTGTACAACCCCTATTACGGCTGCATAGGTTTCAGGAGCGGCTTGCTTGATTTCTGCTAATTGAGGTAGCTGTTGATGGATAGCCTGTAGCGATTGAGCGACCTTTTGCTTAAGGGCTTTTAGGTCAGTCGATTTAGAGGCTTTGAAGGCTTGGTCTTTCTTTTCTGATTCAGCGGCTATCTTGTGGAATTCTGCTTCAAAATTATTGATATCTTCTGGTACTTGGTGCTTAAAGCCTTCTAGGTCCTGTTGCTGCTGTATTTCGGGATTAGCAGACTGTTCCTGGACTTGATAGCTACTTGGTTTGCCGCCATCGCCTGTGTGTGTTATGGTTTGGGCTTTTGATAGGTATTCTTTGGCTAGTTTTTGTTTTTCTGTGTCTTCGCTCTTTGAGGCTTCGTTTACTTCGTCCTGTACGTCTTTATCGTACATTGTCACCCTATTCTTACCTCTTAACTTAGAAGCTAGAAGCGCGGTGAAAGCCTGGCTCATACGCATCCCCACGCCAATCGAAACAGTTACGGTAAGGGCATCTTCATACTTTGACTTGATGTCTTGTAAGTCAGCAAGAGCTGTAGCTGGAACGCTTACTATTCCCTCGTCTCCACCAGCGCTGATAGCTGTTCCACCGTGGTTTACAGCCCAATTGTTAAAAAGCTGGTTACCTCTATCGATAGAAGAGGCGACCTTTCTAAGCGCATCTGGGTCATCGTGAAGGCGGGCTTGGCCTATCAGCTTGCCAATAAAGTCGCCGTCCCACGCTACAAACACCACTGCCACTTATTTACTCCCCTTAGAAAGGTTCTCCAGCCACCACAAGGGCTGTAGGTTAGTGTAGTGGCACGCCTTAAGAAATTGCCCCCTGTCTGTAGGATCAAAATTAATTAAAGGTTCGATATGGTCTATGTGCCATCCTCTCAACCCATAGTTATCCCAACTCATTCCGGGAAGAAATTTCGACTCAATGTATCCTTTAAAAAACTCCATAGTGCAACCAATATCTTTAACTCCAGAACCGGCCTTGCCTATGCCCTTAACCCATTTGTTTACCCTACCTCTGATAGCCTTTCTCAATCTAAAGGCAATATCGGTTTTTGTTCTGAATCTGTTTCTTTCATTCCTAGACGCTCTACACTTATCCTCCGATTTTTTTCTAATAGCCAGCCGTCGATCAGGATTGCTTTCCCGGAACCTCTTACCTCTTAGTCTACCTTGTTCTTTGTGGGCTGCTGCGTAGCTCCTTTTTTTTGCCCTTTCGCTATCTAAATTTTCCAAAAGATAGGCGGACCTTTCTTGACTGATGCAATCTTTACATCTGGACCTTCTTCCTAGCTTGCCTAGTTTTTGAAGGGAGAATTCTTCCAGAGGCTTTTCAACTCCACACCCCACACAAACCTTCTTAACAACTAGTGTCAAAACAGGAAAAGATTTGTGTAGATTCAAGAACTCTTTCGAGTTATAATCTATCCTTAACGCATTGGGTTGTTCTTGGGTTACGAAGCCGAGCATACACATAAGATTGTTGTTGACTTCGTTTCTGAATATGATAAAGTGTCTTCCATGGCAAACAAACAATACAAGACATTGACCGCTGGTGACACCATTCGTAAGGGCGATGAATGGGCCGGTTCTGATGGGATTTATGAAGAGTGCCTTAGCATGATAGGAGTTGTTCTGGACGATAGCCAAGCCTGCCGTTACCGCCGCCCCATCAAGTCTAAGGCCAAGCGCGTCAAGACTCTTAATGTAGGCAAGGGCTACCGCGTTGTGAAGCCCGATGAAATTGTTAAAAAGGGCGACGAATTTAATTATAAGGTTGCCCCTAGCGCCAGTGAGGCCTTTTGGATGGGTTGCTCCAGCCAAATCGGAAAGGAGGCCTCTACTTATAGTGAGCGCTTCGTCGTTCGCCGCAAGGTAGAAGTTAAGACGCCTGAAGTCAAACAAAAGCCTGCCAAGAACAACGGTTACTATTACCTCCAAGAGGGAGACAAGATCCGAGGAACTGACGAATGGAATATCGGGAATGGTGGGTGGAAGGTTCAGGGTATGTGGGACGGTAACACCCTGTGGGAGAACAATGTAGGTCATTGCCGCCGCAAGATCACGCAACCGGTGAAGGAAGAAAAGGTTGCTAATGTCAATCGCCCATGCTATATCTTTTTGAACGTAGGCGAAGTTATCCTGGAAGGAGACGAATACCTCCGGGGAAAGCAATGGGTAAAGAGTGGGTATACTAACGCCAAGACTTTTAAAGCTGACGTCTACCGCCGCCAAATCAATAAGGGTTAAAATGACCAAAGAAGAATTTTTGCAGCAAGTCAAATTCGATAAGCCAACCGTCTTCATTTTGAGAGGAATTCCTGGGGCGGGGAAGAGCACGATTGAGCAAATGATATATTCAAGAACTACAGGCCCGTACAATGATTGTAGCGCTGATAGTTATTTTATTCAGGCCGGGACCTATAACTTTGACCGCTCTATGATTGGCCTCGCTCACCAATCTTGCCTAAGGCGTTTTATCAGTTGTGTCCAGGGGTACTGGCCACCTCTATATAATGGAGTGTGGAATATAATTAAGTACTCCTGCATCTTCCTCGACAACACCAACACCACTATATCAGAGTTTTCGCATTACGTTAAGATTGCCGACGCATATGGCTACAAAACCGTAATCGTAACGCTAAACATCAGCGTCGAAACCTCCTTAAAGCGCAACGTCCACCAGGTTCCCGAAAAGACCATTCGAGGCATGTATCAACGCCTGAATGACACAGACAACGTTTTGAAGCTCAATCGCTTTTGCCGGGAACACAATATCGAGCATTTTAATATTGACACCGAAGTATAAGTAGGCTAATATTTATATATGGAGTCTAATGTTTACAGATTTTCGACTAGGGACGGTGCCAGAACCGTAACAAGCAAAGGATACACAATCGCTTCAGGTGAAGACGCATCGTGGGGTTGGTACGGGAAAAGCGCCATGACAACAGCATGGTTAATCCTTTTTAATGAGTATGGCTTAAAGACTGCTAGGAAATATTGTGCTAGATTCTCTAGAAATTATCTAGCTGAAATGACTTGCGATTCCTTTACCTGGACTTCTGGGGCGATTGCCTTTATGATTAGAGAACTTGAAAGACCCCATGACTGACCCAACCCAATTCAAAGCATCTAAAACCGTAATTGTAAAGCATTTGCCCATGCCTAAGGGTAGGGTAATTGCAATTGGGGACGTCCATGGCTGTCTAGAGGAGCTTAAGGAGCTTTGGGACAAGTTAAAGCCTACTATGGACGATTCGGTTGTGTTGCTTGGGGACCTGGTAGATCGCGGCCCAGACCCTGAAGGTGTGGTGCAATTCGTTAAAGAATATGCTGCAACTAGTCCAACGTATTGCGTCGTCGGGAACCACGATTCTAAGCATACAAGATACCACTACCACGTTCTCAAGAACCTTTTGGACCCGTCTTACAAAATTCCCATGCGCTGCCCGCCATCTTACAACCAGCTGTCACATTCAAGCCTGGAGTTTATGGCTTCTTGTCCTCATGCGGTGTATTTTACAAAGGAAGGCACCCAGGAACCCTATGACGTGGTATGTCTACATGCAGGCCTGGCTCCTTCTTTGTTCAAGCAAGAAGTTAACGCATTCATACGCAACAGATACTTTACCAGGAATGTCAAGGATAATCGCCTTACTCCAGTAAAAAGCATAGAAATTGACGACGTGTGGTGGGTACCGGAAGGTTCTTATCCCTGGTATCACTATTGGGATGGACGATGGACGGTGTGTTTTGGGCACGCTGTCTACTGGCAGCCGCAGGTTCTAAACAATACCATTGCTTGCGACGGCGGCTGCTGCTTCGGAGGGGCCTTGCGTGCATGGGTTAAGCCTATTGGTGGTACGAGCTTCTTCGTAGATGTAGCGTCGAAGATGAAGTAGGATATCGAAATGAAACGCGGAAGATTAACACTAAGTATCTTAAAATATGTTAGTAAGTTTGTTGCACAGGTTTTAGGGGCTTGCGCCTTAGCGGTGACGCTTATCCCTGTGGTAATAATCTCCTGGATAGACACAGATTTTATAAGACCAAACATAAAGATAGATGACACTAAAATCGTCAACCTTTGGATAAAATTAGCAGATTTCGTTTTTCCCAATAAAGACTATTCGCAGGAGTATTTAGACCAATGAACCCACTCAAGCAAACCCACGGTAAGAATGGCGTACCAGAGCTGCCTTCGTATGAAGAAATAGCTAATGGTGTAAAAGGCCCCTTCACAAGACCCGATGGACCCTCTGACCCAAAGCCCATTAAATGGGATTGTCGCCCCTGTTCCCATCCAGACCACAACCCGCCTTCAATGATTTGTCTAAAGCAAGGCGAAGTTCATTGCCATACGTGCCCAGGTTGTGGTAGACTTTCATATCTAAAGATTCGAGAAACCCTTTATGACCCGAGGAGATATTAATGACGCAAGCAACCAAGAAGTACCATCGATACACAGACATCAACGGAAAGAAGCACAAGCAAGTTTTGCCACCAGGAAGGTTTCTTAAGGCGGGAGAAATCCTTCAAGAAACGGACCTTTATTTGTATATAGACAAAAAGGCGAAGACTGTAGTTCAAGACGATGCCGAGCTGCATGTTTGTTCAGTAGGTAAAGACATCCCCGGTCACTGGCACAAGAACCTTTGCTACCGCCCGGACCCAATTGTAAAGAAGGCAATTAAATATGCAAGCGCAGATGACGCAACGGTTGGAATGTTTCAGATTAATGAATTGGCCCTTGTCGAAGAGCCCAAGGAAGAAGTCTACCCAAATGTAAAGATACCAGGAGCTAACGATCCGCATTATTACTACTTGGTTGATGGAGACGTTGTAGAAAAGGGCGACGAAGTAATTACCGGCCTTGGATGGCGACCGTCTGTTGAAGTTGGTAAAACAACCAACCAACAGCAGGGGGCTGAAAGGTCCAGGCGCCGTCTAATCACAACACCACCAGTCAAGAAGCCAGAGCCCAAGTACCGCACCTTGAAGAACAATGAAGTCGTTCGCAAGGGAGACCAAGCTTATGATTCTGTAACTAGGGGCTGGTTTAACATAGCTATAAACGACGGCTTTGAGGGCTACAAGGTCAAGGAGCAACCAACTTATCGCTTCCGCAGGAAAGCAAAGTAGGGTCGTGCTTCTTTAAATAATTAATAACTCCTTGTAAGGCTAACGGATTGTCTTTAAATTTACCCAATCCCGACAGCATACCTTGCAGATGCCCTTGAGTCCGTCCGGTTTGCTTCTACATCTATCAAACTGGTCGCTGGTTTTTACGGATTTACACTTTGGGCATCTTTTCTCTACGGGTACGGTGATTAACTCTCTTGCCGAATTGCTCTTGCTCCTACTTTTAGACCCATCGCTGCGGCAAGATCTACATTGGGGGTATTTCCCATCCTTTCTATTTTTGTCGTTACAAAAATCTTCAACATCCTTAGTGAAATGGCACTTGCTGCAAGTTTTAGAGATCACGATAGTCTCATTCCAAATGACAGAGGAAGGGGGACAGACGTTCCGCTAACCAAAGCTGAAATATCGATGCTAACTCCTGGGCCGTTTTGAGTAACAACGATTTTATCAATACGGCTAAAGGTTGAATCCTGGGATAGCTGCTTACGAATTGCTGTTACGACGTCTTGGGCGTTAAAGTCTGCAAGAGACATGCCAATCGATAGAGGCATGCCCAAGTCTTTGTGCTGGAGCAATTCGCCTTTTTCAATTGACAACACGCTTCTAACCCACTGCACAATATTAGCCAACCCAACGCTATAACGCAACTCATTATCCACCAGCACCAAATCCAAGTCTGGCCCCAGCATCAAATCAACTCCCCCAATCGAAACCATTGGGTCAGTCACGTCTACGCCTGGGATGTCTTTTGTGACCACCGACTCAGGGTCTAGGGGTTCTACATCCGAGGGTATCCAAATGAGGTTCCTAGAGCAAACTGTGCCGCTTAGGAACGCTTCTAGGCGAGCATTGTCGGCGGTCTTGTAGGAATCAACCGTATCATTCAATTTGATAGTCGAAACGTCTTGGACGGTTTGAATACTTTCGATGGTGTACTGATTTCTATTTGACGCATTAGAAGAAAGCCAAACCGTCTTGCCTACATATAGATCTGCGTTAAACGGTATTATAATTGACTTACCGTTTCCATTTACATTCAAAGGAATCGTATACCCTACCTCGTCCACATAAGGCGTCCTCAACCCGTTCAACGCCACAATCTCCATAAATCGATTGGGGTCATTCAAATACGTAGAAGCCAAATTCTCCAACGTTCCACCATAAGGGAATGGAATGGCAAACTTAGATACAGGTTGCGTCCAGGCTATCCCAGATGCCACAGCAAGCCCGCCGAATTGTTCTAGGTAAGTTGGGCCTTGGGTAGGCTCTCCATCGGCTGTAGCAGCAAACTGTTGCATAATAGCTATCGAGTCATTTAAAGCGTTGAGGTTATCCCAATCGCTTTGAGTAGGCTCTGATTTAATAGGAGCCACATTGATGCCATAGGTTTCGGCATAAGTAGGGTCGCCAGCTCCTACAAGGAAAGCTATCTTGTCAGCAGTGTTTCTAATTGTATTAGCGTAATCTTCAAAGTCTTTGCGTCTAAGTGTTCTGACCCTTTTGACGTCATTAAGGATAATGGTAGTAATTGCAGGAGACAAGGCCAAGGCGGACAAAGGTATTTGACTAGCTAAGTCATTAGGAATGTCCTTTAAAGCTACCTTACCCCTATTACCAACCGCGTTACTTTGAGATGACCGGTTATCAGGACTACCACTAGGCAAATCCTTTAGCTTGGCAGATACATAGGTCTTGACTGAGTTAGCCGAATCTTTTGAGGTTTGACCAGAGCTAATTTGATTCCACAGTTGATTAGAATCATACTTGAGATTAACAATATTTACCTTGACCCGCTCTTTAACGGCTGAAGGAATATCTTCTACAGACAAAGTAGCCCCAAGGATATCCTTGCCTAAAAGAATAGTATCGTGGAAAGGCTTGAAGATATAATCAATATCCCCTAAGACAGCCTGGTTAAGAGTGCCAATAGCCTGTACAGCTCTTCTAGCGTTGGTAAGAGTGTTAATAGCTCTAGCAATTAGGTTTGGAGAGTGCCTGATAGGTGTAGGTGATTCGTCTAGGAAGTTACCTGCTTCTAATTGTATTCGCTTGAAAGCCTTGAAGGCCAACGAGTATTTGTATTCCAATGGCGAAGAAGCGTCTTTAGATACATCAAACGAAAGAGGGGTTACTAGGAAGACCTGATTGTCTTTCCATATAGCAACAGCCAGCCTAAGAGTCTTAGCTATCTCGGTGTTCTTCTTTTTGAAGGCTACATAGGATTCTAGGAAGTCTCTCAACAAGGCTATTTGGGCAAAGCCAGTTGTGTTTACTAACAGGTTATTTTGGGTAGTAACATTGAATTCGGCTGTTTGGTGTACGTTATAGGCTTGAGGGGAAGAATTAGTAATTGAGTTGTAGGCTTGCTTGACACCATTGGTAATAGCTCTATCGACCCCAGCCGTACCAGCAAAGATAGAAGTCACTTGGTCTTCTAATTTGCCTAACGCACCAGTACCACCTCTAGAAGCGCCTGTATCTCTGGCTGGCAAGAAACCGGTAGTCCCTCTAAACACGATGTGTCTAATGGGCGCTGCGTTATGTTCTTCTACATAGCCATCTAGCGTCACGGTTCCCTGGACAGCAAAAGGAGTCGATATTTGCATTGACTCCGGGGGGAGAGGGAGGGTGTATTGCCAATCCCTATAAGGAGAATACGTTTTATCTCTCTTGACTTGGACTACTAAAAGCTGATATGGACACAGGCGGTCCCACTTTGTAGGGTCCAAATTGGGCCTAGGCCAAAAGCTGTCCTCTACATAGATGTCTTGTTCATTGTCTGACGCAAGTCTTAAATTTTGGTCTACTGTAACCGGGCCTTCAACGGGCGTAGCTCCCTCCCAGGTTCCTTTGGGTGCTGCGTTAGAAGCTATACTTACATTCGTAGAAGGAGACGCCACCCTCTAAAGATTGATGTTGACAAAACCTGGGAAAATGATATTATACGGTTTAACAATTAGGAGATAAACAAATGACGCAAAAGTTCACTCCCGAGTTCCAAAAGTTTCTTGACCTTTACTGGACCATTCCCCTGGGAGAAGGGAAAATTAACCCCTTCCTTGCGGAGATCGAAGAATTCTGTAAGGACCACCACGGTATCCCAAGTGGCAACTTTGATGCCAAGTATAGTCGCCCTACCTCCGTTTATATTGCCAAGCCCGAAATCTTCCGTGGAGCACCAGCTACCCCACCAGAAGGATATCGGTATTTGCTTAAGGACGAGACTCTTAAAGAAGGAGACGAGCTTTGGGGGCGGCGGGGCTGGGAGTCTACTTGTTACGTAGGTCAAAACGCTGGTCACGTGAGCTTTACCTACCGCCGCAAGATCAAAGCTGCTCCTCGATACCGTTTCCTCCAAGAGGGAGAAACCGTAAAGAAAGGTGACGAGACGCAGTATAATGGCGGCTGGAATAAGGTAGGACCGTCTATCGTCGAGTTGTTCCACAGAGTATTGCAGAAGACAATACTTTCCGCCGTCGCCTACACACAAAGAAGTAATTAACGCAATACAAAACGTCGGTACTTATCAACAAAGACCGACGTTTTGTATATTACATGCCTATCCGGTTGACGCCTATTTCAGCCAACCTCGCGCCACAACTTAGCAGCGCGGTCCCATTCCTGCGCAGCGTCCTTCCATGGATCTCCCGTAGACGGTAAAGGCGGAAGAGGTGTTGATTTTATTGGCCAAAGCGCCATGGCTGCACACACCATAAGCGCTACAACTCCGACAGTAGCCACCCCAATACAAAGAGCTATCTCCATCACTGTTCTCCTATCGTTTCAGTGGTGTGCGTCAACCGGATAAGCATGGTATATTACAATTAAAACTTGATAAAAGACTCTAAGGCGCCTAGCACTCTTTCATCTGGATTCCAAGGACCATCTTGCTTGGTCTCTTGGTCAAAAGCCTTCAAATCATTAAAATCTACCGGATTGCCAGTTAGGTCTACGGTTTGCTGTTCAAGCTCTGCAATTTTGTCGTACAACGCTTTGTTCTCTGGAATACGTTCGTAACGCTGCGTTTCCTTGTTTTCAACGCCTAGCTCTCTGGCTAATCGAAGCTTCTCGTCATTAAACATTTGTAGGGCCTCGGTTACTTCCTCAGGCATCTTCCTGTTAGCCAGCTTGACAGAAATAGGCTTCTTAGCGTTTAGGAAAGCGTCCCAGGCGTTTGTGGTCACTGCGTAATTGAGCTGTTTTAGAGTTACTTTGATCATTCGTATCCTTTCAAAACCCTTATGATACCATAGACCTTGAAGAAAGTCAAGGATTATTTCACTATTTGAATACGAAGCTCGGCGTAATTTGATCCAGCTGGTACCGTAACCGAATTGTTATAAGACAGCGCCCTAGCAACAATGCTCATTGTTCCTGGCGCTGCCCCTGTTAAAATCGCATGAGCATACCCTGTAGCATAATAACCCCCTCCAATTAAAGTAGAGCACACACACAAATTGCTTAATCCATAAAAAACATAAGCTCCACCATTTGCAGAAATCCAAATACTTACTCCTACCGAAGAATTAGAATAAACGGTACTAAATTGAATAGATGCGTCTAAGATAATTGTCTCCCCTGTTACATATGTAATAGACGTGGAAACAACATCGTGCCAAGTGCTATCCGGATTTACAATTAAACCAGAAGTAAACTGTTGTGCCCCAGCCGATATCACACGGCCTGTTACCCAACTATTAAGAGTTGCACTTCCATCTGCCTTAGGTATAGTACCAGCTCCTGGAGTAGCTGAAATATTTGACGCGGCAATACCAGTATTAGTAACCGAAGCATAATTAACGTTCCCTACGTTGAAAAATACCGTCTTCCCTGCATTGGCATTTACAACAGTTCCAGCAGTTACGTCGGCAGCGAAACAAAAATTAGAAGTAGATATACCAGAAGAAACAGCCAGACCGGAATATCCTGTATTATCGGACAACTGCCCAATGTACATAGACGCCGTCCCGCCATTAACCCTTAGCGTGGCATTGGCAACTGTACCCATTGTAATAGTAACGCCATCATCAGAAACCTGAGACGGAGTAAGAGAAGTAACGGCGTAATACTTAGGCAAGAAATTGGTAGTGCCCGAAGTGGTAGAGACAGGAGTATACCCTAGAGCTGTAGTCACATCGATAAGAGATATTGAGCCGCCTACAGTAACTAGTCCAGCTGCATCAACGGTTACTTTAGTATAAGTGCCAGGGGAGACGATAGAGCCCAAGGCGGTTATTATTTGGGATTGCGTTATTTGTGGGAGTGGGTGGACGTGGTCAAACTTTGATGCAGATGTCCCAGAACCAGCATTACCTGCCCCTCCATAGACTAATGCGCTTGGGGTAGAGCTAGACAACGTGGCTACGACTTGCCATGTTGCATTAGTGGTAGAGGTAGTTACTAAAGCCTGGCTCGCTCCCGATGGTGCTGTAGAACTAATTGTAACATTTGTGGTGGAGGTCACAAACGAAGAAGCGGGGGCAGAGGTAACCCAACTGTTTAATGTACCAGAAACATCCGAGATAGGAATTCTAGTAGCAGAAGGAGTAGCTGTAATATTAGCTGCCCCTACAACGCCAGCTGATGTAACCGTAAATTGGCCAGCTGTACCCACGTTTAATAAAGCGGTGGTAGATGTATTACCTATACTTACATGTGTACCATCGTCAAAAATCTGCGAATTACCAATAGCCGAAGCAGAAACAAATTTAGATACGTAATTGGTCGTTCCACTGACCGAAGAAGCTAATACAATACTTTGCCAAGTTGCATTGGTCGTAGAAGTCGTTACTAAAGTCTGTCCGATACCACTAGGAGCCGTAGAACCAATTGTGACATTTGTTGTAGAAGTAACGATTGACCCAGCTGGAGCATTGGTTACCCAAGAATTCAATGTCGCTGAACCATCTGAAATAGGTGTCTTAGCAACGCCTGGAGTTGCAGTGATATTAGGCGCGGCTACAACACCAGCTGACGTAACTGTAAATTGTCCAGTTGTACCTACGTTAAATAGCTCTACAGCCCCACTAGGATTACCAATAGAAGCCTTGCCGCCAATAGAATAATAAGGAGCTGGCAAAGACGAAGAAAACGTAAGAGCGTCTAAAGTGTTTAAAGCGTGTTGGACAGTTGTATCTGCGCCCGATAGGTTATTAGTAAAAGAACCGGTATCGGTATCTACAGCTGTTGCTAAGTGCTGACTAGGGTCATTACGATGAGATAAGAATCTGTGGTCTCCACTTGTTCCACCGGCCATATCAAAAGGAACGGTAACCCTAGTGAGCCTTGATGCACTGTTGTAAATAAAATTAGCCGTAACCAGACTAGATCCAGTGTCTACAGTATTTTGAACGTGAGCAATAAATACTAATTGGTCTGTAGGAGACCAAGCAAAAGAAGGAGCGTTGTAAATTATCGATAGCGGAGCAGCAACGGTGTTGTGTATAATGGTACCAGGGGTAGTGAACAGAGTCCCACTAGTTCCAGAAACTCGATAAGCCTCTACTGATATGGCTGTGCTGCCACCGATATCTGCATCCAACCAAACACCCTCAAAATCAAACTTCCAAGGTCCAGCAGGCAGACTAGACAATCCAGGCGTCCCTACTAACGTTGGAAAACCATCAAAAGCAGCGTTGCCTAACCCTCCTATAGATTTAGATATCGACAGGGTAGCATTGCTAACACCTTCTGAAACCAATTGACTATTAGTAAGAAGCTCTTTGGTAAGGACCCAAGGATATGTAGGGCCTGGGGTGAATGTCCAAGCAAGAGGGGTAACATCTAAAGTAATTGGTTGAGGTGTAGTAAGGGTAAAGAAGCCGGTGCCGTAGACATTTCCGGTTTGAGTCTGGAAGGTCATGTTTTGAACAAAGCCAGCCGCTGCATCGTATCCAGGAGCACGACGCATTCTGGCATAAGTAGGCACATACAACCAATAGTAAGTGCTTGTTGGGATATCAAGAGTCCACACCCAACTTCCCCCAGCATCTTCAACAACGTAAGGACCGCTCAATGCTTGGTCATAGGTTGATTCACCTGGACCAGCATAAGCCAATACGGTCTTGCCTACTAGATCAGAAATCAAGCCAGCTGGAGGAATAACCATTGTCCCGTCAAACTGAGCCGAAGACAACCATCCTGTAGTATTTTTTTGCATTACCCCAGGGGATATCTCGGTCCAGCCAGCCCACAAAGACGGAGTACATGAAGTATAAGAGATAAATACGCTAACCACTTGACCATGGTCATTAGGGTCTAGTTTTTGCGCAGTGTATAAAGTAGATGCAGCGGCTGCTGGAGTTAGAGCAGGGTGAACGTGTCTTTTGGCGGCATATTCATTGCTAGATGTGTCGCCTGGGTCTCCTACTCCATCGGGTAAGGGTATCTCTAATGATGCAGTCGGACCAGAAGGAATAGTAGGCCAGGTAACATCCCCCCTTAGCTTCCTTATTCCCCCGGTAGTGTCAATCGTCCAAGCTATGTGTGCTCCATCCTTTATCTTGCCTTGTAGGTAGTCTGGGGAGCCGTCTGGGGCGTCTGCTTTTACTTTGTGGTCGTCTACCCCTAGGACAAGGTCATCGAGCGTTTCTAGCGCATGCTGGACGTTTATATCTAGGTTGCTTAGGTTGTGGTTAAAGGTCGAGGTATCGGCTGAAATAGCTGACGCGGGGTGTTGGTCTGGATCTGAACGATGGGATAGATTTCTGTGGTCTCCTGCGCCATCGCCAAACATGTCTGACAGGGCTTTTGCCACAGCGAGCCACATGTCGCTCGTTATTTGGTTGTTGTTGTGGTTGGCTTGATTAAGATACCACAGGATTTTGTTTCTTAGGGCAATTGGGTCTATAGCCATTATTGAGCCACCCTAACTGAGGAAGACAATGCGGTAACAAGTTGAGCTGCGGCGGCGGCTACAGCGGCTTGTTGTGGAGATGTAGGTAATGTAGGTCCAATGACTCCAAAGGCTTCACTTAAGATAGCGGCAAGTTTGTCTCCAAGGACCGCAGGGGAAACGGCATTAGAGCCAACGCCAACAGAGTCAGAATTGATATTAGTAGAGGTTGACTTCAAATCAATTGTATCGGCCTCAACCGAAACATTAGTAGTTTTAATAGTAATAGTATCCGAGGCCTGAACGTCAATAGCGCCTGACTTGTGGTTCACATTGATAATACATTTACCATTCTGGGTATTAACAATAAAATTACCATTAGACTCTACTTTTACAGTTGTCCCTGCACCTTCACTATCCGCCTTATCACTCATAGAGCCGTCTGAATTAGTCTTGCCCTTGTTAACCAACGTCCAAGACCCATCATCATTGATTTGAAGGTTGACGCCATTGTATTCTAATTCCTTGTGCAACCCTTTTGGAGAATCATCCAACCTTTGCTGTGGTCCACCAATTATAATTGCCCTAGCGTCGTTCCCTTCTACACACAACAAGAACACCCTAGAGCCATTGCCCAAATGAAAGTCTGGTTTATCAGAGGTCCTAAGGGCCATATCCGAATGGTCTCCAAGGCCGCAAAGAGAGTTTAACACCATGCAGTGATGATACATGCGGTGCGTTGCAGAACCGCCTTCATAATGCTGCACTAAGACTTCATATTCGCGGTACAGCTTGGAATACGACTCCTTACTATTAGGTAGGATTTCTCTCTTGACTTCGCCAAATCTTAGACGCACATTGTCGTTGGGTAAGGTTCCGCCATGATGGCCACCACCTATAGATGACACGCTGTATATAGAAGGAATCGTCTCTGGCACTTACTTAAGATTGCTACTTGACAGTTTTCTGAAACGTGATACCATTGGTTTTGTTGGTCGATTGATTTGTCGGAACTTTTCAACGGAAAACACCAACACCTTCCGAGCTTAGTCTAGTAAGGAAGCGCCATGCCAGGTAAGGCGTGAATCCTGGCAATTTTTACTCAAAAACTTAACAAAGGAAACATGAAAAGCTCTCTTAATACATTTTTAAAAAGCAAGAACCGGCCTAGGTTAAAGCGCCCAGGGCTGACTAACTCGGTGCCTCTGTACAAAGTCGTTGAAAACATGGCCTACGATAAAGAAGTCCTGGACAGCACCGTATATGAATATCCTTTTGCGTCAAACACTTTCTTTGTGATAGATGTTCTAAATGATGGAACAGCTATCTCATATTGTCCACATGAATAAGGAGCTACCATGCCAGAATACAGAATGCTAAAATTGGGAGAACGAATCAAAGACACAGATCAGTTTTGTTCGTTAAACGACAAGACATGGAGGCCGGTTAACTGTTGTATTGGTCAAAAGCTAGAGGATACTTCGGTTGATTACTTCCGAAGGAAGGTTAGCCCTTCTCCACCGTCGTCCCTGGGTTATAAGTAGTTGCTACCTTGTCGTCCCCAGACTGCCTTAAATCGTTGCTAAAGACGATTGGGGCCATGCCTGGGTATCTAGGAGCAATTGGGCTAGCTTCACCTTGGTCTATGGGCATACCATGTGTGACATTAAGCGTTGTATTGAAGTATTTATAGTTGCCGTTAATTCCACAGCTATGCGTCAAACTATCTATGTGAAGAGCTATTCCGTCTACTTCGATATTGTCGCCTTCTGCAATGGGGCTTTGAATACCAAAACAATTTACTGTACCGTTCAAGGTAAACTGAACGCCCATAGTCCAATCAGCAATAGCCTCCATCCACTTTCTACCTCTACCAGGAATAGAAGCGTCCTCTATGGATTGAGATACGACAGACATAAACGGTTTCATCCCCGATCTGGCCATATCAACATAGTCAGCAATGGGAGGGTTTTTTAACATTTGAGCAGCAATGCTGGTTTCTGACTCAGGATGATATAGGTTTAGATTGCCGTAAACATGAATAAAATTCCAGTGAGCGGTATTGGACCGACCCAAATCTAAATTAGTAATCAAAGCCGCTGGTATCTTCCACCTAGGCATGCCCAAAAACCTGGTCAAAGGCATGGAAGAGTCTTCTTGTATTGAGTTAGAACTAAACGGCATTTGCCTAAACACAATCGTTGGCATCAGATCGCCAAAAACATCTGGCCTAATACAAGTGTACATCTCGTTAATGGTAGGGTTCTTAAACTGGTTCAACAATCCCCACAATGGAGTATTGATAAAACATTGCTCAATAGGTATATACGTGCCTTTAATTGAATCTGAACATCTAAGACGGCCCTTGGTCGATTTACTAAAATCAATATTGTCTGGCACAAACCCATGGTGGAATTCGTCATCGACAGGTTTATACTTTTGAACACCCGTCAGCAGTGTAAGCAGGTCTGCGTATCCGAATGCTTGATGGCTGAACCCGTCGCCCTTTTTAGAATCGACAATCGTTCTGCCTAATGTAGTTGCTACACTTACAGGTACTAAATATGCATAAGGTGCCTCTCCACTTACCTGAGGCGAAACCTTCAAATCAGAGTCAAGACCGGTTCTAGCCCCAGGTCTATTGATAATTGAAGATGTCGATTTACCTACTATCAAATCTAAAAACCCAACAACCAAAGCCTCGGCGTTGTCTTTAATTTGTCCAGCACTAGGACTAACCTTGCTAATCCAGGCGTTTATATCCTGACTGATATGAGCCAAAAACTGCCATATATCGGTTAATGACTCAGCTGTAGCTAAAGCAGGATCATAAAAGAACATAGTGGAAAGTTCATCAAACCCTACGCCTTGCAAGTTATAGGTAACAGTCTTAGCTCCGTTAGCGTCTACCCTAAGATTCTTCCTGATATCGTGAACCCTACCGACAAACTTTAAACCAGAGTTAAAATCATTGGCAGCCGCACCACTTTGTAAAGACTTTATTATTCTTTTAGTATCATTACTATTAGTATGCATCCATGCCATCAACCAGTCCCCAGGAAGAACAGTGTTGGCAGACAGGTAGTTGGTATCGCCCTTTAAAGTTGCGTTAAGAGTCTTAGTACAACTCTCTTTGGTGCAAGAAACCTGCATCTGTATACATTCACTAGTAATAATTAAAGGAGCCTCTTTTCTACTAATGACACCGCCCAGTACGGTCACAGAAGATATCGACTTAGACTCAAATCTAGAATAGGTAACGGGTGTCCCCAAACGGAATATAGCTATACACCAAGAGGGGCTTGAAGAAAGATCGGTTTCGCCTTCTTTACCATAGTCCTTACCTACATCATATACCACCCCTTGCTCAATTTTAGGCAAGGGAACCGTTTCAGTTATATTATTCTCAGGCTTACTAAAAGCACCAGGCAATAGCTCATCAACACCCACAAACCTATTGTCATAGGCATTACCTAATAGGTTTAATGGATCAAGGGAAGTCGCCATTATGGTGCTCTTGCTGTACTAGGATTCTTGGCTGCCCTGCTCTTAATAGCAGTAGCCAAATCAGAAGCCGCCTTTACGAAAGCGTCTGACAAAGCGGGTATGTCTCCTCCAACACTCTTTAAAGCCTCTTCTGCCATTAGGTGGTCTTTGAGGTGAAGCCCCTTAGCAATATCATCTTTGGCTTTGTCAGAAAGAGGCCCGCCTTTGGCCTTGGCCGCTTTGGCTACTTCCTTTTGATAGATTGAAGCATTCTTTAATACAATGTCTTCATAATCAGCTGCCCCTGGCGAATGGGCACCAGGTCCAGTAGGCCTGTCTAAGGTCTGCGTCCTAAGATATTGCTCCGACAACATCTTGGCGTTGGCCATCTTGTTGCCGCCCAAGATACCTCCAGCTTCCTCAGCGGCAGTGGCTTCAGCCTCCCACCATTCGGTACTCCCCCGCTTTAAACCACTCAATCTACTCTCAAAGAAAGAATTAGGGTCTCCACCACCTTCACGAATTTTGCTTAATATAGATGCCTGCTTAGGCCTGTTAGCCCATAACTCATCCACAACTGTAGCAAATGGACGTTTACGTGATTGTTCTAGGTAGATTCTAGCTGAGTTTTGATCAATAAGGCCGACTGCCCACGTTGGGACCTTGGCTCCACCATAAGCAATAGAAGCCAATAGTCTGGGGTCTGTAGCTCCCATCTCCTGCAACCTTATTGTTCCACCATCAAACACGCCTCCAGTACCATAGATAGAATCTTGCCAAGAAGAAATCTTATCAAAAGGAGACCTAGACCCTGAAGTATAAGATTGCTCTAATTGACCACCTAACCCATACCCGTAAGCATTACGTTGCTGTGTGGCAACATTTGATCCACCGGCGCTCACATAAGTGCCCACCATCCTATTAACTTGGTTGAAAGAACTAGCACCGGACATTCCAGAATTCAAAGCATTCTGCGCTAATGTTTGGAACAAATCCCTACTGACGGCCACATCAATACCATTCTTACCGTTGGTCATCCCTTGGATGTTATCGATAATCGTGCCTGCCCCACCTGTACTACCGGTAATCATACCAGCAATCTTGGCAATCTGCGTTATATTACCAAACCCAGCTTCCCCGGCTGACACAGCCCCATATCCACCAAAGACCTTGTTATATCCTCTACCAATACCTAATTGCACCTGATGGTATTCTTGAGCCATATCCCCAAAATCTCGCCCTTGGGCTAACGCCTGCGCTTGGGTCCACTCATAAGCCTCAGCCGAAGAACCATCCCTAAACTTAATAGGAGCTGTACTTCTGCCAAAAGACCTCATAGTCTTTACACGGCTCAAAGCTCCACCACCAGAAAAAGCATTCTCATAATACTCGTCCAAGGATGTCTTCTGCCTAATGACACTATCCTTAACTGACACAATACCAGCTGCTGATTCAGAAATGGCCTCGGCTTCAGCTTTCTTTCGAGCTATATCATACCTTGCGATATCCCCATTCGAAGCACTCGTGTTTATCAAGGCGGTCGAAGTAATACCAGCCATAGGAATCATCCCACCAATATTAGAAGGCATCGGGGTAGCTAGGGCATTGACCACAGCCCCAAACAATTTACCGGCATGAGGATCTACGGCAACGGAAAATTCATTGGCCAATCTACCAGACAGGGTCCAATCCTTAAGCTTGGCAGCAACCATCTCCTTACGCTTTACAGGATCTATAATAGTCCTATATGCATCGCTCTGCATTGCTCCGCGCATCCCCGACATTCCAAGGATGTTCCACCCCAAGCCGTCTCTGCCTATTTGCTTAAACGGGGCCATAGCATCTGCTGTTGTCTGCATCTGAGTTAAGGGGAAGTTGACCTGGTAGTCGAGATTTGCCGACCTTACGTTATTTGCATACCCAGAACCAGCATCGGCTAATCTATATGCCCCATAGGCAACGGCTCCAGCCACTCCCAACCTACCAAGTGTGGAGCCAAAGAAGCCACTCATGTTGCCAGACATTAAAGCCTCTGCCCCTCCTGCCACACCTCCGACAAGACCCCCTATCCCTATTCCCCCACCTCCTCCACCAGAACTGGGTTTATTGGCCGTAGGATACAAAGATGGTACAATCTGATTTGTAGGAGCGCCTGAGGGAGCTGTAGGCCTAGCTCTGCCACCGGCTCCAAGGTGAGCTGCCCCTACAGCTCCATTCCTGGCAAATACGTCACTTGCATCCCCATCCCCACCACCGCTGCCAACAGACCTAAGGGAAGTTGAAATTGAAGCAACGCTTTGGGAAATACTACCGGCCTTGGTCTTTACACCCCTATCAATAGACTCAATAGCTGCCAGGACCTTGTTGGCCCTTTGCTGAATGTCGCTTGTATCTCCAAGGATAACTGCCCCAATGCCACCTCCTTTGTCTTGCTTTTGGGTCTTGATAGCTGAGACGTTGCCTTGTTGGATGCCACCGGTTTGGATCTTGGATATGGAGCTACCCAGGCCTTTCATTGACTCGTTGAGTCGATCAACGGTTACAATAAGGCCCTTCAGGAGGTTGTCCACCGAACGGAAAGATGACACGTCGGGACTAGCTGAGATCTTAATGTCTGGCATCGTGCGTTATCCCTTTGACTCCATCCCTTGAAAGATTGTTGTTGACTTGGTTTAGGAATATGTTAAAGTGCCCTTTATGGAAAACACGCACACTTACACGACACAGGTTACCGAAACCCTTCCCGAAGGACGCTGGCTTAAGGCCGGCGATGTTGTACAGGAAGGGGACCTTGTCTGCTACTCCGATGAAAAGGCGAGGGTTACAGTAGGATGGAGGGACTGTGACGTACAGCAGCTTATTGATGGCAATCTCAAGTTCTACCGCCCTGCTCACTAGCTGGAGCGGAGATCGTATTACCAAAAACAGCTCCCTTTATCGACGCAAGGCGGCACAACCAACCAAGGAAGTTCCTGTGAAGTCAGACAGTACCTTATCGACGCTGATGGAGCCCAAGTTTGTTACGGTGAACTGCAAGACCTCCTGGAGACAAAGACCCTAAATGTAGTTTCCAAAGTCCGTAGGCTAATCAACGAAAACAAAGCCCTTAAGGGAGATGTCACGGCTCTGAAGCTCAAGCTAGAAGCAGTCTCAAAGGCTATCAGCTGAGAAATCAAGCCCGAAGCTCTTATCATCTTCGGGCATCGCATCCTTGATATTGGTAATTGCCGCACCAAGACCTTCAATAGCTTCTAACATACCCTTAGTCATATTCTCTTTTGGAGGGGCAGCTTTAACCTGGCTGCTCCTCTTCGCTTTTAAGGCCTTGTTTTCTGCTTCTGCGGCTTTCACCAGGTCGTCTACATCAGACTCGTCTTTGGCCTTGTTGAGGCTATCCTGTAGCTTATCTTCGGGCTTGAGTAGGTCTTGTAGCTCTTGGTGTAACTCGCCTTCGTCCATGTTCTCATAATGTTCAGAAAAATAAGCCCTTAGAATGTCTAATCTAGGCAAATCATCTACTTCGTGTAAGGGTGTGGCAAAGGTTCTAGAATACCATCTAATAAGCTTATACCATTGTGCGTCAGTTGATGGTTCGCACATTACGTCTTTGAGAGCGACAAGCTTAATCGCCCTAACGTTGTCCATTACGCTCCTGGGATAGCCTTCAACAACTCTTCTGCTTTGGAGCCCTCTTCAGCCAAAGCTTTATATTCTAGATCAATTTTATCCTGGCATGCATTGTTTATTGCAGCGAGTAAATTAACATCTTCGCACTTCAAGCCAGAATCGAGTGCCCGCCACCAATCTGGAGAGGTAAGGATATGTGTGGAAAGATAAGCAATTGCCGCAGCAATACTTTTAGAACTAGGACTAGCATCTTGACTATTGGCTCCCAAGATGCTACGATACAGCTCGTCTTGTTTTAGTGAGTCTCTTAACGACAACTTGGTTCGCGCCGTGAACGCCCCTGTATACTGATTACCACTTAACTCACCGCGACAATCGATGCTGAAATCTACTGTATTCTTGATCATGTTTCTCCTGTTGACAAAAATCCTTCTACACGCTAAGATTGCTACTCCAGATACAAAAGAGGTCACATGAGCCCATTTTTCATCTCCCTATTCAAACGAAAGAACCGCTGTCCTTACTGCAAGGCTTCCTCAAAGGAAGGTTATGTTGTATGCGAAAAGCACCTGGAACGAGCCTTGCCCCACTTACGAGTTTTTGCATCATAATATGCATCCATGGGCAGGTCTAATTTACACCCAGGACAAATCTTACTAAGAGGGGCCTCTAACAACATCGCTATCCGACCGTCCACATTGATAAAATCGCCAAATCCGCAGTCTGGTATGAACAGGCCTGTTGTAGTTTTTCAAGCCTAGCAACCTCTGGAGCAGGGTCAATACCGTATTGAGTCATAATCTGCCCCATAATTTGAGGAGATAGCCCTAGAAGCCATTTCTTAAGCTTTAAACCGTTCTCTTCATTTAGCCTAGGCATACACCTTAGCTTGTCATTGGTCGTCATTTTGCTGAAATCGGCAACACCAGCGCGTAGGTAATAAGGGACAAACGATACTCCATCTATCGGTGGATTAAAGGAAGGTCCAGCCATAGAGCTACCATGGTCTATAAGAACTACCCGGTCCCCAGACGCCATTAGGTTGCCTGCGTTACGGTCGGCATTACCTAAAATAAAATCCATGGCGCCCCACTTGTGTAACACTGCGTCTTTTATATACAGACTGAGAAGGCGCTTAGGTAAATTAGCGTCATGCACCTTCAAGTCGTTGAAATTCTTAAATGAATTGGGGAGGAAGCGCATACCGGCGTATTCTTTGCCATCAATCAAAAGTAAGTGACATTCGGGAATATATTCTCCCAGGCCCCAGGCTTGAGCTACAGCATAAAAACAGGCTTCACGGGTAGACTGTGTGGCTCCTGTTTCTTGTTCTCCTCCTGTAGAGGGTAGATGGCCTGAGCC